CATGATGGCCGCCATGGTGCGCGAGCCGACCTGGCCGTCGACGTCGATGCCGAGATGGGCCTGCACCTTCCGCGCCGCGTCCGGAGAAAGACGAAGCGCCAGCGCCTGCGCGTCGGCCGCGCCGATCGCCGCGACGGTATGGTCGCCGGCCCAGCCGTCCACATCGTCACCGGTGAACCCCAGGACGCGCTGCAGGATCTTCACGCTGGCCGTGTCGCCGGCGTTGTAGCCATGGTCGCACGTCATCATCGCGACCGGATCCGGCATGCGGGCGCAGCTCATCGCGTTGAAGTAGCGCGACCCGAAGATCGCCTCGGCGACGCTCTTGGGCAGATTTTCCATCATGCCGCGGGTCACCGGCGGCGCGTCCGGATCGCTGGCCATCCAGCTGATCAGCACCGGCGCGCTGATCCCGTACTTCGTGCCGATCAGCTGCCCGACGCCCTGCTGGCCCCCGGACCAGTTCCCGTCGTCGCGCGGATCGACACTGGCGACGGCGTCGCCTTCGGCTGTGAACGTGAACGTGGCGCACCGGTCGAGCAACGTGCCGGGCTGGACTGTCGTGGTCGTGTCGCTCATGGCTTTTCCTTTGCGGACGGGAGCGCTCCGAATGGCGCCTGTGGCGCAGCCACCGTGGCCGGCGCGCTGGTCGTCGGGTCAATCACCGAGACCGGCACATTTTTCGTCTCGCGCTGGTTGCGCAGCGGCCAGTCCAGAAACGGGCATCGGTCGTGCGCAATTCCGACGTAGAACCACTGGCCCGATGTCACAGCGGCTGGAAGCGGGATAGCCACGACATAGTCGTCTCGTCCTATCGGCGTGGGCGGGGATGGCGCGTCGCTGATCCAGACCCATTGCTGCACGCCGCGGCTCGGGTCGGCCCAACGCCACATCCAGCGCTGCACGTCGGTCGGGCACCATTTCCGGCGATCGATCTGCGCGTGGAGATACAGCACGCCGCCTCGAACCGCCGCATCGTCGACGGCATAGATGCTGTCGATCTTGACGGGGGATCGCTCAGCCAGAACCGCGAGCGCCGCGATGAGCAACGTGCCGGCGATGGCGCAGCCGGCCAGGAATGGAATGACGTGCGGCCGAACCGGCCGACAGAGGCTGGCGATGCTCATTTGGTATGAACCTGTGAGAGGAACCAACCGGCAAGCCCGACAAGGGCTGTGAAAATGGCACCGACCAGACCGGTGATGAACTTGTTCCATGCGGTGCGCGTGTTCTCTTCGTGCGCGGTCCGCATGCGGCGCAGGAATTCCATGTCCTTGCGGAAATCGGTGCGCGATTCCTGCGTCGATGCGTTGATCCCCAGCCTCTCGAACGTCTCTGGCATTTTGGCTTCGATGGCGCGCTCCGCGGCGTCTTGCGCGAGGCGCCCGACGCGGTTTTCAGAGTCACGGCGCTGCTGTTCCTGCCGGGGCTGCATCGATGCGGCCCAGACCGGCGGCTTCCGCGCGTCATCCTCGTCTTCGTCGATATCCGGCATGCGGCTCTCTCAGGCTATGACGGCCAGACAACGCCGCGCAGGACCAGCTGCAATGCGTCGACCGACGCCGCCGACCTGACAGCCGCCTTTGCGCGGAGCCGAACGGCCTCGATCGCCCCAGTTTTGGCGTGAGCCTTGGTCGCACGGTCGAGCACGACACGCGCGACGGCGTAGATCGTCGTGCCGGTGACACCCACCTCGGCGGCCAACAGGGGGCAGCTCGCCATGTCGACCGGTTGCCCCGGCGGTTGCGCCAGCACGGCGCGCGCCTCGGCCTCCTTGCAGCCATAAAGCGCCGCCATGCCGGGCGTGACACAGGCGGAGCGCAGCTGTTCGGCTCGCCGGTCGATCTGGCGTATTGCCGCTGCCACGGCGTCGGGCAGCGCCGGCGGCACGGCCGCTACGGCCGTCAGGGTTCCGTCGGCGAAGGTCCATCCTCCGCCGGCACGGACCTTGTCGTGATCCGCCTTGGTCACCTCGGTGTGGCCCGCTGCGGCCAGCACCGCCGGCGCGGTCTGGCCACGGACATGGCCGGAGTACATGACGCGGCCGTCCGAGCCGACCTTGAGGTAGTAGTGCACAGGCGCACCCATCGCCGCGGCCGCTGCGGCAACCGGTGCGAGGGCGGGCGGTGGGGGCGTTGGTCTCGCAGGCTTGATCGCACCAGCCTTCGGCGGGTTTGGGCGCGGCCGCGGGACCGGCGTGAGCTTGGCAGTGGTCATTTTTTCAGCACGATGGCTGTGAGGTCGCGCCGGAACATCTGCGGCGTGCCGTCGCCCGTCCCGTCGAGATAGACCTGCGCCTGCAGCGTGTATGTGCGCATACCGCTCTCCGGCGCGACCACGTCAAAATCGACCATGTTCTGAACGGTCCCGCCCTGCGGCTGCAGGATGACGTTGCCGAGATCGTCCACGACCTGAACCAGAATGTAGCTCGCCATCAGCCGCCAGGCCCCCCGCCCTCGCCGCCGCCCCCGCCGGTCTCCGACGTGACGGGTATCGTTTCTCCGTAGAAGCTCGCGATGACCTTCATCATGACCAGCACGTTGGCTCCCGACGGAACATCGACGGTGACTGACAGGACATCTGTCCAGGTATCGGGCGGCGTATAGGCGTCCGACGCGTTCGAGCTGCTCGAGCTGGTGACCGAGCCGTCGGCGATCTGATCGCTGCCGACAGCGGAGTCAGCCAGCGCGGTCGTGTCGATCGAGCCAGGCGTGAGGTTGCTCGCGTTGAACGATCCGGCCGTCGCCCTGACGGGTCCAGTCCAGCCCGACATCACGCCGTTCACCGTAATCGCCGCGACCCAGTAGGCCGCGACGACACCCGACGTCAGGTTGGCCGAGTCGACGTCGGTGTAGCTCGTCGCTGACACGGTGGTGAGCAGCGTGGCGCCCGACGACGCGGGATCGACCGTTTCAGAGCCAGTCGGATGGAGCTTGCGCTGGATCTGGTAGGTGTCGATCGCGCGCGTGTCCGGCTCGGTCCACGACAGCGCGATGCTCGAGACGCCCCCGGTCGCGGTCAGGCCGGTCACGGTGTCAGGGGTCGGCGGGGAGCCATCGATCGTAACGCTGGCCGCGCTGACCCACGGGCCCATCGCGTTGTTGGCGCCCATCGTCGCGATCGAGAACACGTAGTTGGCCGCATCGAGGTTGTCGATCGTGGCCGGCGCGCCCGTGGTATTGAAGAACCCGGTGAAGCCCGCGTCCGACACGGCCCGGACCTGATAGCCCGTAACCCGGACATCCGTGACCGGGGTGAAGCCGACCAGCGTGCGGATGATCGTGGTGGTGCCCACGCCGACGAGGAAGTCGGTCACCGTGATGTTGGTCACCGACGGCATTGCCGTGGCCAGGAAGGATGGCAGCGCGGCGAAGGCTGGCTGGTTGAATGTGAGCCCTTCTTCGACGCGATCAAACTTGCCGGGATCGTAGTAGAGCGCCGTGACGGCGAACTGCCCGTGCTGCGGCTCCTGCACGCCAACGACGGTGAACATGCGAGGCGAGATGTCGGACCCCGTCATGAGGTATTCGACACCAGGGTTCGGGTTTGCCGGCAGCGCGTCGGCCAAATTGGCGATGGTGTAGGTGCCGTCCGACGAGGTGGCGAAAGACGCGATCGGCACGCTGACCGAAACCGATCCGCTATCGGAGTTGACCGGCAGCGCGCCGTTCGGCATCACGACGGTGATGCTGTACGTCGCGCCCGTGTCCGGAGTGAACAGCGTATCGAGCAGCAGCGTGGACGCGGTCGATCCAGTCCTGATCCGGCCGCCCAACCGCAGACCCGCATAGGCAGGATCGGACTGCTCGATCAGGTCGCCGGGCCGCAGGTCGAGATGATAGAGGCCGGCCTTGTAGGTCACGGTCTCGGTCTGGGTCTGCTCGGTGTCGAGCATCCATCGCGCGACGCGATGCGCCTGGCCGCGCGACGTGGCCCCGAACGCCACCACATCGACGGGCTGCTGGCCGCGGAGCGACAGCGCGTCGGTATTCTCGTACACCTCGGTCGTCTGCTGGAAATAGTTCGAGGCGTCGAAGTATGTGGCGCGCGCAACGGTGTGGCGGCTCGTCAGCGTGGTGCCTTCGTACGTGAAATCGCCGTCGATGACATTGGCCTGGGTCGCGATCTTTACGGGAAGGCCGGGCATGTCCGCCGACACCATGATCTGGCCGCCGCCATAGCTGACCATGCCACGGAAGTTGGACACCATGCTCTGGATCACCTTGAACGCGTCGTCCTGTGTCGCGAGGACGCAGTTCATTGTGTATCTCGGCTCCGTGCCGCCAAAGCCGTCTGGAACCGAAGCGATGCAGTACTGGCTGATCGTGTAGAGGTCGAACTTCGTGTTCACGACAGCGCTGGCCGGCTGGCTCATGCCGTAGCGGTCATTGGTCAGCAGGTCGTAGACGTTCCAGCAGGGATCGTCGGTCGATGCGGTCGTGAAGGTCGAGCCGTCCCACACACCGCCCGTCGTGCCGGTTCCCGAGGTCGCATAGGTCCGCGTCGTCGGGTTGAAATTGGCCGGGATCTGCACCAGCAGGCCAGCCACCTCGTATTGCCGGGTCGGGATCTCGGAGCCGAACGCCGAGGCGTCGATCGTGAGCGCCATGTAGGCGCTGTTCGGGTAGATCAGCTGATAGTCCGTGACGATGTCGTACGCGAACCAGTACGTGTCATTCTGCAGCGTGGCATCGGTGCTGTCCGGCGTGAGGCGCGTCATGCGCACCGCCCAGGCTCCGCCGGCCGATCCGGCGGGCGGACCCGGCAGCTCAAACCGATAGGATCGCTGATACGGGCTCGTGCATTTCTGGTTGTTCAGCACCTCGTTGACGACCGTCTGCCATGGTCCATCGACGGCCTGAACTTCGAACTTGTAGGCGACGGTCGTGCCGCTCACGACGCCGGTATTGGCGTCCTCGGAAAACAGCGACGGGAGCTGGACCGTCACGATGAGCGAAGTGGCGGTGGACGAGATGATCGTCTCGACGTGGGGGTTGCTGTACAACACCTGGATCCCGCCGCCGCCCAGGACGATGGTCTCTTCCGACGCCGGAAAACCTGGCACTGGATCCTGGTCCGGCAGGCCGAGCATCATCTGCCAGGTCACGCCGAGGAAGTTGTACGTCCCGTCGGCCGCCATGAGCGGCGTCCCGTCGAAAAAGATGGACTGCGGCCCATTGAACAGGCCGCCGATCGGGCCCTCACTGATCAAATCGATGATCCGCACGATGGCCTTGGACTGCAGCGTGTCAGGCGTCTCGCCCGTCGACGAACCGCTGCCGCCCTTGCCTTTGCCGCCCGAACTGCCTCCGCCGCCGGCGCCGGTCGAGTCCAATGCGGCCGATCCGCCCGATGTCGCGGTGGTCGCTGCCGGCCCGCTGTAATCCTCGGCCGAATAGCCCGACGACACGGTCACTGAGCCGACCCGCATCCGCAGGCCATAGACGACAGGAACCGGCACGCCCTGCTGCGTCGTGTTGAGCTGGCCGCTCAGCAGGAAGCTGGGGTTGTTCTGGGTCGGCTTCTTCGGTTGCGGGGAGAGCGCGGCGGTGACGCCGGCGAAAAACAGCAGACCACCGGTCAGCGCGAGCTGGCCATACGACAGGCCGAGAAAGGCGGTCGAGGCCAGCGACTTGCCCGCGCCGGCGGCGCCAGAGATCGTCGGTCCGGCGATTTCGGGGGCGAAGAACAGCGCAGCGCCCAGGATCACCGCGCCAAGCACCATTTTGACCACGCCGCCGGTCTTCGCGCCGGCCGCCATCGGGATGACGTGGAGATCGTGGCCGCCGAGGCGCATCTGAAGCGACGTCTCGGTCAGGTCGATGCCCCGGTCGAGATTGCCCCGCACGAGGCGATAAGCTCCCTGGCTCATCACCTCGCGGAACCCGGGCTTCAGGACGCACAGCGCGCGGATCGCCTGCGCCGAGGTGTTGACGCCAAGCTCGTAGATCGGCCCGAACCGATCGGCCAGCTCGCCGTGGAGATGGATGCGATGGACGCAGACCAGAGCTCGCCCCGTGTCAACCCGCATGACGAAGCCACGCGGTGCGGAGCTTGATCCAGCCGACCATCGGCTCCGGCCGGGAATAGCGGTTCGGCAGATGATGCAGGATCATCCCGGCGCCGATGTAGATGGCGGCGTGGTTCGTGACCGTCGATCGGATCCGCATCAGCACGACATCGCCGACTTCAGGCTTGTTCTCGTCGGCCCGCGCAAACCCTGCTCGGGTGAAGTTGGTGTTGTAGAGGTCCGGGTTGTCCTGCGCGTTCCACCAGCCATCGTCACGCGGGCACTCGATCAGCTGGGTATTCTTCTTGGTTCGGTAGTAGTCGCGCACCAGGGCGTAGCAATCGCCCCGCCCGTCTGTTCCGGACGGCCCGTGCCGAAACTGGCGCCGCTCCAGAGGCGGTGGCTCGAACGTGTCGCTCCACCAGTACGGGTTGCTGCACATCTCCGCGTTGCAGATCACGATGCCCCAGGGCACGGCCATCGCGGCCTGCTGCTGCATGTCCATTTTGCTCGGCCCCTCCGGGCCGTCGGGATGGGAATGCACGAGGGCGAGCAGCGTGCCGGCAGCCTGAAGCGGGACGAGCTGCGCGTTGCAGTCGAACGCGATTCGCGGCGTGGCCGAGACATTTTCGAGCGGCATGTAGCCGGTCGAGGTGATCGCGCCGCAGGACTCGTTGGGGTATTTCGCGACAGCGTCGGCTTTGATCGCGGCGATCGTCGCCGGCGTAAGCGTCTTCGGATCGAAGCTCATACCGAGGTGAGTCCCACACCCGGGAAACCGGCGATCGGAAGCGGCGTCGTCTGGCCGAACCGCAGCAGGCAGGCCGTGAGGATCTTGCGGCACACATCCTGGCTCGGATCGGTCGTGGCCGTGCCGGCGTAGGTGAAGTAGTTCGAGCCGGTGTACGGGCATGTCCCGTAGTCGAACTCGGCCGTCACAGAGTTGTATTGGCGATAGCGGAAGTTGCACACGTCGCGCAGAACTTGGCGCGCCGGAAGCTGCAATCCCTCCTGGTCGAAAGTCGCCGCCAGCTCGAATTCGATGACGGTCTTGTCGTGGAGCGACTTGCGATCGATCCGAAAGATGTCGGGCTCGAAGACCGCCGACGGATCGGCGTTGGGCTGGCCGTCCAGCATCGACGCGAAAGTGCGCAGCCGCGTGACCTGCGCACCCAGCATGTCGGCGAAGGTGATCACCAGGCTGGCCGCGAGCGGCACCGTCGAACCAGCCGCCTTGACCGTGTTGTCGATCCGCATCTTGGGCCGCGGCATCGTGCCCTGGCCCGACCACTCGAACCCCGTCACGGTGATGGGAAACGGCGTGTAGACGGTGCCATTAAAGGAAACGTATCCTGGGCCGCTCAAGATGTATTCCGTGCCGACACTTGGCTCGACCAGCGGAGCGGTCTGCAGCGTCAGCGTGGTGAGACCGTCCGCCGCGGCGAACCCGTTGACCATGATCTGCTGCGACGCCGCGCCGGCCGGGAAGAGCGTGACCGAGTAGCCTCCGGAAACCGAAGGGTGCACCAACTGATCCAGGGTGACGCTGGTCCCACTCGCGGCGGTGATCGTGCCGCCGATCCGCTGCGGCAGCGTGCCGGGCGTCCAGTTGAAGACCTGCCCCTGGCCGGCCACGCCGGCCGTGGTGACCAGCGCCGTCGTGTCGAGGCTGTACAGCTCCACCAGCGCGTCGGTGGAGAGCTGGGTCGCCATTTCCAGATGGGCGGTGGACATCGACTGGCGGCTTCCAAAGGTCGGAAGCCTTGCAGGCCGTCGCGTTGGTCGCCGCGGCTACAGCACGAAGCGCTCGATCAGCGAAACCGTGATCGAATCCTGCAGCGGCCAGGGATAGCTGCGCTGGACCGGACCGGTGATCCAGGCACGGGGCGTCGTCTCGCGCGGCAGGGTGTACCAGAAGGGCTGCGCGACATGGTTGCGCATGAACTGATGGATCGTCGTGGCGTCCTGCCAGTTCAGCGTCGACCATTGCAGCGTCACTTTGCCCGGGTCGTTGTTCAGGCCGTCGGGCAGGTCGGTCTGGTAGCCGTCCCCGAAGTCGTTGGTTCGGGCGCGCGGCGTTTCCTCAAGCTGCGTGTTGTTGACCTGGGGCGGGATGGGTGGGGTGAATGTGTCCATCAGCGGGACACGCCGGACAGCATGCCGCCCTGCCGCATCTCATTGCGGAGCACGTTCTTCACCCCGGTGGAGATGATGCCCTCCATCTGGGTCTGAAACATCTGGGCCGTCGTCTTGTCGAGACCCTGTTTCTGGCCCCCCGTGCTGGCGCCTCCCTGGATCGTGACCGGCGCAGTGACCATGACGGTGTGGCCCGAGGATCCGCTCGACTGGATCCCGAGATCGCCGTTCGGAAGTCGGCGCACCGGCATAAGGGCCTCGCCATTGCCCGCCTCGCCGGCCAGTCCAGTGCCGCCCGCGGCCATCGGGAACAGCGTGGGCCGGTCGATCATGCCGCCGCCGGCGAAGGCGCGCAGCTGGCGCCCCTGGAAGAAGATGTTGCCCGCCGCGGATGCCACCGCCGCGCCGGCCGCGCTGCCCGCGCCGGAGCCGAACAGATTGCTGAAAAAGCCGCCCGCGCCTCCGAAAGCGCCGGACAGGGCGTTTTCCAGCGGCTTCTCGATCGCGGCGTTGATCGCGATCTTCTCGAGGTCCTGCGTCAGCGTCGCGAGCGTCGTGTGCATGTTGGCACCTGAGACGATGGCGTTCTCGAAGCCCTGAGTCAGCGCGTTGGACGCGGATTTGTAGGCGTTCTGAAGTGTGTTGGCATCGCTGACCTGCTCCTTGAGATTGGTCTGCTGGTCGATGGCCGAGTTGTAACCTGTCAGCGTGTCGGGGCTGACGTTGGGATTGTTCTTGGCGTACAGAGCCTTCTGGGCCTCCGCCGAAGCCTCCAGCTTCTGATTGTCCGTCGCATAGAACGGGACGTTCAGCGATTGCTGCGTCATGAAATTCTGATCGTTCAGGCCAGAGGTCGCCTGAGCGGTCTTCGCGTTCGCTGCCGCCGTGTTGGCCGCGTCCTGGGTGGTTTTGTACTTGGCGAGCGCATCCGTCAATTTCTCGGTCGCATCCATCGTAGCAGATGTCTGGTCCGATGCGCCCTTTAGCTTTTCGATTTGCGCCTCGATGGGTGCGGTCTTGAGCGAGTCTTGAAACGCCTGCACCGCCGCCGGCCCATCTGCGTAGGCCTTCGCCAGCCCCTGCGCGGCGTCCGCGTTCTGTTTCAGTGCGAAGGTCTGGCTGTTGAGGTCCTGGAGCTGCTTCGTCGCGTCGCCGAGCAGCAGCGACGACGACAGCTGAGGCGCCTGAGACGCCGCGATGCTGCCGCTCTGCACGGCCGAAGTGACTTGGTTCTGCCGCTGGGCGGCGTCCACGGCGGCCGGTCCCTGCGCCGCGACCATTGCCGTGTTCATGCTCGCGGCCTGCTGCTGCTGCGCGGTCTGCAGTGCGTTCACGCCGGAGAGCGTCGTGCCGGTCTGCTGGACGCGCGCCGTCTGGGCAAGACGATCCTGCTGCGCCTGTGGCAGCGCGGTAATGCGCGGGTCGCTCGGGCCGCCGGGCTGGTTGTAGATCTGCCAATACTGCAGGAGTTGATCGTCGGTCGCCGTGCCGATGGTGGTTTCGGCCTGCTGGTTCAGGCCATGCTGAACCGCGAGGAAATCGCCCACCGAGCCATTGGGGTTGCCGCTGTTCTGAGAGATATGAGCGCTCGCGGACGCTCGGCTCAGGTTCGCACCCGAGGAGAGTGCATCGACCACGTTCGCATTCGGATCGGCGCTGAGCAGCGCCCGCGCACCCGTCGCGCCCTGCTGGTGGACGAGGTAGGTGTTGTCGATCGACGCGCCACCGGGAAGATTGAGCCGAACGGCGTCCTGCATATCCTGGACCACCCGAGCGACGCCCAGCTTGATCTGGTTGTCGATGCTGTCCGTGCCGCTGCCGGGCGTGCCGTTCTGCAGCTGGAACACGCCCGTGTACGCACCCTGGTTCATGTGCGGGTCGGTGCCAAGGCTGGACTCGCGCTGTGCGACAACCAGCGCCGTGGTCGGATCGGCGCCCTGGGCCAGCGATTGCTGCTGGATTTGCGTCGAGTAGCCCGGCGCGCCGACGAAGCCGCCGGTGCGCAGGTCCGGGAGTGCCTGCTGGGCGAGCCGCCGCTGCTCGGGCGACATGCCCGCCAGCGCGATGTTCAGGTTCGCCTGGTTGCCCAGGTCGGTGTTGCCCTGGATCACCAGCTTCGTCGCGTTGACGGCATCGATCTGCGACTTGAGCTGCTTCAGCGCTTCGATCTGCTTCTGCACATAGGCGAGCGACTCGCCGTTGTCCTGATTGGCGGCGACGCGTGCCTGCGCGACTTCCTTGGCATACTGCGCCTCGATCTGGGTATCCGAGGCGATCTTGGCCTGAACGCTGGCCCTGTCGGCCGCAGCGGCCTCAAGCGCCTTCGCCGTGGCCAGATCCTGCGACGATCCGGCGACAGCGTTGTTGAGCGTGCCCTCTGCCTGGACGCCTTGCTGGCGCTGGAGCTGAGCCTGATAGGCAGTCAGTCCCTGCTGCGTGACCTGGCCGCTCCGGACCGCGTTATCCGTCGTCGTCGTGATCTGGCTGTTGATCCCGGCGGTCGCGCGGGCGACCGGATCGACGCCAGCATCTTGCTGCGCCTGGTTTGCCGCCGCGTTCAGGTCGTTCTCGCGGGTCAGGTTGGCGATCAGCGTGGCCGACGTTGTGGCGCGCTTCGCCTGCGCCGCCTCCAGTGCGTTCTCCGCATCGACGGCCGCGACCTTCACGTCCTTGCCCGCGGCCAGCGCGGCATTGTAGGCGCTGGTCCGGGTCGTGATATCCTCCATGGCGGCCGAGCCCTGGGTCACGGCGCCCTGCAGCTTCGTCTGCAGGTCGAGCTGCTGCTGCAGCGCCTCGTTCGAGGCATTGATCTGGGTCGCGTCCTGGGTGCTCTGGTACTTTAGGAAGGCATCCCGCGTGGCTGGGTCGACGCCGTTGACGACGCCGGACGTGCCGCCCTGGGAGTTGGGGTCGCCTGCGGCCGCGCGAGGATCAAGACTGGACAGGAACTGCTGCGGGCTGCCGTTCGGACCGGTAAAGCCACGCGTCGGGATGCCGGCGCCCTGGAGGAAGTTCAGGTATGACGATGCGGTCCCACGCTGGGCGAGCGGCGTGTTCTGCAGGAACGCCGCGCGATCGGCTTGGTCCTGCGCGCCCTGGTTCGGGTTGAGCGCGTCCCGAGCACGTCCCTGAAGGTCCGAGAGGACTGCGTTGTACCGCAGATCGCCACCCTGCGCGCCATACACGCCAGCGAACATGTCCTGCACGCCTGGCTTCTGCAACTCTTTGGCGCGCTGGTTCAGGTTGAGCCGATCTGATGCTCCGGTGAAACCGTAGCCGCGAAGCGTCTGTGCGACATTGCTGTCGTTCAAGTATTGCTCATCGGGAATCTGCGGGCGCGTGTCCTGGATTGCCGGCAGCGGGGTGTAGAGGTTCAGGTCAGCCTGGACATTGCGGCCCAGCGCGAGGCCCTGCTGTTCGATCCAGCTGAGGAGCGATCCATCGCCAGTCTGGGTGTCCCGGGTCTGCCGGGCTGCTATTTCAGCGCGGTTAGCCGCGAGTTGAGGGCTGGCCGGCGGCAGAAACGCGCCGAGACCCGAGAACACGCCTGGAGTGGGCTGCGCCGCCGCCGATCGTAGCTGGCTATCTGTGGGCTGGAGATAGGATTCCACCCGGCCGAGATAGCTGTTTTGGCGTAGGTATGAAACGTTGCCGCCGATGGTGCGAGCCGAATAGGCGGCAACACTGTCGGGATGAGCGGCGAGATACTGCTGAAGCGCGACCTGACCGACTATCGACGTTGGCCCATATTTCGCTACATCGCTGTTTGGTCCAAGCTCCTTGGTGATTTGGGCGATCATGTCCGGGCTGAGGCCGGTAAAGCCGAACAAATTGCCCGCAGAACGCTTGCTCTCCACATTGAAGGTCGACGACAGATCGTTGTACTGCTGGTTCGTCAGGTCGGACTGGCGATTCAGGATCGCTGCATTCCGTGTGCGATCCGCTGACTGCTCATCGAACTGCTCCTGCAGCTGTCGCTGCCTCCGCGTGTCGTAGGGGATGTAATTCGGCTGGCTCAGCTGGGCCAGCGTGTCCGGATCGACGTTTGGACCCAGCACGACCTGCGCCGATCGCAGCTTTTGCGTCGTGTCGGCATAGCCGCCCAGCTTCTGGGCGAACTGCGCCAGCACGTCGTTGGCGTTGTTTGCGGTCAGGCCCTGCAGATTCACGCCGAGGTCGGTGATGACCTGTCGCGCCGCCTTCCCAGCTGCCGTCTGGTTGGTCAACGCCTCAGTGATGCGGTCGAGCGACTGCACCGTCTGGGTCGTGCTCAGGCCCAGCTCGTTGGCCTTGCGGTAGTAGCTTTCGAGTGACGTCGAGGTCTGGTCGAAGCTGTTGCCCAGCGCCTCGACCTGCCGCTGGACCGTGGAGAAGGCGGTGAACGACTGCGCCGTGCCGTCGATTGCGGCGCGCGTCTTGTCGAGCCGCTGCATCAGGTCATCGAGCGCGTTGTTGGTCTGGATCAGCACCCCGTTGAAGGCCTGCGCGTCGGTGCGCCAGTCGCGCAGCGCGATCTGGTGCGCGCGTAGGCTGGTCGTCATCTGTCCCGTCTTCTGGTCGACCTGCCCGGCTGCCTGCTGCATCTGCTGCAGGTTCTGGGTCGCGTTGATGGCATCCGAGCTGTCGATCGAGAAGCCCAGCGAGGCGATGTCCATGGATCAATCCTTCTCGTGGACCACCTGGAGGAAGACGGCGTCGATCGATCGCAGGGCGTCCACTTCCCAGATCTTGAGGCGCACGCCCTTCAACCCGCACCATGCCGCGATCTCGACGCTTGGCAGCGGCAAGTAGCCGCCCATCGAGACCGGCCGGCCGCAATTGATCTCCCAAAACCATTCGAGCAGGTAGGCGAGCTGCTGCGGGATCGGAGGCACTTCTTCCTGCCTGGGATGACGCCGGCCGGTCTCGCGCTCGTAGAGGCGCATCGCGTCAGCCAGCGTTCCGCCATCCGGCAGAGGCTTGCGCAGGCGGAACTGCCACTCGGCCGCCTCGACGAGCCGGGCAGTCAGGTCGCCAAAAAATTCCCATCCTCCACCACGAAGCGGATCGCGCGCTCGCGCAACCAGCGAAACCGCTTGTCGCTCCACAGGCGCATCGCGTTCTGCCGGTTGCATGGGAAGGGCTGGCCGTCCATCTGGTCGAACATCCAGGCCGTCGTGGCGGCAGTGAGCAGCATCGCCTCGTCGCGGTCGAAGTCGTCCTGCACGAGCTTGATGCCGCGGCTCAGGCGCTCCTGGCGCCGCTCGCGCATGCGCCGCTCTTCCTCCAGATACGCCTCGCTGTTCCGCCCCAGCAGGGTGATGGTGATCGGCTCGCCGGCGTCGTTCAGCACCGGCGTCTGGGTGCGCGGGTGGATCACCTCCAGCGGAACGCCGAGTTCGGACTTGGTCGATGTCTCAAGGGTGGCGAGATCGAACGGCATGAGGCCCTCTGGCTGGTGGCAGACAGAGGCCGGTGGCCGGTGTGCTGGTCCCCGCGGCAACGTAGTGGCCGCTTAGATCGATCCGCACATTTTCAGGAACTGGCTTTGCTCGTAAAGGCTATCCGCAATAGTAGCCTCGCGATACACTCTTTCGTAGTTTTTATTAAGAACTACGCCGCTGACGATTTCGCCTTTTTGGTCAAAAGCGACATAAAATGGCTGACGCCCCGTATATCCTCCAAAAGTGTTCTTTGCATTTACATCGCCGCACAGAAGACCACCGAACGGACGCGCACCGAACGTCACGCGGCGCGAGTCCGGGTCGATGAGGGTCTCTTCAAAATATTTCGCCAGTTTCGACTCAAAGTTCTTCGGTACGTCAGCGTTACTTACGGCCGTCTTTAGAGCGTTAAAATGCTCATAGTTCCGGTCCCAGTCATCAGATATGGCTTTAGTAATTTCTGGAGACTGCGGTCTGTAAGTTGAATATGCGACGCAACCACAAATCGGAGACATTCCCAAGAAAATCAGCCCGATCAAGATCCGCATCATGAAACCTCATCTTTGGCTGGCCACCGATCCGCGTGCACGTCCCGTGAAGATTGCTGCAGTGCTTTACCCATTGGCTTCGGTCGGTGGGGGTTTCTGCGTTTCGGCCATCTGCTCATCGGACGGGAGGAGAAGCTGACCGCCGAGCCACCCATAGAACAGGATCGGGTGCGCCGCCACGAGCCAGAAGACGACTTTCAGCAGCAGCGCGATCACCAGCACGAAGATCATGCGGGCTGCCCCTTCGAAGGCTCCGAGGCGACGTGCAGCCCGAGCAGCATGAGGCGACGGATAGCCTCGGGACGGGACGGAACGTCCGGCTGCGACACGATCCAGGCATCCAACATTTTGATGCCATCCGGTTGAACCCGGACACCAATCAGTTGACCCGTCACCGGCGGCCGCCGCCTTTTCGTGTTATCACCAGTTGCATTTCTCATGACGTTGATGTTATCACGAAGTCGGCCGGGCGGGAAGGTGTAAGCTCCCGCACCCGGCCTAACCCGCACACGGAGATGACCCATGCGACAGGCTGACATCGACCATACCCCATCTCGCCGAGGATTTCTCAACCACATCGGCGCGGTTGGCGCGCTGGCGGCGATTTTTCAGGCCACGGGCCCGAGCGGAGCGGCAAGCGATGCCGATCTGCTGCACCTCGGCCGACTGCTGAGGGAGGCCAGTGCGGCGGAGCAGGCGGCGTGGCTCGCGGCCGGTGCGGCCGATGGCGACCCCGACGCGGCTGAGGCCCAGGCACTGAACGCGCTCAGCGCTGAGATCGTGGAGCGCATCGCAGCGACCCAGGCCACGACCCTCGCAGGGCTCCGCGTGAAGCTCGATGGCATCGCCTGGTGCCGCGCGTGGGAGCCATGGACACGCGCGGATCTGGATCTGGCCTACAGCGACTGCCCCCTTGAGACCCAACTCTGCGCCGGCGTGGCGCGCGATCTCACCCTGATGCGGGCGCCGGCGGGGTGAGGCGCCCAAGGGGGTCGCGAAACGCTACCCCCTTTCCCAAAGGCATCCCCACCACGGCCATACCGCCGCGACCACACCTCGGACACATTATAATGTTGCGACAACCCCCGATGTCCCTACACTCGATGTGTCTTTCACCCGCAACTGACGAGGATTCCTCAACGTGAGCCATATCACCACCAACGAGAGCGCCGCACCGACCGAGCCGAGCATCTTCGACTTCGAGGGTGCCTCCATGCGCGCCACCTCCCGCGACGGGAACCCCGGCTTTTTCCTCGTTGACGTTTGTAAAATTTTGGAGATCGGAAACCCATCGGACGCCGCTCGAAGGCTCGACGAGGACGAAAAATATACCCTCGATATTATCGAGGGCGCCAATTTCAAAGACTTAGGTGTGATCGGCGCGATGCCCACAATCATCACCGAGGCCGGCCTCTACAGCCTGATCCTCACCAGCCGGAAGCCGGCGGCCAAGCGGTTCAAGCGGTGGATCACCCACGAGGTTCTTCCCGCGATCCGCAAGACCGGCGGCTACATGGTGGCCGCGCCGGAGGAGACGCCGGAGCAACTGGCCCTGCGCGCGCTGCAGGTGCTCCAGGCGACCGTCGAGCGGCAGAAGGTCCAGATCGCCGCCATCCAACCCAAGGCCGAAGCGCTGGACCGGATCGCCACGGCCGACGGCAGCCTGTCGATCACCGAGGCGGCCAAAGCGCTGCAAGTGCGGCCCAAAGAGCTGTTTGATTTCCTCAACCGCAACAGCTGGATCTACAAGCGCGCCGGCTCGGCCAATTACCTCGGGTATCAGAGCCGTACGAACGCCGGAGACCTCGAGCACAAGGTGGCGACGATCCTCAAGCCGGATGGGAGCGAGCGCGTGTGCGAACAGGTTAAGGTGACGGCAGCGGGTCTGGCCAAGCTCGCGAAACTCATGCCCAGCAGAGTGGCCGAAGTGAAAGAGCCGGCCGCATGACCTCCGGTTTTCTGCGCCTTCGCGCTCGTTAAGCCATCGAATCCTGCATCACGACAGTCGTGTCATCGACGTTTGTTCCGGTGCCGCCGTTGACCTGCTCCAGGGCGGTTAGATTGTAGCTGCGCGTGATCGACGTTTGGCTGTCGGTTTTCGTTCCGGACATTAGCTTGACGCGCGGCAACCACAGCGACACGAAATCCGCCCCGGGCAGCGGGGACGTGGTCAGCAACGTCGAGATCTGGACCTCGTTCTCCTGCAGGAAGTCTGCCGTGAGCGTGTCGTTTACCATCAGGCAGGTCAGCGATCCGCGCACCGCCAGCATGCCGATGAAGACATTCGAGGCGTAGTAGGAACCAACCACGGGGGGCGCCTGCGCGTCGGCCACGATCTGTATGTTGATGCCCGTGATGATCGACTGCGGCAGGCCCTGGTACAGCACCTTGCCGCCCGTCGAAGTGAGCGACGTGGTGCCGCTCGCCGCCGTCGCGCTCGGGTACTGCTGCGTCGTCCCTGTGGTGCACTGCAGTCCGGTGAACTGCATCTGGAACGTCACGAAGCCGTTCGCGGGAATATTGAAACTCACCTGCGTCGCTTTGCAGCCGACGAAGATTTCCGACTGACCGACGTCGCCGTACCAGGCCTCGATCGTGAAGCTCTGGTCGGTCTGGGCCGTGATCGGGACGATCAGCTTCTTGCCCACGACCGAGATGGTGACACTCTGGCCCGAGGCCCACAGCACCGGCGTGTTGGGCGGCGGCGCGAGCGTCATCACCGTGTCGGTCAGCGCAATGATGCGCAAATTCTCGCCGTTGTCGCCGGCCGGGCCGCCCGTCAGGTTCGCGAGCCGGACCACGTCGCCCAGCTTGAATCCGGTCACGGTGACGAAGTGCTCGGACGGCCCGGTGATGATCAGGTTCCCGGTGCCCGCAGGATCGAGGGTCGCTACGGTGTCGGCCAGACCCGCCGAGGAGACGCCCGCGACAAAAGCTGCACGGAAAATCTGCTGGAACAGCAGCTTGTAACTGGCTGGGCTGAGCTGGCCCGACAGCGTGCCGGTGACCGACCGCGTGCCTTGGCGCGCATCGGCCATCTGCTGGCTCGGCCGGATTTCCTGGCTTTCGACGGCCTGGGTGTTCTGGTTGATGTCCATGGTGACGCGGCGCAGGAACTGTGCCTGCGCCGTCGACTGCACGCCTTCGGTCGACTCCAGGGCGATCGCAATCGTCCTCGATACGCCGCGTGCGAAAGGCCCAACAGCCATGTCCGTCTGCTCCGCTCAGGTCTGGCGGACGCGTGCCGGTTCTTGGTTGCGGGTCCTACGGGATCGAGGCGAGCCAGCTCACCACGATGGGCAGCGTGATCCAGTTGCCCGCGGCCTGGGTGGGCTGCTCGGACGCGTTCATCATGATCAGCTGCTCGCCGTCGGTCGTGGGCAGCGTGATGCCGCGCGCGAACCACGCCACGATCTGCTCGGCGAGCCACGCGGCCCGAGCCGTTCCCTCGGCGGTGGGGCGGTTCACCGTGATCAGGTACGTGCCGGACTCCTCGAAGACGCAGTCCGCGCCGACGCCCAGCGGCCGGCGGGCGTAGGCCGCGACGCGAACTGCGATGTAGGGCTGACCCTGCGCGGGTTCGTAGACCTGATCCTGCCACGCGATCTGGCCCATGCCAGGCGCGGCGAAGGCCTGCATGCGGGTGTCGAGCGCCGTCTTGATGCTGAGCAGGCTCATCCGCCCGAGACCCGCGTCACGGCCTGCATGGCCATCTCGGGCACCTCGATGATGGTCTGCTGGACCATCCCGGCACCGGCCTGGTTGTAGTGCCGCCCCAGGGAGTCCTGACCGACGAACCCGAACTCGACGCGGCGCGCGTAGACGACAGGGTTCACGATGGCGACCACATCGCCGATCTTCAGCGCCGCGATCGCCTCCGCGGGATCGGGCACGGCTCCGGCCACGGGCACGGCATCGCCGCCCTGGATCGCGGTCCAGTTGGCGCGCAGGTAGCCGGTCTTGACCGGCGTCAGTTCCTTGACCCGCGCCACGGCATCCTGGGCCGTGGCCTGGAACGCCTGGGTCGCGCGGCCCAGCGCCTTTTCGACCCATTGCCCGACCTGGACGGAGAACTCGTCTGCCATGAAGCGAGCATTGGCGCGGCGTGGTCGCCGCGGCTACGTCGTCTCGGTGAACCGCTCCTCGAACGTGGCCACGAAGCTGTCCTGGGCGGGATGCGGGTAGCTGCGCGTCATCGAGGTGCAGACCCACAGCCGCGGCGCGATCTCCCGCGGCAGCGTGTAGAAGAACGGCGCGCCGACCTGGGCACGGAGGAAGTTGCGGATCGCCAGGGCCGTGTCCACCGGGACGGGCGACCAGGTCAGGTTGACCTTGCCGGTCCAGACGTTCAGGCCGTCGGGACTGTCCTGGGCATAGCCGTCCCCGAACTGGTTGGAGATCATGCGTGGCGTATCGGTCAGCTCGACGTAGGGGATCTGGCCCGGGTTGAACGTCGGGGTTTTCGCGATGGTGTTGAAGAGCAGAATCTCGATCACGAGCTGCGAGGCGTGCGCGAACCAGTTGAACATCAGCACGTCGATGGTCGATTGGGACGCGCGGGTCAGCGACAGGGCGCCCGAAACGGTCTCGATCACCACCTGGGAGACGCGCATCTTGCTGTTCGCGCTCGCCACGGCCGAGATGACCATCTGGGACGACCGGACTTGCGACGCCGCGCCGTTGATCGACGCGATGATGAGCTGGGAGACCCGGCCGGCCATGTCAGCTCACCAGCGTATAGCCGGCCTTGAGCGAGTTGACGGCGCTCGGCGTCCAGCCCGCGCCGGTGCTCGGGTCGGCGCTCCAGAGATCGGCGAGGAAGATGTAGGTGTTGGGGATCGACACCGTCGTCCCCTCGACGGTCGTGCTGCTCGACGTGAGCTGCTGCTGCACCGTGTGGGTCGATGCGTCATCCTTGCGGTACATGCCCATGACCTGGACCGCGATGATCTGGTTCGTGACGGCGGTGACCGATCCGAACGTGAAGCTGTCCGTGGCGCCGACCGTGCCTGTAGCATTATAGCTGCTATCGCCGTCGCCCTGGACCTCGGAGACTTCCTGCCAGTTCGTGTTCGCGAGAGGGCTCCAGGCGACCGAGACGTTGCCCGTGGTGTTGACAGTCTGGATCTTCACGTCACCGAGAAAGGTGTTGCCCGGCACGACGCCTGATCCGGTCGTGCTGTCGCAAAGATAGAAGTCGTCGACCGACAGATAGCTTCCGGCGCCGATGTCGAGCCCGCTCATCGAGGCGTTGGCAGTCGCCTGGTTGTTCACTCCGGTGCAGGTGCATCCAGAGATCACTTGGCCGTTCACGCGGACCGTGACGGTGCCCGCGGTCGAGCTGATCGTGCCGCCGACCTCGATGTAGTTCGTCGCCGTCGGGACGAACGAGTTGAGCCCGCTCTCCGCGATCATGACCTGCGTGCCGCCCGTGCTGCGGTACACGACGATCTGGCCAGAGGGATAGAATTGGACCTGGAACTGGACGCCGCCCGACAGCTCGTCGATGATCGTGACGCCGAACTGATTCCCGGCATAAGACTGAAGCCTGCAGCCCATGAAAAAAGTTCCCAGGGGCGTGGCGAGCGATCCGGTCAGTCCGCCGGGGGCGTTGAGATAGGCGCAATTCCCGTATCCCAGCAGACCGGTACGCCAGCTGACGACGTTGCCCGTGATCCACTGGAGAAAGCCCTGCCGTTGCAGCAGGTCGTTCGTGCCGAGGTAATTGTCGAAGCCGTCGAATGCCTTAACCGCCACGCTCAATCCCCCGCATCAGCGGGTCGGATCAGCCTCTCGCGTGGTCCCCGCGTCAGCGGGCCTGGAGCTGCCAGCGCACGATCTGGCCGTTGGCGTAGATCGGCAGGCTGGTCACGACCGACCGGATGTCAGAGCCGATGATCAGCTTGGCGTTGTTCGCCGGCCTGGAGATTCCCTGCGCCGGGATCGTGACCTGCAGGTCCTCCATCAGCACGAGCGACCCATCGACCAGCGTGCCGGGGAACGACGTGATGCGCGCGTAGACGTAGATATCGCTCTCCCAGACGAAGCTGAGCGGTGTGCCGGCGGCCGCGGGCGCGGCGAGCGGGGGCGAGATGCGGATGCCGTCGAAGCCGGGCGTGGCGGCGCTGAACGGCCTGCTCGATCCGCCGTCGATCACCACGTAAGGCACGCCGGCGATGGTGATCTCGTCGCCCGCGATGATCTGGCCCAGCGCCTCGTCGGCATTGATCGCGATGAGCGTGGCAGCACCCGGGTAGGCCTGGGCCAGCACCGGGCCATCCAGCGTGGGTGGGTATGGGCTCTGAACCGGCCCCGAGCCGGACGTGGGATTGCGCAGGATCACCAGCGTGCCCATGCGCCGCGTGGCGGCCGCGACGCGCCCCAGCACGCCCGTGGTCGCGACGGTCGCGGGGACGGTGGCCGCTGTCGGCTGTGCGTCAGGCGGACGGTCGGCGTCCGACCCCGCCGCCTCGCCAACCGCGCCATAGCCGAGCCAGGCGTCCAAATCAGGCCCCAGGTAGCGCGAGCAGGGCGTTGATCACGACAGCCGGGATCGTCATGAACACGTCGCAGGCGTTGCCCTGGAAGTTCACCAGGGCATTGCCGTTGGAGCTGGAGACGACGCCATAGGGTGCGGCCGCGGCGCGGTTCAGGGTGTTGGTGCTGGCGGCGTAGGTGTTGCGCTGGATCTCCCAGTCGCCGGTGACCGGGTCGGAGATGCAGAAATACGTGTCCTGGCCGTTGGCGAGGCCAGCGCCGGCAAATGACCGGAAGCCCTTCTCCGCGCCCGCAAGCGGAACCGCTGCGGTGCCGGTGACCTGGGCCGTCTCCTTGGTGCGATCGGCGTAGAGCGTGGTCATCTCAGCCTAAATTTTGTAACAGCTCCGTCGTCAAGCATGTAAGCACCTATCTCGCCCCGATGACCGGCAGCAACCAACCCGCTCCCCGCCTCGCCGAACCACGTGGGTTCAATCCGCAAAAGCTCGGCGGCACCGGAGTAGATGGGGTGGAGGTCAACCATGTTGTGCGTTTTTCTCCGTGCCTGCGAGCTGAGGGGTACGTTTTCTAGACCTTCGGCGACCATCCGCGGCATACCGCCGCCGCCGAGGTGCCCAAAGGTTCAAACTTTGGTTGTAGGTAAGAGTGATCGGCGTGCTGGGCGTGAGCGTCCCTCCTGCTGTATATGCCGACGATATGCTCTGCCCGCTCGGCGTGCTGGACACCTGCACCGTTTCGGCCGTTACGGTCTGCGTCGAGCGCAGGGTAAAGCGTTGATTGTTCTGCGGGTTGGTTGGCAGCGTGGTGGTGTGCGCCGCAATCGTCCCAGATGGGTTGAGCGTCAGCCCTAAAAGGCCCGGAGTTGCCACGGTTGTCGCGCCGGTCGTTACAACCACCGTGCTATACGCCTGATTTGCGCCAGACGTGGCGTAGCATATCAGGCAAAGGTCGGACGCCTGAAGCGCGCTCGCCAAAGCGTAGTTGAGCGCGGGAGAGGCGGGGTGGTTTATGAAATTCCCGCCACTCGACCCCAGGGTGTTTCCGAACGCAATCACATCGGTCGTGCAAGGCAGCGTGCCGCATATCTGATAAGCTGCGTTGTTGCTCATCGTGATTGATCCGGCGCCACCGATGGCGCCGCTCATTGACAACACCGTGGTCCCGGCAGGGATAGCAGTCGGGACCGGGACATCACTGATTTGCAATCCGGCCAGCGTGGCACCGCCACCGGGAGGCGTGGGCAGAGAGGCGAAATTGATGACCGCGCTTCCGGCGTTGGTCGTGGCGCTCGGGATCGCGGTCGATACCGTGCCCTGGCCGTAGGCAAGGCCTTCTGAAAAAATAGGGTTGTAACTGTGCGCAGCCCCAGCCGCCCAGGATGTGAACGTCAATGTAACTGGCGCTGTCACTGAGCTAAGCAGTGTTATGTAAGGGTTAAACGGGGCTTCTGCCTTAATAAAATTGTTTGTCCAGTTTTTTCCGTTTGTCGTCAAGCTTACCAAGTTTTGTTTCACGCTCATGCTGACGCAAAAATCCGGCAGCGACGTGACCGAGAAGCCTCGCGATAGGGCAATAGTGCTTCCTGCGTTGTAATTAAGTAATATTCCGGTCGTGCTTGTGGCGGTAACTTGAAAAGTTGACAGGGGTTGTGAGTTGCCGTTCATGGACGACACACCGAGCGAAATACCGTTCTGTCCGACAAAACTTGTCATGAGCCCCAGAAAGCATCCGCCGACCTGAAAATCCCCGTCTACTCCGGGCAACACCACCGTATCTTGAAGGTTACTCGTAAAACTTGACTGTGTTTGCGATGTGTCGATGGTGTATTGACCAGGGCCGCCGTAGGTTCCGCTGCCGCTAACAAAACCTGTGATTTGTGTCCGCGCCGTGGCAGACGCAATTATCTGCCCCTCTTTCACCGTGCCTGAGTTTACAGCCGTGACCGTATAGATTGAGCCGGAAATCGAACCCGTAGCGTTGCCGTTCTGGAACGTGTATGTGCTGCCGCCTATCGCCGCTTGGAGCGCGGATAAATTATTGGTTGATACTTGATCTTGATAATCTTTACCCAAAACGGCCATTTGAAAAAACCGACCATAGTCAATTACACCTTCGGTGCCGACAGGCGCTGCGAATGCGCTACTAAACCCTGATGCGCCGACCTGTGCCGCAGAGCGAACGAGCGAACCGTTCGCGATGTAGCCTGCGACGTAGTTGGGCAAGCTGTAGGGCGGCCCGGCATTCGGATTGGCGCTCGGACTCGTTATCCATATGATGCCCGGCCGCGAGGAAAATGGGGAGGTGTTCCAATGTATGTTTTTAATTGACCAAAGGGTTACAGGAGAGAGGTTCCAAGAGTCATTCAGACCAAACGCCATGATAATGATGTCGCAACCGTGCGACAAAGCAATAGGAGACGGGACGTAGCCGGTTTGCGGGTTTAGCGCAACAAACTGATACCAGTTTGCCGCGCTGGTGTACCACAACTGGCCGTTGGTGCTGGCTTGGGAGTAAGCGTTCCCAAGGTAACTGGACGTGCCTAAACCCGGAATGCCGCGGTTCAAAAAATCAAATACGACGCCGGGGTTTTGATCAAGGAACGCCCTGATCTCCTGATACCACATCCCATCCACAGCGTTGACCGATGCGGCAGCTACGGCAGTTGTTCCACTGGTAGCATTCAGAACATCCGGTCCGGTCCCAACGCTGTCGCCGACATGACAAACAATGACGTGGTTGCCTTGCTCCACTTGAGAAATGGCCGTGCGCAACATTGATTGCGGGTGCACCCCGCTGTTGATGACGCGCGGGACTGGCGATGGGGCAAGAATGCCGGCAACACCAGGGGATGCTGGCACGACGGGGGGTTGTCCAGCCAACGCAGACGAGCACAGCAGCGCCGCCAGCAGCAACGCACGGATCACGATCGTCGTCATCAGTTGTGCCTCGCCGCGATCTGTGAACCTGACGCGCCCACCACAGCCACGTAGCCGGTGAACCAAGGTATCGGTGGTGTCGTGTCTGCGCCCTGCGCCCCTGCCGCGCCCCCTGACGCAAGCAGGACAATCGTGCAGTTCACGCCGACGCTTGTGCAAAGATCAACTTGGATGGGTGCGGCAGACTGGTTTTGCACGTAGTAAGCTCCCGGCGTTGTGACGGTAAAACTCGTCAGCGTTGTCGATAACCCGGATGGTGCGTTGGCGCTGCTGTCCGTGCCGGGTGAATTTCCGGGCATTGTAATGACGCGCCCGCTCGTGTCCGTCAGCACCGTCCGCACATTGCCGCTGCCATCCACCCCGCCCATCTGGATGGGTGGGTTTTGCGCCTGTGAGCCGGAAGCAGTAGGGCCTTGTACAGCACCAATCGTATTAGTCCCGCTGGGGATCGCGGAACCTAACGACACAGTGCCAGCAACGGTCTGAGTCGATGGGAAATTCCCGATCGTCAGCGACGGCGCCGTTCCGAGGTTGAACGTGGGCGTCGCGCCAAAGGCCGGAAGCGTCCCGCCCAGCGTCACACTGCTCCCAAGGTTCACGGTGGGCGGCGACGCGAAGGCTGGCAATGTCCCGGATAGTCCGACGGTGCCTGACACCGCCTGGGTGGCCGGGAAGTTTGAAATCGCGAGCGACGGTGCGGTCCCGAGGTTGAAGGTTGGCGTGGCCGCGAAAGCCGGCAAAGTGCCGCCGAGCGAGACCGACCATGAGCCGCTCTGCGTCACGCCGCCGATCACGGCCGAGCCGGCCGAGAGGCCGACGGTGGTGCCGCTCGTCAGGCCAACGGTCCAGCTGCCGGATTGCGTTACGGGACCGCCTGAGCCGCCGGACCCGCCCGACCCGAAGACACACGGGACCGCAGTCACGCTGCCGTCAATCGAGGGGCACATAATGACGACCCCAGGGATACGCTCCAGCGGGCCTCCGGCGGGTCCGTTATAGATTGTCGCGATGTCAGCCGCGCGCGCCGCTTGGTCGGTCGCCAGAGCGGCTCCGATAGCCAGTAGCGCGGCCGCCGCGCGGGGCTTGAGGCGGAGATTCATCCCACTTCCGCCGTCAAAGATCCGGTGCCGCCCACGGCGATGGCCGACAAGTTGTTGAACGGAGGGGGCTGCGGCACTTTCCAGGTCTCATCCTGGCCAGGGGCCAAAGACAGCGACCCCGGGGCGTTCGCTGCCGCGGGTTGGCCGTTGCGCGAGTACCAGATCGTCGCGCCGCCAACGGGGGATGCGTTGAACAGGCGCATATAGCTCATCCCGATCGGCAGCTGCGCCGTCGTCCAGACCTGCTGCGCGGTTGCTCCGACGCTGCAGGAGTAATCCTGGGTGAACATCTGCCCCATGGCGCGCCCCTGACTGTCTCGGCTGCTGATGGCGCGGCGCTTGGTCCCCGCCGCAAGCCACCTCACCAGGTGAAGCAGGCCGCTCCATTGGCGTACAGCCGCATCGAGCCGTAGGCGGTGTTGATGGCTTTCGTGGTCGATCCGTCGATCGTGGCTGCGAGAGAAATAGGAAAGGTGCCAGCCGAACCGCTCTCGTCCTTGACGATAATCTTCTGAGGGTTGGTTGCAGTGCCTAGCGAGGCGCACGGGATAGTTAGTGTGCGGGAAGCTGTTAAGGTCGTGTAGGCGATGACGTCGTCATTCGAGGTAGCTGTGTAATTCGCGTCCGAGATGGCATTGCGATGCGCAAATTCGCCGCCATTGGTGGTCAAGGACGTGGCCTGAGTGCCACCTGCCCCAGTGACGATAAACTTGCCGCCGAAATTTATTGCTTGGTTTGTGATAGTCAGGTTTGGAAAGTAGAGCCCATTAGCGAGTATTTGCGGGTCTGCGGTGAGATTGTCCACATGAGATCTAGCAGTCATCAGATTGCCGTCCGTCGCACCAGCAAAAAAGCCAGCGTAGGAGCCGATCTGAAACGCGTTGCGCCACCCTTGGCCAGGAGCGCTAATGTAAGACTGTCCGATAAGTAACGCGGCATCGTCACGCTGCGCTTGATGACCAACCGCGCCGGAGACAGTGCCGTTTGAGGACGCGACTTTCCAGCCAAAGCTGTCTAGGACCGTTGCTCCAGACTCAATCCAGTTGTCCGCCTCGCCGACGCTAATCTCCTGAGCGTAAATGTTCGGTCCGGCATGAGCAATTGGGTTCAGACCAAAACACGAACCGCCGAGGGTGTTATTTGCTGGGCCATCGGTGGCCAGAAGATTGCAGAACGGACCGAACATACCGCCATATTCCGTCGCGGCGAGATTTGCTGACGGCACGTTGAGTGTGAACCCTATCTGCGCCGCATTGCGCGTGCCGAACATGCTGCTTGGGACGCCGCCGGGTTGTGCGTCCACGGACAACAATTCGTAAAGGCCCGCTTGATTGCCGCCGGTGTTTGACGAGTTGTCCGACTGGTGCATCCATAAACCCATGCCCGCGGAAGAAGCTGATGTCGTGCCAGAAACCTGGACGTTCTGAAAAAGCGGGGCAACGTCGTGGGTGTTAGTCCAAACAATGTTTCCGAACCACAAAGGAACATGCGGATAAATTGCGGGAACCGACTCGCCGAAATCGATCAGGGCGGTCCCGGCTTGTTGAATTTCCGTGAAAGACGTTAAGGCGGGTGTGTTCAGGTATAGGCCAGACGTGCCCGTCGTCTGAATAATACCATGTTGACCCGACGCCCCGAGCGTCAGCGTGCCCGAGCCGGAGAACTCACCCGCCTGACTGCCGCCCGCGCAGATATCCACTCGCGCCCCTGCCAGGGACGCGAGCCCCGTGGTCACGTCCCCAGACCGGCTCGGCGCCGTCGCGGAGCACGTCGAACCAAGCGGCGTCGTGCTCGTGCCAGTCGCGTAGAGCGAGCCGCCCGACAGCGCTAGGCCCGTTCCGACGCCCACCACGGAAGCCGACCCCGCCGCGCCCGATCCGCCGTAGAGCTGGGCGGTTGTCGCGGCAGGCAGACTCGCACTACCGCGCGTCTGCGCCTCGGCGAGGTCAGCGGCGGCGAGCAGCGCAAGACAACAGGTGGACGTGAGCAGAAAGCGGCGCATCGCCGGTCTCCCGAGATTATCTCACGCCTTGGAGCAACCGGCGTGGTCCCCGCGTCAGCTGACCAGCATCTCGATGCGGTATTTCATGAGCAGGCTGCGGGCCTGCGGCGGCACTGCGCCCGGCCCGGTCGGCCAGAACGTCAGGCTTTCGACGTCGGGCACTTCCGATCCTGTCGCGTTTTGCTCGAAGTCCTTGCCGCTCCACATCGCCTTGAGGGTCATCTTGGCGGCCAGGACGATGCTGGCCGGGATCGGTACCAGGCCGGCCGTGTAGCTGACGATGATGTTCTTCTGGCCGCGCGGGTAAGGACCGCGCCGCGACAGGATCTTCTGCCCGTCGAAAAAATAGTGCGACGGGTCCAGCACGTTCTGCGTGCCGGTGATCGGGTTCTCGATCGCGACGGATGCGACCGCGGAGATGCACTTCCGGTTGACCACGATCGCCGGTGCGCCGGTGCCGTTGTAGCGCTCGTTGACCTCCTGGCTGTTCGGGTCCCAGCAGAGCAGGTCGACCACGGCCTGGGTCGCGGACGGCAGGATCAGCTCCAGCAGCGCGTCCTGAGACGTGTCGGTCAGAGCGATGCCGAGATAGGTCTTGGCGTCGGTCAGCGAGAAGAAGTCGAGCGGCGCAGCCACGACGCTACGGCTTCTTAGTGACCTTTGGATCCTTCGGCGGCGGATCGTCGTCCTGCTTGGTCTCGCCCTGCTTTGCTGCGGCGATCGTCTTGACCGCCTCGTCGTCGGAGACCTGCTTGCAGCCGGCCAGGGCGATCAGGTCCTTGACGACGTACAGCGCCGCGGTGCTGATATCGATCAGCCCGGCAACGGCTTCGAACGTCTGGTTGTGCAGCCCGATCTGGGTCGCGCCGGCCGGGACTTTCAGATAAGGCATCGTGGTTCCTCAAGAGAAGCGGCCCGGATCGTGGTGATCCGGGCCAGTCGAGGCGACTACAGAACGGGCGACAGGTTGGTGATGAGCCCCATGCTCGGCGGGAAGTAGTGCTGCAGCACTTCGTCCGAGTAGACGCCGTACTGGTACTGGCGCGTGATCTGGGGCCAGTCAATCTGGTAATAGTCGCGCCGCGCCTTGATCTGCATCACGTTCGTGACGTTGTTCATCGGGTAGGGCAGGTCCTCGGTCAGGAAGAGGACGTTGCCGGGCGGCATGTAGGGATGCAGCTCGAACGGGATCTCGGCCGGCGCCCCGCCCGCGGCAAAGGTGTTGATGTAGCCCTTGGGCGCACCACCGCCGACGATCTGACCCTGCTGCATCGAGAACGTGAAGCGGGCGTTCGACGGCGTCGCGGCGTTGCCGGTCAGGATGGCGCGGCGGATCCACGTCATCTCCTGGCTCGACAGGATGATGCGGCTCGGGGCGAGACGCAGATTGTCCCAGAACCACTGCAGCGCCGTGTCGAACTCGATGATGCCGCCCGAGTTGTCCGGCGTGAGGCCGGCACCCGGAGCCGCCGCATAGTAGTAGCCGCCGTTCGTCGAGCCCGATGCGATCGACAGCAGGCCATCGAACACCAGCGAGTTGGTCGAGCAGTCCAGCGCCGGCAGCGACGCGGCCGTCTGTGTGCCCGTCGCAGCACCCGTGATGGTGTAGTTGGCGACGTTGGTGATCGCGCCCAGCACCTCGGAGCCGACCGCGCCCCAGAACCAAGCGTAGGCGAACGCGCCGCGGACGGGCGTGACCGCGGCCGCGACGGAGTTGGTCGCGGTCCCAGCGGCGGTCGCGACCGTGCCGTTGGCGCTCTTGATGGCCGAGCCGCCATTGTACGTATCGGTGAAACCGTCGGCTGTCTGACGGGTCGTCACGCCGACCACGCCGGTCGCCACGGTTGCCGTCGCCTTGCCCAGCGTGGTCAGGGCGACGCAGATGACCGAGAAGGTGGTGCTCGCCGCGAGTGCTCCGCCGGTGTTGGCCGCGACGCAGACGGGCGTTGGGGTCTGGCCGAGCTGATACGTCGTGTTGCCGCTGAGGATGATCTTCTCCTCGGCGATCATCAGCGCTTGCAGGTTCGACATCGAGGCGCGGCTGCGCAGATTGTCGAAATCGCCCGCGGCCAGATCGGCCTCGAAGGTGACCGACGCCTCGGAGCCGATCGTCCGATACGCGGCGAAGTATTCCTTCGTCGCAACGGAGATGAGTGCGCCACGTCGGCCTTCGGTCACACCGGCGAAGATGGAGCCGGTGTCGATGCCGGTGACGCCCTTCCAGTTCGCCTGCGATCCTCCCTTGCCCGAGACGCGCGGGATGCGATTCCGCAGCGGCGTCAGGACCGGGTAGAGATTCTTCGCGGCCGGTTCGAGGTCATAGAGCTGCAGACCGACGGTCGGCGTGACCGATTGGACGAAGGTCGCCGCCTTGGCAAGTTCCACCGGATCGGCGGCTTTGGCAAGAGCTTCCCGCAGGATGTCGAGCGTCGCGGAAGTATCCACGTTGTTCACCGTGTCGTCAGCGCAGCCGCGGCCCAGCGGCGGTTTGGGGCCATGGCCGGCTGCGCAACCGGCGGTCAGGTGGTCGGCGCGATGTGGTCCCGATGTGTTTTCGGTCCACGACAGGGGGACGGCCGGTGGTTCAGTCCCCCTGTCAACACGTCATTTCAGAAAAATCAGCGCGCGATGGTGCCGCTCAGCGCACCGGCGCCGGTCGCGGGCTGCGGTTTGCGAAGCTGCATCTTGATCAGCTCCTGAGCCATCGCCGCTTGGCGTTGCTCGACCGGGAGACGGTCGATCTGAGCGGCCAGTTTCTGCAGCTCCGCCTCCTCGCTGGGCGGCATGCCGCCGGTGTCGAGCGTCTTGCTCAGCACGACCGGGTTGGCGATGCCCTTGGGCGGCGCCGGTTGCGCCAGCAGCTTGGCGAGCTGGCCTTTGAGGTCGTTGACCTGCTTCTGGAGATCGTCGACCAGCGGCTGCTGCGCGGGGGCCGCGGGAGGCGAAGCGGCCGCCGAAGCGGCCTTGGACAGACCGCCCTGCTGAACCGACTTGCCCATCGACGGGTTGCCCATCGCCATGGTCGGATTGCCCGCGCTGTCCTGCTCCGAACCGTCGTCCATGTCCTGACCGTCGTCCGCATCGGGGCCGTCGACGATTTGCTGGATGTGGTCCAGCTGGATCATCGCGGCGGCGAGAATGCGGCCCAGCACGGTGAGCGGGTTGTCGCCCGAGCCGTCGTCGCTGCCGGCATCGTCCATACCATCGCCGGAGTCATCCGGCGGCGCGGCCGAGCCGGTGGACGCGCCAGGATCGATCGAGGGATCGGCCGGCGCATTGCTGCCGGACGAACCTGACGCGGCCGGTTTCTTGGGCGGGAAGTTCTTCCGCAGGGGGTCGGAGTCGATCTCGAACAGCTTGGACAGCGTCTGCTCCGGCACTCCGCCGTCGAGCATCAGCCCGGCGCCGATCTGGACGATGCCCTGGCCGATCAGGCCCGGGTCGAGCGCGAACTTGGCCAAGTCCTCCGGCAGCGCTGTCTTCACAACCACGCCATCATCCTCGTTGTCGGGATCCTCGGCCGTTGGCAGCAGGATCAGATGCATGCCGTCGGGCGGATTTTCCATGTCGTCGTCATCGGCCACGCCGACGTGCTCGTTGACGGCGGCGCGCAGGGTCAGCGTGGCGAGATCGACGAGGTGATCCAGCATCGTGGCGACGTCTTCGCTGGCCGGGTCCTTGTCGTCGTCGCGCCTGTAGTAGTCGCCCCCCTCGCGAAGCGCCTGGACCTGGGAGACGATGGACGACACGAGGTTCGCGACGCGGCCGACGCAGCCAAGGCCCTTGTAGAGTGGTTCCTCGAGGATCGGCATATCGGCCTTGGCAAGCTCGATCTGCTCAGCGACGTTGTTGCCGATCTGGTCTGTCAGGACGGCCTTGAACTCGCCGAAATTCTTTTCGAGCAGCTCGTCGATGTTCGGCGGGTTGGCTCGGATCAGGTCTGCAACGCTGGTCGAGAGCGTGCCGACCATCGCCTCGATGGCGTCCATGTCTGTTCCTTTGCGCATGTGGCCGCGCCTGCGCTTGCCGGCGTGCCGGAAGCGCCCGACACGCGGGCCTGGATAGAGGTTCTTGGTCCCACGCTCGATGTCATAGGGCTGCAGCCCCGCGGTGGGATTCGCGGACTCGGTGAAGGTCGGCGCGCTGCCGGCGCTGTCGCTCATGGGTTGGTCGCAGGCTTGGCGTAACGGCGCGCGACGCGCGCGACGGTCTTCTGGTCGTAGCCCTTGAACCAGTCGTACGCGCCGCGCGCCACCAAACCGCCCGCGTAGCTGCCGGCGGCACTGAGCGTCGGCGCCACTAGCCAGCCGGGGCCCGGCACGAGCGCGGCGGCGCTGCCGGCGAAACTGCCGGCGAGCGACCCGGCGCTCTCGGCCAACGCCTCGCCTGAGTCGTGGTAGGCGGGGGCGGGCGCTTCGTGGCCGACCAGTTTCGTGCCTACTAAGGCGCCCAGCGTTCCGCCGGCGACGGATGCACCGCCGACCAACCCTGTTTTCGCGGCTGCCTTCGCGCCCTCTTTGATGGCGCCCTTGAAGCCCAATCCGAGCGCCGCCTTGACGCCGCCCACCAATCCCGGCGCGCTCGCAACCTCGGCGGCCGTGCGCAAGGGTGCCGGCAGGAAGCGCTCGGCGATCTGCATCGCCTTCTCGGCGCCGGCATAGGCGAATGCACCTCCAAGCGCATTGCCGGCATCGGGGATTGCGCGGCCGGGACTGTACCACGGCACCGCCTTGCGGCTGGTGCCACGCGCAGCAGCTGCGGCCTGCTTGTCAACGATATCGGTCGATCCCTCGACAGCCCCTTGTCTGATCCGCCCCGCCAAACCCCCAGCGCCATGACCGCCCTTTGGAGCAAACTCGCCACCTCCCTGCTCACCAGCGGCCAACCGTGGGTGCAAATCTGGATTGAAATCTCCACCGTCGAACGCCTTGGCCAGCGCGTCGAGATCGTCGAGCAGCTTACCGAGCGGCACAGCCCCGGCGGACTTGTTGGCCTCCATCTTCAGCTTCTCGGCGTCAGCCTTGCGCCGCAGCGTGTAGCGGAACGTGTTCAGGTTGCCCTTCGCGATCTCATCGGCCGTCATAACGCGGTTCCAGTCCCCGCCCGCGGCCGTGGCGCGGAACGTGTCCGCCGCGACCCGCGCTGCGGTCTGCTCGTCCAGCCCATGGCTGTGGCCCACGACGCGCGCGAGATGCTCGATCGCCGGGATGAGGATTTCCGCCTGGTCAGCCTGACGCAGGCGCAGATCGGTGCGCAGCGCGCGCGCCTCACCCTCCGCGTAATCACGAAGCTGGCTCGCCACGAAATGCGGCGGGTTCTCGTTCTCGACCAGCTTGTCCGGGTCGGTGCTGTCCGGCTCCTTCGCGATCGGCCCGGCTGGCTGCGCCTTGGGCGCCGCGATGCCGGAGCTGCTTGCCCCCGCCGTCTCGGCCGGACCCGTCGTCGGCGTTGAGCCGCGGATCTTGGCGTGGACCGCCTGCATCACGTCGTCGGGAAGCTGCTTCTCTACGCCGATCACCGATGCAGCGAGATGCAGTGCGCCCTTCTCTCGGTCATCCCTGGGCGCCGCGTCCTTGACGATGCGGTCGATCTCGGCGTTCAGCGCGGCGCCGACCTCGGCTTTGTCGGCCGATCCGAACCCGGGCCGCTTCGTCAGGATCGACGGCTTGTTCCGGTCCTGACCCTCTTTGGTGTAGCCGGTCAGCTGGGCGAACGCCTGCTTGCGGGTCAGGACGCGGCCTTCATTGGAGAACAGCGTGTCGAGCGCCTTGTGAACCGCCTGTCCCTGGGGCGCGCCGGACGCGAGATGCTTGTCGCGGAGATGCGCGACGAACTGGCCCGCCGCGTCGTTGTGCTCCTTGTCGTTCGATCCGTCGCCACGGAACTGCATCTCTGGCCCGTCCTGCCCAGCGCGCAGCGTCTGCAGGCCGCCCTGCGTGCCCTTGAGCGCGGCCACGGTCTTGTCGATCAGGGCCTTGCGGTTCGGCTCCAGGTTCTGCGCATCACGCAGCTCGCGCGGGCCGCTCGTCGCGCCCCCGATCGTGCTGCTGCTGGGCGCGTTCTGGTTCTGCGGGCGCTGCTGCTGGTATTTCTGTTCATAATCGGCAACCGCGCGACGCACATCCGATAGCGTCGAACCGGCGCGGAGAGGTGTCGTCGACCCATCGTTCTTGTAGTGCTCGCCGTAAACCACCAGACGCTCGCCCTTGTTGTCGGGGTCGGGCGCGTGGACCGCGATATAGCCCGCGCCGGTGATGGGATGCACCTTGTGTTCGGTCCGGAACCCCTTGGGGGCCTTGAGCGGCTTGGCCGACTCTTTCTCCTCGTCGGAGCCGAACAGGGCCCGGCGGATATGCGCGCCGTGGTCCAGGATCGCGTCGGTCGCGGCCGTGGCCACGCCGATAGAGGCGATCGCCTTGCCGGGATGCAGCGCTGACCCGTCCTCTGTCAGGAATGCTTTCTTCGCGGTCTCCTTGATGCCTTCCCCGGTCGCAGCGGCGGTTGCGCCGGCGAGGCCGATCGCCGACGAGGCGAACTGCTTCAAGGCCGCCGCTGAGGGTGACCGGATGAAAGCATCCACCGGCGAGGCTGCGGCGCGCGCCGCGCGCATCACTTCAAGCCTCAGATCGCCGATCATCTGGCGGGGCAGGCGTGGTCCGCCCGTCGACGCCGCGGCGACGCGCATCTGGCGCTCCATCGCCTGCACAGCGCCGGTCACATCCGCGCTTGTCGTGCTGACCGCGGCATGGGCGGCTTTCAGATCGGCCTGGTGCTGCTTGATCTGCGCCTTGAGGGCCTTCGTCGCGGCGGTGTGGTCCTTGCGCTGGCTCGGCAGCGGCGTGATCGAGACGTGGGCGTCGTGACGCTGCTGCGTCTCGATCAGGTTGCGGTGCGCCGTGTTCAGCGCGTCGCGGGCCTGCTCATGCGCGACCGAGGCTGCCGCGACGGCGCGCGCCTCGGCCGCGGCCTGGTCGGGTACCGCGGCGCCGGAGGAGTGCGTCATGTGTGTATGCGCGGCCACCGCGCGGCTGTGCCGATGAACGATGTCGCGCTCCTGCGCATCGCGCGCATCAGCGATCTCCTTGTCGGCCTTCTTCCGGGCGTCGCTCCGTACGGCCTCAATGATCGACGATCGGCTCCGCTCCGTCGCTTCGCGGGACGGCTTCGGGACGGCGGCGCCGCCCAGCTCCTTGGGCAACCTCACGCCGGTCGGCTGCTTCTTCAGATCGTCCAGACGGCTGATGGCGGTTTGGTGAGCCTCGTCGGCGTCGTCGAAAGCCTTATCGGCGGCGTCGAAGCGCTTCTTGGCCGCTGCTTTGGCTTTTCCTTCGGCGGCTTCGTGAGCGGCGCTCGCTTTGTCTGCTGCGACCTGCGCGTCCGCCGCTCTCTGGCTCGTTTTTTTGACTTCGGCTTCGGCTTGCGCAATGGCTTCATGATGGGCGGCGATTTGGTCATCGACGGCGTTGATCCATTCCTGACGCTTATCGAAGATCGAGCCGATCTCCTGGCGCACCTTTTCGTCCGGCACGGTCGCCAGCGCGTCGTGGAATTCCTTCGGCGTGGCCGAAGCGACGAATTCGAGGACCTTCTGTTTTGCGACAATGTCCGGATCGACGTGGGTCCGAGCCTTGGCGCGCAGGTCGCGCATCGACTTCGACGCGCCGCTCACCTCATTGGGGATTGCAAACTCGTCGATCTGGCTCAGCTTGGAGGCAAGGTGGTCGTTTACCTTCGCCCGGGTGTACGCCTTGGCATTGACCACCCGGAACTCTCCCGACGGCTCCTGCAGGCTGGCACCCGCGTCCTTGAGCCGAGAAGCAAAGGGCTCCTCGTCCATCATCTCGCGAACACGCGCGTCCCGTTCCGCGATCATTTTCGGCACTGAGCCGATGCCGGTTTCCGACCGAACCGCCGCCAGCTTGCGGGCCAGCTTGGTGCTGCTCCTCGCCAGAGCGCGGCTTAGCTGGGCGGTGTTGTGGCTTCGCAGCGCCGCATAGACGCCCAGCCCGGCCGCAGCGCCGCCCAGAAGCGCGCCCCCCGAGACGGCGGCGTCACGCGACGTGAACCTGCCGCGCGCGTCGTGGTTGGGGTTGCCCCGCGCGTGATCGCCGGCACCCGTCGCGGCGTGAATCCCAAAGCCTGCCAGTGCGCCGGCCGCGGCTCCGCCCACCGCAGCGGCGCCGGTGCGGACCGCGCGCGCCACGCCGCCGACATAGGGATATCGCAGGAAGCTCGCCTTGAGCAGATCCTCGGCGTTTGGGTCCCCGGCCAGTTTCTGGACCGAGCGATACGAGTAGGCGTCGATGTTGCGGCCGATGACGGCGGGGTCCAATTGCGTGTCCTCGATCTTGCTTCGGATCGCCAGCGCTGGAACCGCTGCCAGCGCAGCCGCGGCGCCGACGCGGCGGAGGCGCGCTTGTCCGGGAGTTCGCGCTGTCGAGCCGGCGACGTGAACCGCGGCCCGCGCCGCAGCTGAAGCGGCGCCCATGCTGAGGTCGGCCGTTGCGGCACCGATCCGCTGACCATGAGCGCCGAACCATTCGCTGATCCGTGCCGCCAGGTCGTGGCTCGGATCAGGTGGTGCAGGCCTGCCCCGACCGCGTGCGATCGCGGCGCGCGTGACGCCCGCGCCGGCTGTCAGCCCATGCGCTGTCAGAGAGACGGGAATACCGAGGCCATATTTCCCTGCCATGCCGCCGATCCAGCGCGCGCCGCGCCGCACTGCGCCGCCGGGACGACCGCGCAGCAGGCCGGCAACGAGAAGGCCTCCAGCCGCCGCGGAACCGACATCGCGGACGACGCCGCCGATGATCTCGTTGTGGCGCGTCGGGAGCAGATCCGTGGTCAGCGCGCGATAGCCTGCGTTCGTCTGCTGGAGTTTCTGATGCTCATCCTGCGTCGCCGGCAGCGGGATGGAGACGCCCGGCTTGGCCGCAGCGGTGCGAGAGAAGCGACCGTGGGCGCCGCGCGGATGCTCTGCATCGTCGAACTCTCCGGCCTTGGCCAGGTCATTCAGGTGGGCATCGACTTTGGCCAGCGCGCGCTCGTGCGGCGTCGGGCCGCTGTAGGCCTTCTCGTAGATGCGCTTCACATGGCCGAGCTTGGCCAGTGCGGAGGGCGTGCGCTGGTTGTGCGCGACCACGCGGTTGCGCAGCTCACCGATCAGCGTGGCGTCGAAGTGAGGACGCGGCATTCAGATGATGACCCCGAACATGGTCACGATGGCGCGCCCCACCCCTTCGTGCGCATACCGAAGGCGCTCCGAACAGAACGCTGCGTCTGCTGGAACCTCTGGTAGCCCGCGCGCTGCTGGTCGGTGCCGCCGCTTGTGTCTGCAGGAGGGGCTGAGGTATCGGTTTGAGCTGCCGGCGCCTTCGGCTGTTTGATACGCCGAGAGGGATTGCGTCCCTTTCCACCCCCGAAGCTCCGGTAAACCCCGAGCGTTGTCGTGCCCGGCACGACAGTTGACACAGCCTGTGCGCCCAGCCATCCGGCCCAGTTCTTCCCAAGATCGTTGCGCGGCAGCGGACGCGCAGGATTCGAGGCGGATTGCCCCGTGTCGTGCTGCTGCGTTCGAGGCATCTGCGCCGCCATCGGACCGCGCGCGCCGGTCGAGGCACGGAACGGAGCGCCGTCTTCGTGGCCCTCGTCGTTCGGCGGAAGTCGCCGACCCGGCATGCTGGCCTGCGTCTGCACTGGGTGCGCTCTCGTCACCGGCACGGCAAGTTGTTTGCCGCTGAGCCGGGTTGCGTTCTGGGCCCTGGAGTTGGGCGGAAGCGGACGCTCGCGATATCTGGCTTGACCGCCAGGATTGTGTTGCTGGGGACGTGGCTCGCGGGCTGTCTGCCCCTGCATGTAGCGTCGCGCCGTGGCAGCATCCTCTTGGCGCGAAATTTCCTCCAGCTGGGCGATATCGTCGAAGTCTTGCTGGGTGTGGCCTGCGGCCGGCCCGCGGCTGACAAGTGCACGCCCAAGCCTATAGCCAGCATAGGTGCCGAGGAAAGGTACAGGCAGCGCAACTGTCCCGAGAACGCCGCCGATAATGCCCGCGCGCCAGCGTCGCGCCTCATAGTCGTCGTCGCGATCGCTTGAACCTCCTTCACTCGCGAATTTGCCATGGTCGCGCGGATGCTTGCTCTCGTCCCATGCCTTGTGCAGATCGCCGAAGCTCCGCAGCCTTCCGTCCCATTGCTCCGCGAAGGTGCGCGGCCGCGCGGCCCACGCCGTGGCGAACGTGGTGAGGGGCGAGCCGCGCAGCTCCAGCTGCTCCACCACGCCGTGCGCCTTGACCAGCTCGGCGAACCGCGCCGTCGGGATGCAGGGATTGTCCACAAGCGACAACTCGCGGACGATCGGCGTGTAGCGCTTGTTGCCGGCGTCGTCGGTCCACTTTGGGCCGTAGCCGCCACCAACCGAGAATCCGGTGTAGCAGCCGTCCAGGCACTTCTTCCAAGCCTGGTCATCGGTGACCTTGGCGCAGACCTCGATGCGCTTGCCGTCATCGTCGAACCCGAGCTGGTCGAGCCGGCCGGCGACCATCTTGGGATTGTGCATCTCCCGCAGGTTGCCCTTTGACAGGCCGCCGGTGGCGTCCTCGAACGACTTGGACCAGCTCGCGAAGGCGGGCTTGGCGGAGGCGTAATCCATCACCTCGCCGGCCTGGTCGCGGATTTCGGCCGCCGCCACGCCGTAGACGAGGCGCTTCTCGACGTCGATCTTGGTCAACGGAATGACCAGCGTGCGCGGCGCGGCCGCGGCGTTCAAGAGGGTCATGACATTGCCTCGCTTGCCTTTATCGCTACGCGCGCGATCGGATGCTTCGCGAGCGATGAGGATTTCGCAGCCGATTTCAGTGCCGAAGTGGCCGCGCCCTGGATGAAAGCGCGCCGGTCCATCGGCCTCGTGGCGCGGGCGATGTCGCTGGCTGAACCCACACCCGAGGCTGCGGCCTTCAGCGTGTCGACCGCGCGGTAGGCCTTCATCCCGAGACGCGCGCCGCGCACGACATTGCGGGCCGCGCTGACGAGATTGAGCTTCGCGAGATCATCACGGGCCGCCGCCTTGTTCATGCTCTCCTGATGCGACCAGCGCGCCTTGGCGGCCGAGACGCGCTCCTTGCGCTGGGCATCGGACAGCATGGCGTGAGCCCCCGCCGCCGCGCCGGCCGCAGTGCCCGCGCCTGCCACGGCGAGGCCGGCCTTGAACCCGAACTTCGCCGCGGTGCGGCCCATCCGGGCGTACGCATCCTGATGCGCCGCGATCGATCGCTGGCGCGAGTGGCGCGCGCCGGCGTTGACCCACTCGTCGTCCGCGCGGGCCGCCCGGCCCTGGCGGACGTCGGTCGCGTGACTGCGGCCCGTACGTCCCGCATGCAGATCAGCTTGGTGCTGCGCCTCCTCGTGCGGACGAAGGGCGGCCCGAAGCCGAGACGCTGCATCGGCGGTCCGGCGACCGTAGTCGGCCGCGTCCGCCTCCATCTTCTTGCCGGCCGATGTGGTCGGACGTCCTTTCAGGCCGCCGGCGTAGTCGCGCATGTCCCGCCCGGCCGGGGAATGCGGCTCGATCGCCGCTCCGGCCTTCGCGCCCAGCTCCCCGGCCTTTTCCGCGCCGGCCTCCAGCGCGCCGCGCGCCCGCGCCAGCCACGCCGTTGCGATGCCCTTGCGCAGCTCACCGCCCTCGGCCTGCCAGCGCTCCAGCGTCGCCTTCGCGCCGGGCAGCGTTTCAGCATCGGCGAACAGCGGCGCGAGCTTGACCAGGTCGCCAATGATGTGCGCCGCGGTCATGTGATCCTGTGGCGAGGCCAAACGCGCGCGCAGGAATTCTTCGAGCTCGGCGTCTGTCATGCGGGGCGCGCTCCAGGGTCTTGGAGCGGCTCAACCGCGTCTTGGTCCCCGCATCGAGCGGCGCAACAAAAAAGGCCGGCCCGGGTGTCACATAACCGGGCCGGCCAAGGTTGGGAGGAAACAGCCCAGTATTGCGGCCACGCCTGCCGACGCGTGGCCAGGATCAGTCCGCACCGACCGCCCTGGCAGCCATCCGACGTGCGCCGCGTCGACACATTATGATGTGGCGCTGCTGTGGTCCAGATGTTATTTCAGGGCCACCGCAGTCATCGATGAGGTTTTGATGTGATCGACCCGCCGTTTACCCCGCCGCCGAGGCGCGCCTCCGTCATGCAACGCACCATGGCCTATCTGGAGCGATATGGCGCGGCGCAGAAGCAGTATGAACGCGACAAGATCGCAACCATGATGTGCGGCTTCTGCTGCGGGAACACGCCGTTCGATCCGACCGCCGAGCGCCAGCACGTCCAGTGCGAGTGGTGCGGAGGTCAGATCACGCTGACGCCTCATCCCTGCGGGTACCACGCGGTGAACCTAGTCTCGAAGGGACCACCTCGATGGCGGCTCCCCGAAAGGCTCCGCGACGCATGAGCGGAAGCTGCGCGAACCGGGACGAGCGCGAGGTGCTCGCCATCGCACGAGAGCACGGCTGGAGGCCCACCGGGCGAAACAGCCAGGGCCACATGCAGCTCCGCCACGCCGAGACCGGCGCCGTGACGCGCATTCCTGCGTCATATCAGAAAATCGGGATCCGGAAGGGTGTCATTGCCCGCCTCAAGAAGGCAGCGCGACAGTAACCGATCCCCTCCCTGAAGGGAGGGGCTTTTCCGTGCTGCTTATTAGGCGGCCAGAACACAGGGCTTGGTTACAGAAGCCTTGGCCCGAATATTCCGGGCCGCGTTGAGATCGGCGGGCGCTTGGTGCCCACACGAAACACAGGAGAAGTTGGCTTGATTGGTTCGGTTCTTCTTGTCGATGCATCCACATTCCCGGCACTGCCGGGATGTATTGCGCGGATCGACAAAGACCACGGGGACGCCAGCGCGCTTCGCCTTGTAGGAGACGAATGCGCCAAGCTGTGCGAAACCCCAATTCCCCAATCGTGCGCGTTGGTTGCTGCGAGCCGTAACCCGGCTACGGATACCCTTGAGGTCTTCGAGGGCAATCCCGCGTCCAGTGCGTTCAGCGTCCATCACGACAGCCTTAGCGATGCAGTGGTTGGTGTGCTTCTGAAACCTCGCTTGTTTTCCCGCCAGCTTGCGGAGCCGCCGCTTGGCGGCCTTGGTGCCGCACTTCTGCAACCCGCTCCGGCGCTTTTGCTGGCGGCGGCGGACACGCTCCACTTCGGCCCCGCTGTAGGTCGCGCCGTCGCTATCCACGGCCAGCGAGACGATGCCAAGATCGACGCCCAGCCAGTCTTCGGCCTTGAACTCGTCGGTCTCGGGAATGTCGCATGTCGCGGCGAGCATCCATTTCCCGCGCACGAGGCACAGGTCAACTTCGCCCTTGCGGAATACCATCAGCCGCTTCTGGTGTTCGCCCATCACGATGGGAACCACCATGCGGCCTTCCAGCGTCCACAGGCTGACCGCGCTGCCATCCTTAACGAAACGGATAATGCGGTCGTCGTAGGGCTGTGCCGCATCGGCTCGAAAGACAGGCGCGACATCGCGGTTGACCTTGAAGGCGTCCGCGACCTTGGAGATGGATCGCACGGCGGCTTGCGCGGTCAATCCGAAGCGGGTGCGCAGTTCCGCATAGGTAGCTTTGTGCAGGTCGTATTGCCGGAATGTCTTCGTGTCGAAACCGATACCGGCCAGCCACGAGCACGCCTCGTTGCAGCGCGCCAGCGTCGCCGTCAGGCACGCGGCCTGCTCGGTCGTTGGCATCATCTTCACGGCAGCTACGAGCTTCATGCCGTCAAGTATGGAAGGCATTCGATGCGCCGTCAAGGTCTTCGCGCTGTCGCGCGAACCGCTATCCCTCCCCGGCCTGAAGGCCGGGGTTTCTCGCGGAGGGACGAATGAGGGCGTTTCTGCGGGACCGGCTGACGCGACGCGCCCTGCAAGTCCTGGATGCGCGTCCCCCGGACGTCGTGATCGGTCATGACGGTAGTCCGTATCTGGAGCGCTGGCATGTCTTCAGGTGCAGGTGGTTGTGCAACATCTATCTGCACAAATTCCTCAGGTCCGACGACGACAGGGCTTTGCACGACCATCCCTGGGCGTGCCTTTCATGGATCCTGAAGGGCTCGTACTTCGAGCACACGCCGGACATGATTCATTTCCGGGACGAGGGAGCGCTCGTGTTCCGGTCGCCGTGGGCCGCGCATCGCATTCAGCTCTTGCTGGGCGGCCCTGACGCCGACGCTAGGTCTGGTTACGAGCCGGTCGTCACGCTGTTCGTCACCGGCCCGAAGATCCGCGCCTGGGGGTTTCACTGCCCTCAAGGCTGGCGGCACTGGCGCGATTTCACGGCTGGGCCGAACGGCGAAACCGTTGGGAAAGGATGCGAGTGAGGCCTGATGAACGCCCGTTCCAGCAGCGCGTCTGGAGCTGTATGCTGACATGCTTCGGCCTTTCGAGCGCACCCTGGAGAAGAAATCGACATGAGCAATAATACATGCGGCGAATGCAAATATAAACTTGCTGGCCAGTGCTACAGGTACCCGCCGCAAATGGTGCTGTGGCCTAGTGATAATCAACAACCAGTCCTCTACACGCCTTACGTCACGCGGCCAGATGTTTCCGCCACGACGCCTGCATGTGGCGAGTTCGTGATGCGAGCCAAGCCATGATCGATCTTACCGCCAACACCCTGCGCCCCGCCGGATGGGGTAAAAGGGAATTCTCGGCCAGCGACCGTCACGCGATGAGGGTAGAGGCTACCGTATTCACGGTGTTGCAAAAACATTTCGCGCCAACGTCATCCACAGGGGTCCGCGACTTGAGATTTTGCGCCCAAGTCGCTGTCGAGGTTCGGCATGCCCTTGAGGAATTGGAAAAGGCGGAGATCGAAAAGCGCAAGCTTTGCGAGATCGGCACATGAGCGCGTGCGACACATGCCGCGATCCTGGCCGGTGCTGCCGCGGTTTCACGCTCAGCACTTTGAACGTTCTCGATTGGCCCACCGCTGAAAGCGTGACCACGCTGCTTGACGACTATCCCTACGAAGAGGCTGTGCTCGGTGGCCGGATTGCCTACGGCCTACCGTTTGTTCCGATCGGCATGATACACGACCCCCGACAAGGATGGGTCTGGAACTTCCGTTGCACCGAGCTGCAGCCCGACGGGCGATGCGGGATCTATGACCGCCGGCCGTATTCGCCCTGCGTCGTGTATGAGCCAGGACAGGACGGAATCTGCGCCCACCACGTCCCGAAGATCGGGTTGTGCGGCGAGCTGAAGCAGGACGTGAAGCCGCCGGCGAAGGTCGCAACATGACGCGCGAGCCCTTCGGCGGCATCCAGGTCCGCGTCACCGATCTGCTGCCGCGCGTGCTGGACGGCTTCACCGAGAAGCGCATCCCGGGGCACCCGCTTATCCTGTGGCTGTCTCGCTGGCTGCCGATCGACCCTTGGATCGTGATGGCCGTCCCCAAGACAAAGCCGGCGGACCCGATCTATGATCGGGAAAACGGTGTCATCTACTGCGCGCCCGAGCATTACAGACAGATCAGGATGGCGATCGATGGCCACTGACGAGGTTGAACACCTGCTGTGCATCGGCGGTCACAAAGACGGCGAGACGCTGCCGATCCGTCGTGATCGCCGCTTAGTCACGCATTATTTCACGACGTATGAGACAGCTGCGCTCGTGACCGGCCAACCGGCTTGGTGCTACGTCAAAGCTTCGATCACGACGGAGACGTACGTCCGGAAGACATGGTGTCATGGCAACGAGCCGCCAACGTTCCGTGACGTCCTGGTTCCAGTTGACCAGCGGCCCGAGGAGGCGCTGGAAATGGTCCTCGATCGGTATGGTGCGCGGTGCTGGCGGCCGATCGCGACCGCGCCCAAGGACGGCTCGTGGTTCGACGCCTGGGACGGCGAGACGCGGCTTGCCTGGGTGCAGTGGTCAGATGATGACGACTGCGGACATTTTCGGCAGCGTTGTGCCGAGGCCGATAGCACCTTCCGTGTGCACGACCTGACGCACTGGATGCCCATACCGCCCGGCCCTGGAGCCGCGTAGTCCAACCTCTACGGCGTTGGAGGCTGGGGCGGCGTCGGCGGCTTGATGTAGTTCCCCTGGGTCTGCTGCTGGCCCAGCTGCGTCGCCGGCGCCCCGGTATAGCCTGACCCCCCAGAGCCCTTCAGCGCCTGCCCGGGCGCCGCCGTGGACACCACGGGCGCGCGGCGCGCCGTGCTGGCGGCGAGCTGGCGGATCGCGTGACCCGAGGTGCGTTTGCCGCGCTGGATCGCCCGCACCGCCTGGCCGACCAGCAGAGACTGGGACTGCGCCGAGCCCGCGACATGCTTGGATCGCAGCCCACTGAGGCGGGACGCGGCGCGCAGCCCCCAGGGCGACGGCGAGGAGCCGCGGAAGATCGAGCCGATCCCGCCGGCCGTCGCCTCGCCCTGGTAGGTGTAGGTGCCCGAGCTGGTCACGGCCTTGGCCAGATCGTGGCAGAAGCGGCGCTCGGCGTCGTTCATGTAGCGTCTCCTTTCGGCTTGATTGGCAGTCCCCACTCCTCTGCCTGCTCCCGGGTCAGAACAAGCGGCGGAACAGGCAATCGTGCCATCTCGTCGGCCAGACCACTGGCGAGACGCTGGCGTGACCACGCGAACCGCAGCTGTACTTCCGCCATCGCTTCGCCCGCTGGCATTCCGCGCTCGGTGAGGTGCCGATACTCGGCCTCCATGTCAGCATCGAGACGTTCGAGCACTGACCTGATGAAGCGCCTTGGGGTTGGGGCGGGACAGATGGTTCCATCCAACCCGTGCACCACGTCCGTGTCGCCGATTCGCTCGATCATCATGCGCTCACAAAACCCGTCGCGTCCATCAGCGGCGCCCCCGCCAAAGATCGCGGTCCATCTGTTCCGCCTACCTCGGCACGGCTAGGCTCACGTCGCGCCGCCTTTCGTAGGATCGTCGGCGACAAACTGCGCCGCGCTCTTTTTGGGCACAAGCATCGTTGCGATGGTGCATCTGCAATTTATCACCGCTCTGGCCGGCGCCTGCTGATCGCCCGGCCATCGGATCACGTCACCGCTTGGGCATTTGAACGAGGTCATGAAGCCCACCACGATCTGCCCATTCAGCACCCGGTGATCCGGCCGCGTCTTCTCGTCCAGCTTGGCGATCCAGCGCTTCACCACCTCCATGTCCGGGTTGGCGTCGAGCGTCTGCTGCAGCGCCGCCATGTGCCCGTTGTTCGCCGCGCCCACGCCCTCGGTGCGCGCGATCGTCATGGCCCGGTAGGCGAGATAGCGCCGGTGGTAGGCATCCACCATGGCGTCGATCTGCGCCGTGGTGAGCGAATTGCCGGATGTCATGGCCTTGAGGACGGTGCGGTCATAGCGCTGGTCGCGCAGCTTGCGGTTCAGCGCGTTGCCCTGGAGCTGCTCCAGCTCGCGCCGGTAGGCGAGGACCTGGGCGGACTGGTTGGACGTCAGGCCGACAGTCTGGCGGATGCGGCGCGCCATTTCGTCTGGAGACGCGCCGGTCCGCGCAGCGTCGATCAGATGGTTGGTCACCGCCTCCTGCTGCTCCGCCGTCAGCTCGGCGATCTTGGATTTGCGGTATTGGTCGATGTAGGCCTCGACCAGCGGGTTGCGGACCTGCCCCAAATTGAACACCAGCGTGCGCTGGCGGCCGCCGTCGCTCTCCTGGGTGACCGGCACCGTTGCAGCCGCCCCGGCGCGCATCGCGTCGCCGATCGGCGCGTAGGCGTTCGCCGCTCCGGTCTGAAACGCGTCGAGCAGGCTGAGTGGCTCGTCGTCGAGGAGCGTCGGCGTCACGTCGTCCTTCCAGTGCCGGAAGGTCTCGGCGAGACGCTCAGCCATCGTTTCCTGCGCCGCGAGGCCGGCCGCGGCGATCGTGTCAGCGGCGTCGGTCGCATCGGTCGTACCATCGGGCGCTGCCTTCGCCAGCAGCTCAGCCGGGGCGGCCAGGAGACGGTCGGCCGACTTGCCCAGCTCGCGGCCCGCATAGTAGCCGCCCAGCGCGCTCAGCCCGAGGCCGAGCCCGATCAGGCCGCGGCGTGTCGTGCGGGTCGGGAGAGCCCAGCGGGCAAGTGGCGCAGCCGTGGCGCGGAAGCTGTCTTGCGCCGGTCCCAGCGCGGTCAGGTGGCGCGACAGCTCGGACCACTTGCGCGGGTGCATCTCGCCGGCCACCCGGTCTCGCAGTTCGTCGCGGAGCTGCTTCAGGGCCTTGTCATCCGGCGTGCCCTGCCTTCGCGCCGTCGTGGCCCTGCGCTTGACCTTCGCGGCATCCGAAGTACGCTCGAACCCAACGGGTATCGTCTTCTTCGCGCCGCGCACGCGAACAGGCTTGGCAGCGATCAGCGCGCGCTTCGCCGCCAGCTTACCCCGCAGTTCCTCCAGCTCGTCCGGCGTGGCGCCGTTGCGCTCGAACTGATCGAGCAGGCCTTCGTGCCGCGCATCGAGGTTGCGGAGCCGGGCCGCGCGCGCCTCATCGCTCTCGCGATCCTTGACGGTGATCTCCCTGGTATGGGCGCGCGGCACTTTGGCGATCGTGGCCTTGCGGGGCTGACGCTTCGGCGGCTTGGCGTCGGCCAGCTGCGCGAGGCGGGCGCGACGCTGCTCGATCTCGCCCGCGATGCGCTCGGCCGCCTCCTGGTCGACCGGTCCGTGAATATCCTCGCCGGTCTCCGGATCGACGCCCATCACTTCGGACGGCATCTGACGCATCTGACGCAGTCTGGTGTGGACGTCGTGCCGGAGCATGGCGCGCGCCGGCGGGACGGGCCACTTGCGGATCGCCGATAGCGCGGCCTTCTCGTGCGCGGCCAGAGCGCGGGTCACGGTGGCGTGGCGCGCATTTTCGGCCCGGACCGGGCCATGGGCCGTCCTGATGCGTCCAAGTACGTAGGCACGTACGGCCTTGGTGCCGAAATGCGCCGCTGCGGCACCCGCCGCCCCAGCAGCGCCGGCACCGACGGCAGCCCACCGCGCCCGCGCCGCGTCGCGCCGCTGCTGCCGCTCCGCATCGGTGAGAGGCGCGCCCGGCACGTGCTTGGCTAGTTCGGTCACCGGCGATCACCCGTGGCCGATGTGGCCGATCGGCGCCTTGTGGTCGGCGACCGCCTGGGTGTTGCGGAAACGGTTGGGACGCGGATCGTGCTGGCGGGCGCTGGAGCTGAGGATGGCGTTGACCGTGGGCATCATGGCAGCGACGGGCCGCGGCGCGGCGATGCGCCTGGTCGGCGCCGTGATGTGCTTGAGGTGGTCCGGCATCATGTCGTGCGCCGCCGGCGCGACCTTGTGCGACGGGGCCAGCTTGGTCATGTCCGGAACCGCCGGAGCTGCGGGGCGGGACAGCGCGCCGAGATCGATCTTCGGGCCCGTAGATAGGGCCGACTGCAGCCCGGGGCGCTTGCTGATGTTGAGCCCCTTGAGCGAGCCAAGCATCCCCTGGTTGAGCCGCATGCCGCCCTGCTGGAGCTTGAGCCGCTCATCGACCGCGGCGTGCTTGCGCTCCAGGCGCTGCTGCATCGTGAGGGGCTTGAACGACCTGTTGCCGGCGTTCTCGCTGCGCGCCAGCGTGACGCGCATCCTGTCCCAGCGCGAGACCTGGCCGGCCTGGAGCGGACCTGTCGCGCCGGGCGACTGCCCCACCGGTGGCGACGGCACGGCCTTGATCAGCACGTCGTTCGGACGGACGCGGAGGCGCTGCTCGCCTGTTTCCTTGTTGAACTTAGCGTTCTTGAACGGCTTGCCGAACGCCGCGCGGTAGGGCTTCCAGCTTCCCTTTTCCTGCCCGAGCACCTTCGACTTCACGCGCCGGCGGGCGTAGCGGATGAAGTCCTCCATCGGCTTCATCTGCGCTTTCAGGTCGTCGTCCATCTTGAAGTCGTAGTCGACCGCGCCGTGGTCGTGCAGCGCCAGCATGGCGCCGTGGTTGTAGGCCCGCGTGATCGCCCGCGGTTCGGTGCCGTCAGGGATCAGGCCGCGCTCCCGCCCCTTCGCCACAGCGCCCTCGCGCTCCTGCTTCACGATGCCGAACAACCGGCTGCGCAGGCCTGCGTCCTCGCGCAGGTCCATGTCGTGCGGGATCTGGTGAACCAGCTTGTGGGTCGTGAACGAGCCGACCGGCAACTCGCGGTCGCGGGAGCCGGTGTAACTCGCCGGAAGCTCCGCGATCTTGGCGCCGGTGCGCTGCCAAGCCTCGCCCCGGGTCAGCGAACGCGGACCGTCGGCGCGGATCACCACGGGCGCCGGCTTGCCGTCGGCCACCGATGCCGTGCCGCTGAACCGGCCCGCGTCGTCGCGCGGGTGCTTCGCGGCGTCGAACTTCAGCAGCTCAAGCATGTCGGTTCTTCCGACTGAGCGCCGCGCGCCGGGCGTGCCGGTTGCCGGTCACCGGTGGCGACGGCGTTTTGATGATGACGGCCGTGCGGCGGCACGCGTCGAGCGGGACAGGCACGTCTCTTGCGGGCTTGAAGCCCATCGTCGGCAGGAGCGGCAGCTCGAAATTGGAGAGGGCCATGGGATCGTACATATCCTTGATCAACGCGCTCAGCTCTTTCGCCGACTTCACGAGATCAGCCATGTTGTACGGAGCCTTGGCGACCAGCGCTTGGTAGGTCAAGCCGTCTTCGGCGATGTCGTCACCCATGATGGCGCCCTCCTCAGCCGCCCAGATGGAGGCGCAGACGGAGGCCTGCAGGTTCTTCATGGCGTCGCTCAAGCGCGGCGCGCAGTCGGCGCACCCGCACGTCCAGATGTTATGGCTCACCCGCCAATCTCCTGGAGCAGCGCACGCGCTCTGACCAGCAGTGGGGATAGGCCGCGTGCGTCAGGGCGATCCTCCATGTTTTCCTGGGTGCTGATCAGATCGCGCAGCACCTCGATCGTTCGTCCACGCAGTTCGTCCCGCGGCATGACGTGGCCGCATTTGACGCAGCGGAAAAGGTGCATCTGATCCATCGAGCGCATGTAGACGTGCTGACACGGGTTCATTTCACGTTGCACCGTCGCCGATCCTGGGTCTGCCCAGCGGCCCCTGGTCCGGCGCGAGCCGATCGAGCGCATCGATGCTGTCGCGCTGCATCAGCGCGCATTGGTGCAGCAGGGTGATGATGCGGCGATTGTTCGCCAGCACCCGGATCGCCGTGTCGCTGTCGTCGCCGACCAGCTTCTCGTTCTTCGCCTTGAGTTCGACCTCCAGCTGGTCGAGCAGCTCCTCCAGCTTCCAGCCATGCGGGTTGTCGCGGCTCATCAGCACCAGCGCCTGGACAGGTTCGTCCGGCATTTTCGGCACCGGCCGCAGCGCGCCGGGTCGCGGCATGCGCAGGTCGCCCTTCAGAGTGGCGATCGCGCGCTTGACCGCGGCCGGCGGTTCCGACCAGCTCACGCCGATCGTCGGACGGCGTATCATGTCAGTGATCGGCGCCATGTCGGTGTCAAACGTTACCGGCGCCTTGTCCGTGGTGCGGTCGACGATATCCTCGACAAGCCGCCGCGGCAGCGTTTGCTCAAAAGATGGCTCGTGGACCGGAGCGCCGGGTTCGATCGTGCCGCCAGACGCCACACTGTAAGCCCGGAGGCGCGCGAGCGGCGGAATCCCAAACTTCGCCCGCGCTTGGTCGATCGCATCAAGCGTGTCGACGCCGACGCCTTTGTCCAGCGCCCTGGGCCGCAGAGGCTCGCGCATCCTGATGCCGTCGAAATGGCCGTTGTCGAGAACGCCGCCCGCCGAGATGACCAGCTCCCCGCCTTCGTCGTTCAGCTCCACCGTCACCGTGCCGGCCTCGGCATCGATGGACCTGACAAACCCGATCGTTTGCCCTTCCTCCGTTTTGAACGGCAGACCGTGAAGTTCCCACAGCGGCAACTCGGTCGTGTAGTTCATCGGCTTGGTCTCCTGTTCTGTTGGGTGCGTTCCGCGGCGCGCAGTGTGCGCAGCACCGTGGGGTTGGCTGCATGCCGCGCCAGCGGGTCGCTGGCCGTCTCCTCGCCAGATGTCACATCGACGCTGCGACCCGCCGGTCCGGCCGGCCCCAGACCAACGGCAGCGAGCAGCTTCGGCGGCACTCCGGCCAGCGCGTCCGCCACGCCGGGCTGCCCAGGCGCGGGCAGCGCGCGGCGCGGTGCGGGCAGCGCAAGCATCGGCGCCGCGTTCGATCCCGGCGCCGGGCTACCGCCGTCCACGAAGCCCGGTCCTCCGTCCATCGGGTCGTTCGGATCACCGGCCGCCATCATGGGCGGCGGCGCCGGCGGCTGGATCTGCAGCAGCCCCTGGTCCCGCGCCTGGACGAGGTCGGAGACGAACATGATGCCGGCCGGGCCGATGCCCCAGATGGCGTGCGTCATGCCGATCGGCTGCAGTCCCATGCCGGCGCGCACCTCGTCGATGCTTTTCACCCCGACCTGGATCATTGACAGGTCTCGGGTCTGCTGCTCGCCCGGATCGACGTCGTCGACGTCCTTCCAGACGAATTCCACGTCAGTGAACCCGTAATTCCGCTGGATGATCCGGTCCATGATGCTGGTCTTGAACCAGGTCATCATGGGCTGGAGACCTTCCTCCAAAGCCGTTTCGTAAGCGGTATCAGCGGTCGCGCGATTTTGCATCTTTACAAAGGGCAAAGCCGGCAAGCTGAACGCGAACATGATGACGCGGGCGAGCCACTCGTCGTATGGGTCCTGCAGCGACGAATCCGCGCGGGTCGGCTGGAACGTCATGTCGCCCGGCACGAACTTCAGTCGCCGCTTCGTGGCCTGATCGGCAAGCATCGTGTCCCAGATGTCCTGGAATTCCTTGATCTTGTCCGGTCCCCACTCCTTCGGGACACTCGCGAGTGCTTCCGGAACAGTGCCCTCCGTGTTCCCGGACCAAACCGCTTTGCCGTTGCGGCGCACGTACAGGAACTTGTTCGGGACGCAGACGCATGCGACCGGAGCGTCGTAGTTCACGCGTTTCGCCGTCCAGCCCTTGGTCGCTTTGCGGCGCCCAAACGTGATCATGTAGCCGACGCGCTGGTTGACCTCGCGGTCTCCCACCATTCCCTTCCCAGCTTTGCGGGTGAACACCGCCGGCGCATAGCCCAGTTTCTGACCGATCTCAGTCAGATCGTCCGAGAGCCGCCGGCTCACCGTGAACGCCTGCTGGATGCCGCCTCGATCGCCGAACGCCGTTCCGTCACCCAGCATATAGTGCTCGAAGAAAATCTTCAGCTGACGTGGCGTCGCGCCCTTGATCGTCTCAGGGATGAACTTTTCGCCAGCCTTGCCGAACTGGCGAAGGTGCTCGACCAGCGCCTTGCGTCCCACCTCGAACTGGTGGCCGCAGTAGCTGACGCTGCCGAAGATTTCTTTCAGGAGCGCGCCGTACTTCTCGTGCGCGCCGCGCGTGTCGGGCGGCTGGGAAATGGCAATCGATCGCTTCCTGAGATTGCCCTCGGCCAGATACATGCCCATGAAGGCGCAATACTGATCGCCGGTGAGCGTGATGTCCCAGGAGTGCGGGTTGGCGTCGGTGAACGTTTGGTCGCCCAGCTCTTCGCCTGCCCACACCGATGTTTGCGGTAGGCCGACGTTGGGCGTGCCATAGCGCTCAAGCTCCTCTGCGGTGATGACGTGCTCTCCCTTGGGCTTGCGGCCCATGGCTCCGGGAAAGACGTTCACGAGCATCCTGTGGTGAGGCGTCACGAGCAGGTCGAGCGATCGACCGGTGAAGTGGATCAGTTCTCCAGTATAATGCTTGTAGAAAGTGTCGTAAGGCTTTTGCCACTCGAATACGGCCGTGTTGATCTGACGGGTTGCGAACTGGTCGTCGGAAGTCGTCTCGGCGAAGCGAAGCCATCCGCGCTTCGTAAGCACCTCTGTATCATCAGAATAGCAGTAGAATTGGAGCTTTGATACTTCACGACGGATCGCAATATTTACCGTCATGATGATCTGTTCTACAGGAGAGCATCCGTAGACGCGACCGTTTCTTGGATTGCGCGGCGCATAGATCAGCTCGTCGGAGCTGTAGTCAACCGCAGGCATGCCCTTGAGCCGCTGCTGGTAGGCCGGCGCGGGCGCCTCAGGCTCGCGGCCCGACAGATCGAGCTTCGGCGCGATCGTCTCGCCGTCCAGCACCTCGAAGCTGTATGGCCGGCCGCCCATGTCGGGGCGCACATAGATCGACACCGCGTCGGTGACGAGCTGCTCCTCGATGATCTTGCGCTGCCAGGCGTGCCAGGGCAGGCGCCGATCGGGATATTGGAGCGCGGCCTCGATCATGGCGCAGCGCGCGTCCGGCGCTGATCGCAGCTCCTGGCCCTGCGCCATCTTGGGCTGGATCGACCACTCCAGCGCCGAGAACTGGTCCTTGCGGGTTTCGATCGCGAGCCTGACCATGTCCGAGGCGTCGGCGAGCCGCTTGAGCATCCCAAAGGAAATGCCCTCGTAGGCGCGCGGCTGGATCTGGATGTTGTACTGGTTCGGGTAGTCGAACGCCCGCCCCTTGACGTCCTGGGCCGGCGCGGCCGGGAGCATCGGCCGACCGGGACCAAACCACGGCTCGGCCGTCGGCGGACGGATCACCGTCGCGGCGCCGGGCGCGGCCTGGGTGCTGAAAAAGTTGAGCGTGCCCGCGACGCGCGAGATCATTTCCTGCGTGAACGCGGTCACCCTTGCGCCCGGCGTGATTTTAGGCGCCATGGGCGCGGACCTGCGGCAGCATGTGGCGGGGCATCCCTCGGGCGTCGATACCCCGCCGCGCTACCTCTGTTTGGTCCCCTTCGCAGCCTATCCGGCCGCCGGAAGCTGCCGTGACTTGGCACGTCGACTTATAGAAAGGCGTTTGCTTTTACGCAATAACCTATCGAGCACGAGACCGCGCTGGCGTCCCGAGTGTTCTGCGGGTTTTGCTTGAAGCTCGTGTTCCGTAGCGCTGGATCGTCGCACGCGCCTCGATGTGCGGATACCCCGCCTTCCATCTCGCGCTCTCGCGATGCGCCAGCATGACGATTTCATTTTCCTCCGCTTCCCGCAGCTTCGCAATAAACTGACGGATCACATCGTCTTCATCGATCTTCGAGCCACTGTCACGAACGATACGAATTGCTCTTTGGACGTCGCGCCATTGCTCCAAGGTCTTGATCGGACAGACATCTGACGTGTGTTCGTGCAGATAATCCCGCACCGCAGGCGGCAGCTGTTCGAAGGCGCCGAACGTCGATCCGGCCCGCTGCGAGACGGGGGCTGGCGACGATGAGTTGTGGGACGACGGAGCTTGTGTCGCCCAGCCATGGAACGGCGTCTGGAACATCACATCCTGTCCGCGTACGTGCGATCCACCGGGTGCGCGTATCGCGTCTGGGGAATTCGCGGCTCGCTCCACCTGTCGTCACCAAAGCAGGCGCGGTGGTGAAGGGGGCACCAGCTCCGTCCCGCCATGCTGGGCTGGCCACAGTATGTGTCGTTCGGCGCGACGCCGTGGGCCCACATCGGCCATTGGCACGTCGGGGCGGGCCCGGCCACGACAGGCGCGGCGCGCACCGCGGGCGGCATGGGCGGGCTGTTCGGCGCGCGCTGCGGGGGCCGCGGCGTCTCGCCCTTGCGGTTCGAGCAGTAGGGCGCATGGCCCGGCCTCGCGTCGCCCCAGCCCGTTGCACGGCCGTCGCGCAGCACGATCCGGCGCTGCCCGGGGCGTGACTCGATCCGGATCCTGCGCATCTTGAACAGCCGCTCCAGCGCTCGGCTCGCGCTCGACCGGCCGCGGCCCGCCAGCTCGCCCAGGACAGGGTTGTTCGGCATGGGCGCGCCGGACGATGCGAGGCGATCCAGGATGCGCTCGATGTCCGCCACGAGCGGCGTGAGAACGGTGGGGTCGGGCAGACGGAGCAGGAGCTGGCCGATCGGCGCGACGACGTCGCGCACGATGCGCTGACGACGCGCAAAAGGCGGCCGATGTGCGACAGGCCAAATCCTGATCCAGGAGAGCTGCGCCGCGCCGGGACGCCGCGCGACGACTGTGGCGGCGGCCAAGTTCGGTGGGCTGATGCGATGCTCCATGCGATGCCCCCTTGGCTGATCGATGGGTCGCGCCGGGCATGGCCGCACCCATGCTTCGGTCCATTACCGTCACATCCTGGTGTGCCGCAAGGCAATTCGGTCCCAATACACAGCAAAATCAGAGACTTAAACCAGAGCTATATTCTTGTGGTTCAGGCGTGAATGTCAGGTGCCGGGGTTCTGCATTTTCTTCTGCAGGACGCGCAGCGCCTGTGCCAGATCGGTCGTTGTCTCCTCCACGACACGCACCGGCGGCTGCGGCGGGGCCGGCGCGCCGGGCGCGGGCTTTTTGGCCGCTGCTTGCTCGACCTGGTCGCGGTAGAAGTCGATGATGCCCGACGTGCTGTCGGTGAGGCGGTTGTAGGCGGATGCCACGCTATCGACCTGGTCGTCATGCGCGCCGGTCGGGAAGGACGTGATCTCGGCCAGGAAGTCGGCATGCCATTTCTGCTCGGGCGGCAGATGCGCGTCGTCGATCAGGATCACGTTGCCGACCGAGGCCTGGGCGGCGAACCCCATGGCGCGCGACATCTTGTCGCCGGTCTGCGCCTCGGCGAGCACCTCGAACCCGGCCAACAGCCCGACGTACTGGATCGCCTGATCCTTGCCGGCCTGGCCGGGGTCCTGCGGGATCGTCACCTTGACCTGCCGGCCGTCTTCCTGCGCCGTGGCCAGAACGCGGCGGCGCACCTCGCCCGGGTCTTCGCGGAAGCGTCTGATCCGCTTGACGTAGAACTTGTTCGTGGTCCGAGACTTGCCGACCAGCGCGTTCGATGTCCAGTCTGGGTCAGGCTTGGTGACCTTGGCCGCTGTAGCGGCAAAGTCCCATGCGCTGGACCATGTGCAGTCGGGCGGGGCGAACGCTTCGACGTGGAACCAGTGTCGTTTGAACAGTCCGCCCTCACGCGGCACAGGCCTTTGCTGAAGCTGACCCGCTGAGGCGTATTCTCCTAGCGACGCTTTGAGTTCGTCGATTTCTTGGCGTGGCACTCGCGACGGCCAAAGCAGCTCGCCGGCTTCCTTGCGCGGGTCTCGGAACCAGCGCTGTGGATGATCCGGCTCATATTCGGCCGGAAGGCAAAGGCTGACCCAGCGAGGGTCGTTCTTCTTACGTATATGACCGACGAGATCATTCGCATGAAGGCGCTGCTGTACGATTACAAATGCGCCTGTGATAGGATCATTCAGGCGCGTCGGCATGGACTCGTCCCACCAGCGCTGAACGTTCATTCGAGCCGCTTCGCTGTTTGCGTCCTTGGCATTGAGTGCGTCGTCTATTACGATAATATTTCCACCTTCGCCGGTCACCTTTCCGTCGACGCTGATGGAGAGGCGGTAGCCACCTTTATCGTTGTCGAAGCGGTCCTGGCGGTTCTGATCGTGTGCCAGTTTGAACCGATCGCCCCACCGATCGCGATACCATTGGCTCTGAATGACGCGACGGCATTTCACGCTGTCGCGCCTCGACAAATCGAATGCGTAGGAAGCGAAGACCCAGCGTCGCTGAGGATTGGCGATCCAGTCGTAGGCGGGCCAGAAAACTGCGGCAGACAGGGACTTCATGTGGCGCGGCGGGATGAGAACCATCAGGCGCCGGATTTCGCCTCGACTGACGGCCTCGAAGTGCTCGCATATCGCGTCGATGTGCCAGTTCGGCCGGTAGGTGCTTTCGCCTTCGACAGTGCCCCAGCCCAGCTCGATGAAGCTGCGCAGTCCACCGCGCTCGACCAACTCGCGGTCGATCTCGGCCATCGCCGTCAGCGGCGCGTTGGCCATCCACGACATGAGGTCCTGATCGGCAAAGCCGTCGTCGGACACGTCAGTCGCCCGCCAGCAGGTCCTGCAGCATGGCCACGACACGGCTGCGCTGATACGTGACGCGCTCGCGGCGCCGATGCGCGGACTCGCACCAGTCCACCATTCCGACGACGAACAGCAGGTAGACCACGCCAGCCAGCAGGACGATGTTGATCGGGCTCATGCGCCGATCTCCACGAGGCGGCGCAGAGCCGCGGCTTGCTCGCGTGCGGCCTGCTGCGCTTTCAGAACACGTTCGGCCGTGCGTAGGCAGCCGCACCCGAGATATGCGGCCCGCGTGGACGTGCAGAAATGCTGTCCGACCGGGCACGCCGTCGCGATGACGTTGAAGACCAATTCCAGGTCCTTGTCAGTGGTAGGGATCACGATGTTGCCTCCCAATCGTCTGCGGCCGGCACGACGCGGCCCATCTCGACATCCCTGATACGCGGCGGTGCTTGGGTGAGCAGCCGCAGATAGCCGACCAGCGCGTTCAGCGCGTACGGCTCGCGCTTGCCCGTCTCGGCGTAGCAGATCGTCTGCGGCGCCACGCCAAGCAGCTGCGCCGCGACCCGCTGGCTGATCCCGAGACGCTTGCGGTGCTCCCGCAGCTCGTCGCCCAGCGCGCTCACGTGCGCGGTTCCCGCGTGTTCCTACGCATCATGCGTCCTCCGGTGTCGCTGGATGCTCAGGCTGCGCTGGCAAGCGCGAGATGTCCTGCGCCACGCCGCGCAGCCTGAGCAGCATGTCGGCGGGCAGGCGCTTCATGACCTCAGTGATGGCTTGGCCCTGCGCCGTGCCGAGCGGGTTGTTCGCGCCCGGGCCAAGCGATCGGTCCATGCCAAGCGCCCGGCGCTCGATGATCACCGCGCCCTCCAGCAGCTTGATGGCGGAGACCGACAGAGTGCTCATCGTGTCCTTGTCCGGCGAGAGCATCATCAGCCGACCGCGCGCCTCGCCTAGCTCCTGGCTGCCGGCCGGCGCTGTGAGGCAGCGGGCGATCCCATCCAGGATGTGAACCGCGGCGTTCCGGGCCGTCTCGGCGGCGTCGAGCTGGTTTCGGATCGAGCGCTGGTGAATGTCGGCCAGACCCTTTGCGGTCCGAAGTCCGCGGTCGTCCTCGTCGGCAGTGCTGCGCACTCGATCGCCCCGCGCCGGGCGCTCGGTGCGATCCGATTGCGATGTGCGCGCCGACGTGCGCGGTGCATCATCAGCGGTGCGCGCCGCGGAAGCGCCTGATTTGCGACGCGAATTTTGGTGCGCATGCTTGTGCGCGCCGCGGGCCGCATTGTGCGCGGTGACGTGGCTCGGGAGCGCCACACCGGCCGAAACCAGCTCTGCGGTTATCTCCTCGATGTCACGGCGCCAGCCCTCGGCCACGATCCGGCGGCGGATGCTGTTGTCGGATTTCAGGCCGTGCCGGGCCGCCAGTTCGCGGATCGAGATCGAGGTGCGCTCGTAATCCTGCCGCACGACGTTCCAGTCGATCCCGAGGCGCTGCTCGTTCTGGTCGGGCGGGATGATCTCGCCCTCATGGACCTTCGCCTCGGCCGGCGCGGCGACGCGCGTTGCCTTCGTCGGCTTGGCGGTCGCGGGCGGCGGCGCAGGCGAAGCGCGGCGCGCGAGGCGGGGCTTCTTGGGCGGCGGCGTTGGGATCATGCGGCGGCTCGTTCGGCCTTGACCCGGCCGGCCTCGATGCTGGCGCGCCACAGGCGGTCAGCGATGGCGAATGGGTCGATCCCCCTCGCGCGCCACCAGGAGTGCTGGCTGCCCGATCCGTCGAAAGCGGCATGGTGGCTTGGGCACATCGGTACTGTGAATGCATCAGAGACGCGCAGGCCGCGGGCGCGCGGTTGGGCGAACGCCAGGTGCGCGCATTGGCTCAGCGCTTCACCGGGCACCGACGCTTGTGGCGTTATGGTGCAGACGCAGCACGGAAGGGAAGCCACGTAGCTGCGATGCGCCTCAGACCGGTGACGCGTCGGTTTGGGTAGAAGCATGGCGCTCATGGTCGGTGACCAGTTTTTGACATGCGGTGGGCGCTATCATCTGGTGGTCGCGCGAGCTGTGACGGCGCGGTTGCGGCGGCGGGCGGAGATCGCACGCAGCACGAGGAACAGCGCCGCATAGAGCAGGATCGCCATCGCTCCTTGCGGCGCCGCGTCGGCGGTCGACATCCCTGCCCTATTTGATCTCGAGGCAGACGCCTTTGCCGAGGGCTTCGGCGGTTTTCGCCGCCGCGTCGCAGCCTTCTTTCGTCGGAAAAGTGATCTGGACAGCTGTCGCCTGGTTCCAGATGCTGTCGGCCTCGACGGCTGTCATCTTGGTCGGCATCGGCGAATGCGTCGCTTTAAGATTGAGGGCGGGGCCTTCTGTCCCTTCGTGGATGCTGAATTCCGCGCCGCCGCTGATAGGGTCGGTTGGGATACGGACTGTTGAGGGTTGCTGCACATAGAGCACGAGCAACAGGATCCAGGTCGGGGTCATGTCATTTCCTTTGGATTTTCGAGCGATGATTCAGTGTCGTCGCGTCCGTCACCAAGGCAGGCGGCGGATGCGCGTCCGGTAGAGGAAGATCGAGGGACCGACGGTCGGCCACAACACGATGGGCAGCTCCATCCAGCTGCCGACACCGACCACAGCGAGGAGTGCCAACAGCGCCGTCAGCACAAGCATGAGCTCGACCCATAACATCACGGTTTGCCGCGGCATCCAGCGGCTGGTCGAGTCGATGTGGTCGGCGATGAACATCGCGAGGTCGGCGCGCAGCTTGATGTTATCGCCGTGGGCGCAGTGCTGGCGCAGCATCCTTGCCACGATCTGGGCGTCGCGTGGCACCTTGAGCGGGATCGGCTCGGCTTGGTCCATCAGCGTGGCGCCTTCGCGCTGATCACGGCATCCGCCGCGTCGCGCCGCGCCTCAAAATACTCGGCCGGCGTCATTGGCCGATTTCGCCGGGGCGCTTCAAGAGCCTCCACACGTTTCTCCAGCAACAGGATGACCTTAGTAAGCCGACGGTCGGCGTCGGAGATCTTCTCATCCACGTCATGAGGATCGTACGCGGCCTGCATGTTGACCGCCTCCCTCAGCGAGTGTTGATGCTGCTGCAACGTTTCAATACGGGCGCCGAATTCTTTCGCCAGAGTGTCGATTTGCAACTTGAGCCGCACGTTGGTGTTTGGATCTATGAGTCCCATGCGTGCATAGAGATCGGTCGAATGTGAACGAAGTTCATTCAAGCGGCCCTCGAATGCGGCCTCGTTCTCGACGACCCGCGCTTTGAGCTGGTCGATGCTGTCGCCAAGCTGTTTTTCGACCAAATGACAGCGGTGATCCAGCGCGCTGATCAGCTTGGTGCGATGCTCGTCGCCGAACATCTTCATCCGGTGCACCTGCCGGTCCATCTCGTCCCTGCCGGCCTCCAGCAGCTTGACGCGCAGCTCCAGCGCCGTCAGCGGGTCCGCCTGGCCCGAGCTGGGACCGACCGATCCTTCCTTCGTCGCAGGATCCAGCGACGGCGCCGCGACCGGCTCCGCCGCAGGCGCGAGGTATGCGTCCCTCACGTCTTGGACGCCGTCGCTTCTGCCGACTCGGCCCGCAGCGGCAGGCTGCGCCGGGATCAGCGCTGCAAAAACCCCATGCAACCCGCGCATCAGGGACAAAGCGAAGTTGAGGAGTTCCTCCCGCGTGAAACTGGACGTGGCGGCGCTCTCGTGGTCGCTGAGCAGCGAGACGTAGTACCGCCCGTCGCTTAGTTCGGAGACCCCGAGCCGATGGCTGCGGGACTCGACGAAGAGATCGAGCCGTTCGGACGCAGGCTTGACGTGGGTCATCATTCTGCCTTGAAAATGGTTCAATCGCTCCCATGTATTGTAAGCACATTGCGATGTGTTCATGCAACCGTCAACCACACGGTTCGCACATCGCGTGATCGACCCGTGTCCTGCCACGGACGCGCCCGGGCGAACCCCGACAGGGGCTGTCAGCGAGCCTCGGCGCGACGTTCCACCCGCCCGCCCCATTGCCTCATGGCCCAACCGCGAACCGATGTTCCGCGACAGGGGCGTGCCGCTGGAGAGGTCCAGGACAATAAAACCACACAAAACCAAGTATTTATTGATGTTTTCATTGCGAAAACACTTGAATACGTGACACGAGATACTATCTTAGTGATACGATCGACGGATCGATGCCCGACAAACCATACCCGACCGGGATGTTTAGGTCCGCGGCGCCTGTCAATCGCCGGATTGCCTCACGATCACACCGCGGCGTCCCGCGACGCTTCGAGGCCACAATTCATGAGAGCCTGCGGCGAGCCTCGCCAAAGCCGCTCATGCCGCCCCTGGACCGGCGGCCGTGTGATCGACGTGCCTACGCTTTGTCTAGCCTTGCCGAAATGTAGCTGCGGCGACAGCGCCCATGCAGCTGGCCCAACGAAGTGCCTACCGATTGCGCCTCGGCGTCCCATGACTTGCCTACCACACTGGGGAATTACCAGCTGTCGGATCGGCTCCACCATGCCGGCAATTCCGACCGGGGACCGGTGGCCGCGCAATCGCCTTGCCGAAACCGCATCACTCCGCGGTCGCATGCATCAACGCATGCTTGAAAAGGGAGACACCCCAATGTCCGTTTCCGAAAATGCCGCCAAGTTCGCCTTCGGCGCGTTCTCCGTGGTAACCGCAGCGAGCACGGCGCTCGGTGCGGCCGCTTTGGTCACCGAGCTGGCCCCCGTCCTCATCCTCGGCGGGGTCGTCGTCGGTACCGTCGCCCTCGCGGGCGCTGGCATCGCGTACGGAGTCGAACAGGCTGCTGACCCGGTCAGCGATGCCTATGGCTGGGTCTGCCGCCAGTTCGGCGGATCGGACCCTGAAGCCGTCGAAGTCCTCACGGCGCCCGTCGAGCAGAGAGCGCCTGACGATATCAAGATCATAGCCACACCGCGTCGCCACGAATTCCGGCCAACCTCCTGCGAGGCGCTGGACCTCGCCGAGCGCGACCTGGTCGCGGCCTGATCGAAACCTGCTGCGCCTCGAAAGGGGCCGGCCGGTCGCTTGGTGAAATCCCAGGCCTGACGAGCAACACGCTCCCCGAACGGCGCCGAACCGTTGATCAATCGGCACCAACATCACTTTCATCACCAAGGAGTTACCCCATGTCCAACATGCTCAACGATCTGCCGTACAACGCCATCGAAAGCGTTTCGCAGTTCACGCGCAGCAGTGCGGCTGCCGCCGGTGGATTCGTAGCCAGCTCCGCGCTGGGCGAATTCCTCGCCGCAGATGCGCTGGTCGTCGCCGGCATCACCGTGACCCCGGCGGTCGCGGTCCTCGGCGGCCTGGCGCTCGGCGCCGGGCTCGCGGTGGGCGTCTATTACGCAGCCCGCGTCGCGATCCCCGCCGTGTGCGATGCCGCCGAATGGCTCGGTGCGCTTCGGCTCACGACCGAGCCGCGCGCCGTCGTCACCGAGATGACGCCGGCCGACATCGACGCGGCCTACGGCTGCCACAACCCGGCATCCCCGACCCGGCAGATCGCCGACTGACACACGACAAGCCCCAGCGCCCCTCGCGGTCGCTGGGGCTTTTCGCGTTTCAGCGCTGCGGCACGATGGCGTGAGTCACGATGCCGCGAATGGTGTGTCGCGCCTCTCCGGCCTTCCAGGGCTTGCGGTTCCAGGGCCACGGGATCTGCGTGGGCGACTGGTAGTCGGGATGGGTCGATCTGGATTTCAGATCCTGTGCGCCTTATGTGCTTGCTGACCACACCAGGATGTGGCGATGGTGTGTCATGACCGAGACGCTCGATGATTTGATCCTCACTCTCCATAAGCGGTGGCGGCGCAGCGGCATGTCGCGCGCGGAACTGGCGCGTCGCGCCGGGCTGCACCCGAACACGCTCGCCAAATTTGGGAGACCGGCGTTTCGGCCTGGAGCGCGAACAATCAGAGCGCTCCAGACGGCACTCGGCGTCACCCATCCTTCCACGAACCACCAAAATGCCACATCCAACTGTGCTGTTACATGACGCATCGCCCTGATGCCCCGATCCCGGATCGAGGACCAGCTCCAATCGAGCATCGTTGACTTCCATGCAGTGGCGGTGATCGATGCGGCCAGCGCGATCCTGTTCGCCGTCCCGAACGGCGAAAAGCGCGATCGCGTCACGGCGGCCCGTTTGGTCGGCATCTCGGCCGAGGATCGCGAACAGCTCCCCGAAGCCGACCGGCTTCGTCCCTACGGCCTGGGCGTTCTGCCCGGTGCGGTCGACCTGATCCTGCTCACCGCGGGGCCGTGCACCGACCTGATCGAGCTGAAGCGGCCGGCCGAGATCGGCGCGCCACTCCTGCTGGGCCAGAAGCGGCGCAGGGCCGGGCGGCAGTCGCCGCAGCAGCTGCGCTTTGGCGCGGCGGTGCGCCACCTCCAGCACCATCACCACGTCTTCTCGAGCCAGGAGGAATATGCCGACCTGCTCGAGGCCCGCGGCATCCGGTTGCGCTTCCGGCCGTGGGGACCCGGCATCGCCGCGCCACGGGCGCCGGCTGCGTTTCAATCCTCCAGCTGAGCCAGCCAGTCGGGCTTGTGGCGGGACGCCTCCAGACGCTTTAGGCGACCGCCGGGCTGGCTGAGGTGATAGCCACCGCAGTGCTGACAGAGGTAGCAGATGTAGCGCCTGTGTGACGCGCGACCGCGCCGCACGACGGCCAGAGCGTCCGCGGCTCGGTCGAACCGGTGCTTGCCGTTGCAGGCGCCATCCACACCGCCCCTGCTCCGCTGGATGCGGTTACGTGTCATCCCCCGCACCACTTCCCGCCGGGAGCTTGGCGCGCAGAGCCGCCAGCCTGACTTTCGCCACGGCACGGATCTCGGGATTCGGGCTGTGCTCATGCGCGGCCCAGACGGTGATGAGATGCTCGGGGCGCAGCTCGGCGCCGATCGGCGGGTTGCGTTGCCGGCCCGGATCGACGCGGGGAGATGGCGAAGCCGATCCGCCCGGCGAGATCTCGAGGCCGACGCCCATGTTCCCAAAGAGCGCGCGCATCAGCTCGCTGGCAGCGGCCCGCTGCTCCGGCGTCATCGCTGGCGGCTCCGGCACGGCTGCGGGCTGAAACATGCAGCTCTTGCCCTGCGACACACCCTCCAGCGCGCGCCGGCGCAGGCGCAGGACGGCAGTGGCGTCCGAAAGCAGCTCCAGCACCTCGGCCGCCGAGGGGAAGTCCTTGAACCTCGCCATGGCCGCGGTCTGCGTTTCGGTGTTGAACGCGCAGAGCGGGACACGGCCCTCACAGACCTGGGCGATCGCCAGGGCGCGGTGTGTCATGCCCTCCTTGTCGGGCATGAACTTCACGGCAGCGGTGATCCGCGCCAACCAGCGACGCACGACGTCGAGCGTGGCGGGCTCGTTGAGCGCGCTGTCGTAGAGCGCGATCAGGCCGCGCGCCTCGGCGCGAACAGTCTCCTCCACCACAAAAACAACTGCAGCCTCGTTATAATATGTCGCCAGTATCCGATTAAGTTTTTCGGACATATTCGGTGACAGAGGAGCGGGCAGCGTACCACGGCCTACATTCGACAAATCATTCATCCATGTTTTCCTTGATATTCGACTTCATCGGCCAGCATTTCCGTGAGGAAATGGTATTTGCTTTCTTTCTGGTCGCTATGCATTCGCGCATAGGACCCCTCCATGACTTTGGCGAAGGATTTGGCCTGGAGCATGAAGTCGAAGTCGGCGCGCCATCCACTTGAGCCGCCGCCGCGGAGGAACTCGCTCGCCTCGACCTGTTGAAGAGCGTGGGCCCACCCGTTGATACCGCCGGCCTCCTTGAGGCGCAGCAGAAGCTGCCTTCGGCGTGGCGCGCTGACGATGCGGCACTTTCGCAGGTCGATTCGTTCGGCCAGGTCGTTCCACATCGCCACGGCCCGGTCGATCTGCTCCGAGGCACGGGAAGGAAGCGCCACGACGTTCGCAGCCGTCGTCACGTCCGTCCCGGGGTCAGCATCGAAACGCGGATCCTCACACGTCCGGCGGGCGTCGTCTTGCGACGCCTGACGGACAAGGATCTCCGAAGGAGATCCCTTCTTCTCTGAATCTCTATCTAGATCTAGATCTAGGGTTAACCCAGTGGTTAACCCCCCCTCAACCAATTGATTTGTTATGGGTTTTTCGGCCATAAGAGGTGCCTGGGCCTGGCCACTGGCTGGCGCCTTTCGTGCCACTTTTCGTGATCTTTGGCGCCGCTTCGGGGGGTTTTTCAATGCCGGGTTTCCCCCCAAGGCGCCGTCGGCTCGGCCCTTCGTGTACGCGGCCTCTTCGTTCACCATCTGCGGCGAGTAGAGGATGTTCGTGTCTGTCTCGCGGGCGAGCATCCCGGCGTCGATCAGCTCCTTGGTCAGCGCGCGCAGTGTCTCGGCAGGATCACCCAGGTTGCGCTGCAGCCAGACGGCCGAAGGCGGCCGTCCGTTGAAGATCAGCCTTCCATAGGAGTCCCCGGTGCGCATCAGGCCGATCAAATCGATGTACAGCCCCTTGGCGGCTCGGCTCAGACCGCGAAACACGGGCCCAGACGCAAAGTCCCAGCGCCACTTCATCCAGGGCAGAGACGCGAGACTTGGCGCCGACTCCTTGCCGCTCACGGTTCTGTTGGGGTTTTTACCCCACTCACGACATAATGATGTTGTGCCAAGACACGGTTCTCCGCTATCTTGGGCCCATTCGGCTCGGTGCATACTGCGGCGCCGGCCCCGGAAACGCCGCAGACGGCCCGGAGGGATCCTACTCCCTCCGGGCCACCCATCTGAGCCTGAACACCACAATCCACGCAACATCGAAAAGGCCTAGGTGAGTCGATTACAACCCATCGACGCCATACGAATGCGCTTTGACGTATTGAATTGTGCCACTCAAGTAACTATATAGTTAAAGGGGCATTATGCCCTAATCCTAGAAAATGGAGAGGTTCATGAGTTCAAACAAATACATGATCGCGGCCGAGATAAACGACCACATCCGGGGAAACCTTCTCCGGATTTATCGGCCGACACTCGGATTTGTCTACTGCAGGCAGATTCTGTGGGTCTACGACTGTGCCGAGGACGAGGCCGTTTATCCTGGGCGGGAAGCGGGGCAGGATCAGGCCGAAATGCTGACCTGCGACGTGGTCGGGCTGCACCAGAACAATCTGAGGCTGCACGAGGCGTTGGTGGTCAAGATCGGCCACCGCACGCACCGGCCCGATGGTGTGCTGCTGCACATCGCGCTCTCGACCCAGCCCGGTGTGCCGCCTGTCGCGGCCGGGGAGATCGATCCGGCCCTTGTCCTGAACCCGGACCGGGTCGAGATCAGCTTCCCGGTCACGTTCCGCGTCATGAAAGCACGCAAGATCATGCCGCAGCCGCGCGAGCAGCTCGCGGCCTGACCCAGAAACACACCGGAGTCACATTTTTATGTGACTCCGGTTCGAAACCCGCATACAGAGGAGGATGCGGGTCGCCGGCGATTTTGCCGGCTTGAAGAGAGAGATGTTCCCATGAACATGATCACGCCAGCCGCGCCCGGCACGGTGGGCACCCGCAGCATCGACGTGAGCCGCGGCGAGGCTCGTGGCGACCTGTCCAAGCAATGGTTCTCGCGCCCGGACGATCAGCGATACACATCGCTGAACGCCCTGGCCGAGGCCGTGGGCAAGCGTCGCGATACCTCGTTCGAGGAACTCGTGTCGATGTCGGACCTCAAGATCGACGCACGACGCGACGATCCCGACATGCTGCGGGTGATCACGCCGGAAGGCCGCACGCTGACGCCGACCCACCACTCGTTCGGCCAGATGTGTTCGCTGGTCAAGGCTCCGGCATCCTATCTGCGCGACCTGCCGGCTCCGCTCGCCGCGATCAATCTGCAGCACGGTCTCGTCAGACGCGGGACCGAGATGCCGATGAAGATGTTCGGCGAAAGCGAGGAATTCTCGCTGCGTGCTGTCACCGGCCCCGATTATGGCCGCATCTATGATGCGGAACTGGTCGCGGCCGTCCAGCGCATCGCCGGGAACGGGACGGGCGATACCCACTGGAAGATCCCCGGATGCATCGACTGGAGGGCGATGACCTACAACCCCTACGTCGATGTCACCAAGCAGTCCACGACGCTTTACGCGTCCGACCGGGACGTCTTCATGTTCCTGGTCGACGACACGCGGCCACTCGAGATCGGCAAGCTCGCCAATGGCGATCCCGATCTCGTGTTCCGTGGGTTCTATGCCTTCAACTCCGAAGTGGGGACTCGTGCTTTGGGCATTGCCACCTTCGTTCTGCGCGGCGTTTGCCAAAACAGAACGATGTGGGGCGTGGAGAACTTCGAGAAGCTGAGCATCGTCCATTCGAAGCACGGTTCGCTGCGTTTCGAACGCGAGGCCCAGCCCGCCCTGGAGCGCTACGCCCGCTCCGAGCCGACCGCCCTGCTCGCAGGGATCAAGGTCTGCAAGGAGACCAAGGCCGGCGCTGACAAGGACGAGCGCAAGAAGCTGCTCGTCGGGCTCGATTTCTCGATGAAGATGGTCGACACCATCTTCGAAACCCACGAACGCGAAGAAGGCCGTGAACCGGAGAGCATCTGGGACATGGTGAACGGGATCACTGCAGTCGCTCGAACCGTGCCCAACACCGATCGCCGACTGGAGATCGAAAAGGTCGCGACGAAGCTCATGTCGCGCGCGACCCGCAACCAGATCTGAGTCGAACGTGACGAAACCTGCAGCCTTTCGGGGCTGCGGGTCGCAGCATTTCGCTGCATGAGGAGAAAAATTGATGCTTTATGTTGCCAAGGCCAGCAATATCGCCGCCGCCCGCGACGAAGTGGCCGAGTGGGCGGAAGCCCATGAGGGTTACTATGGGACGTCGATCGGCCACGTGCCGTTCGACATGAGCCTTGCCCCAGAGGGGATCGACCTGATCCCATGGTGGTGGCCAGGAAAGGTGCTTGTCGCCACTGCTGGCGTCCGGCGCGCGGTTGCCGCTGTCCTTCCGGCTGAGGCGAAAGCCTGCTGCGGATACACTACTGACGGCGCCGGCCGCCATCAGTGGGTGCGTTCCAGCTTGACGGTCGTTCAGATTGATTTTGAAGACGACCACGTGGTCCTGCGTATGGCGGGACGGCGCCACTCCCTCCAGGAGTTCGCAAGAGGCGGGAGCGATAACTTCCGACGGCTGTTCGCAAGCGTTTATGAAACGCTAGCATACCAGACCAACGAGCCGACCTGGGGGCCGCTGGATACGGCCGATCGCAAGTGGCAACCTTGACGAAACCCTGCCTCCGCGCAGGGTCGCAGCATCCCGCTGCATGAGGAGAACACCAAATGCCAATCGAACCATTCGACATCACGTTCGCACCCGCCGCCGACGCGGTGAACCTTCTCGCTCAAATCGCCAACGACGCCGCCAGCCCCTATGCCGAGCAGGCCGCCGCCATTATCGAGAAATGGCGCGCATCGCTCGCCAAGCCCTGGCAAATCGCCATGGTCGAGACCAGCGAAGAGCTGGAGATCGATGATGCCGGCGCCGCTGTCAGCGAAGGCGAAGACGGGTTCTTCGTGCAGACCTGGTCGTGGGTCGAATGCGCCAAGCAGGACCAGGACGAGATCGACGAGGAGATGGACGCCGAGGCATGAGCGAGTTCAAGCCGGGCACCCAGAGGGCGTTGAAAGACGCCGGCTGGGCCGTCGGCCAGACCGTGGCGGCTCGCAAGCGCTATGGCTTCGTCGAGAAGGTCTATCCCGATGGCCGCTGGACACTGAAATGCCCAGACGGCAGTGAGCAGGACGGCCGTGAGGCCGATCCCATTATGGCCGCGATGGAATGCGCCAACCGGACATTCAAAGGACGGCCAATAGATCTCGACTGATCGAAACCCTGCCTACGGGCAGGGTCGCGGCATTGCGCCGCATGAGGAGAAACACCATATGTGTAACGAAGAGACATCCTGTCGATGATGAGCGAAGCCGAATGGACGCAAGCTGAACGCGAAAATCCATTGCATCGCGCTGGAATTTACCTTGTGGCCTTTATGCAAGGTAAGAACGAACCGTTTATTTGGCTGGTCTTTAAGTTGTCGCCGGGCTTTCGGAAAACCCTCAGCCTGCCGAACGAGCATTGGCCACCAATCGTGGTTCACGAATACCGACTGTGCTGGTTCACGCTCGACGGTAATCCAGCACCGATGAATTACACAAGACTGGTGAGATGCTTCCGGGTTTCGCCGTTGTTGTAGAATCACGACGACAGAATCCTGATCTTCCGAAACCCGCCCGGCCGCGCGCCGATCGGGTCGCCGGCCATTCCGCCGGCCAGAAGAGGAGAACTGAGATGAAAGCCCGCCCGCGCCCGCAGCGCGCCCCGATCATCACCGTGATGCGTCGCTTCACGGCCGGTCACGCGCGCTGCTGGTATTACGACGGTGGCATCCCGATCGAGATGTCGCCCGAGCTGGCCGAGATCGAGGCCCGCAAGGGGAGAGTCAAGCTGAAGACCCTGGACGGCTCGGCCCAGACGCGCTGATGCGCTGGATCGCCGCTGCGGCCGCGCTGGTCGTGTCCGCAGCCGGCATCTGCCTCGCCATCATGCTCATCCCCGCCGTCAGCGAGTTCTGCGGCGTGCTGACCCTGCTGGCTGTGCTGTCCATCATCTGACCCAATCGAAACCCGCCTGAGGAGCGGGTCGCAGCAATCACGCTGCCCGAGGAGACACCCCATGTCGTATCTGACATGCGACGAAGCCGTCCCTGACGACGAGATCGACGGCATGCTGCCGCTGCCTCGCCCGATCGGGAACGGCGACTATCTCACGCCGAAGCCGCCGCCCGACTGGATCATCGTGCTTCACCTGTTTAGCGATGGACAGGACACCCGCGGCATCGGTGCCTGGATCGTCTGTATGCGGGAGGCTGAGCCGAACCCGGACGGCTACATGATCGTCCGCGACGCGGCCGGCACCCGGGTTCTCGTCGTCCGGCCCGGGCTGCAATGGCAGTTCCGCGCGCTGATCGAGGCCATGAACGAGACGTTCGAATCCTGCAATTGCGGCGGCGGTGAATGCATCGCCGGTCCGGAACAGGACCGCGCCGCGAGGACCTTCGCGCGCCGCAAGTGGCGCTCGTTGCCATTCGGCGAACGGGTCGCGCTGGCCGAGCACGTCGACGCGGATCCCGCGCTGGCACTCGACGACGATCTTCCCATCACCGGCACCTGCCAAGACGACCTGGCCGACCTGACGTACATGATCCTGCACGAGAGCTTCTGACGAAACCCGCCTAGCGGGTCATCCGCACTGATGCGGATCTGAAGAGGAGATATCCATGCAATGCGCCATGGGACACGTCAGGGATTTCCCCTGGCGCGTCTATGCGACAGACCGCCAACAGGACTGGCTCTCCGTATCGACGTTCGACACATCGTGCCCGCTCGACCGGGCCCAGGCCGCAGCCATCACGCTGCGGGTCTGCAGCATCTTCGGACGCCATGCCGCGAAGCTGATCGACCTCGACCCACGCGACTGCGAGGCGGCGTTGATCTGCTTCCCCGGCATGGCCGTGGCTGCGCAGATGGCCCTGGAGCTGTGCGAACAGGCGACGCGATGCATCCTCGACGAGGACACGTACCGCGCCGAGCTGGAGGACCAAGCCGAGCCGCGCTGGGAGATGTTTGACTTCGGTCGGCGGCTCTCGATCCTGAACGACGCCGGCGCCGACTGCGCGCTGGCCCTGTCAATCGAGCTGCCCAGCCTGATGCCGCTGCCCGTCCTTGAACGCATCGCGGCGTGACGAAACCGCCTGGGTCTGCCCGGGTGGTCGCACCAATCCCGGTGCCTGAGGAGCAGACTACAATGAACCCGCAAAAGTTCAAGGTTACCTGTCCGGGCCAGCGGCCGATCGAGATGACGGCCCACAGCCTGGGACGGACGGCCAACACGACCCGCAGCTGGGTCAGCTTCGTCAACATGTTGCTGACCGGCGAGCCTGCCGTGATGACGGCCGTTGACAAGCAGGGCCGACACAATACAATGGTTGTCACCCGCCTCGACGAGGCGGACGACCGTGCGCCCCGGACGGGGCGACCGCTCGTTCCAATCGACTGACCCGAAACCCGGCTTGGCCGGGTCGCCTGCAGATGAGCAGGTTTTGAAAAGGAGAGACGCTTATGACATACGAATATCAGCACGATGAGACGGGTGCTTTCTTCCGGTTCCCGAGCTTCGATGCGTATGAAGCGGCCCTAAACTGGTATAATTCGAACTCGAAATCAGCTCTCATTTCGTTCTGCCAATCTAACGGGATCGTCATAGACGATCCCGAAAGTTCGCCGGCCGGCCGTCACATGGTTGCGGATTGGAGAGATCGAGCATGCCAAGCTTGGGCAGGACTGCAGCCCACTTTCGACTGAGCCGAAACCCCAAAAGGGGTCGCAGCAATCGAGCTGCCTGAAAAGGAGAGAAATATGCCATCTCAAACACCTGGTCCTATCCCGGCCCATGTCCTTGGCGCCTACGTGACCAAGTTTCCACACCTCAAGAGACTGGCGGAAAACGCCATTACAGGCTCCCCCCAAGCCACCGTGCATTTTGCGCGCAACGCCTGTCGCCTGGAAGCGCCGCCTGGAGTGACACCGATGGAGATCTACCATCTCGCCGGCGTCGCCGAGAGCCTGCCGTGGCCTGCGGCATCGAAGGACGCGCCCGTCGCGGCCTGACGTTGACTGACCCGAAACCCCGCGAGGGGTCGCCGCAATCCTGTGGCCTGAAAAGGAGAAAATAATGGCCTACAGCGACAAATACGGCTCATTCTTCGGGAGAAGGAATGAAAACGGAGACATTCTGATCCTACACGTTGAGGACGTAGATGCAGCCACGCGCCTAGACGCTTCCGTCTATCCTGTCGGTTCCGATCTCAGCGCGCGCTACGAACATCCAGAAGGCATTGTGCTCGCGCTGGAAGACGCCGAGCAGTTGAATATCGAAATTGGAAGCTGAGGCATCCCTCGGCGCAGAAAGTTTCGCACTTTCAGTCCGGAAGAAATCGTGCCAAGCGCGCAAGACATCATCGAATGGCTTGACGACGACGATCGTGACGATGGGATCGACCGGCTCGCTGGCAGGCTGACCGCTGAAGAACAAGCCGCCGTCGATCGCGATTCCGATCTGGTGCAACAGCCCAAGGAGGAATGACGCCTCCGCTCCGAAACCGCCCCATCGCCAGGGGCGGTCGACCGCATCCCGCGGTCCTGAGGAGCAAGACCATGCCCAAAGCACTGACGCAGACCCAGAAGGTCGCGCAGCTCATAGCCGACATGATGCCATACTGCCCTCCGGTGTTACGGGAAAGGGCCGGCCTCAGCCTCGGCGAGCCACCGTTTGCCAAGCCTCGGCGCATGGCGCGCGGCGAGCTGTTCAGCAAGCTGCTCGCCGCCGCGAAAGCCAACGCGATGAATCGGCACGGCCCGCGCTACATGTTCCGACAGGTATGCGACGCGGGACGGTGGGGGCGGCTGAAGAAGGATCAGGCCAGCTACAAAAGCGAGCGCGGCACCACGATCCGGATGCCGCGTGACCAGTTCATCCCTCATGCCGAGTTCTGGCCGGGCGGCATCATCCCGCATGGCGTGGAGATCAGCAGCTTCGAAATGAAGCTGGAGACCTGCACTGTTGTGCCTGAGCTGCGCGACCGCGACGTCTGGGCTGTCTGGCGGGCCTCGATCAAGGTCAACCCGGAGCACGCCGACCCAGTCGTCTGGAAAGCCGACTACGACAAGAAAACCGGGCGGAAAAAGGACGCAGCTGTTGAGCAAGCAGTCGCGGCCCGCGCCGAGGAGCCTTTGCGCCTCGCGGCGTGACGAAACCTGCCCAGGCCTATGGCCGGGCCGGTCGCCGGCATTCCGCCGGCCTGAGGAGTATCCCATGAACCATATCGTCATGCTGGGCGACGACGAGCAGTCAAAGCTCGCCGCATCCAGTCTGGTCGAGGAGTGCGTCTCGAACGTCATGATCGTCGAGAAGCTGCCCGACGGCACGCGCAAGCCCCATGTCGTCGCGTCCCACGCGGCCACGCAGGAGCAGCGCGAGGCCTACTTCGAGCACTCGTTCCTGACGACCGGCGCCGTTTGGCGCAACATGCCGTTCGGCGAGCGCGTCACCGTCCTCGCTGCACTGGAACTCGACACCGCCCAAGCGCTGACCGACGAGATCAACGACGTCCTGCCGGCCAACGCGAAGCAGCTCATCGCCTTCTGGCAGCGCCAGATCAACACCGGCGAATGCTGGTTCGCGCCCGGCTCGATCGGCCGGCGCGCCCATGAACTGATCGAGGAAGGCTACTGCCTGTGGAGCAAGAAGGCCCTGAAGAACTTCTACGGCCTCGAGCAGCCCACCCGGTACAACGCGCGGCAGGGCATTCCAGGCACTGAAGCCTTCGTCACGATGATCATGTCGCCCGACTACACCTCGTGGATCAAGTTGATCGAGTGACCTCCGAAACCCGGCTTGCCGGGTCGCACGCATCCCGCGTGCCTGAGGAGCAAACCTATGTCCGCCAAGAAAAAAGCGCCAATCCTGCTCACGCCGGAGGCGCGGATCAATTCTATCGTCTCGAACATCAAGAGCCTGGACAGTCACCGCCCCGAGACCGTCTTCGGCGATTTCGTCGAGATGGCCGCCATCGCCATCAGCAACGCGGTCGACCTGCAGCAGCGCGAGAAGCGCGAGAAACGCTACCTCGAAATTGCCAAGGGCTACAAGGCCGAGGAGCTGGCGGTGATCGCCACACTGCTCGGAGACGTCACGACGGTGCTCGATGCGCACCCCCGCGATGTAATGGGGGCGATATGGACAGGCCTTGAGCTGCGAGGCGACTGGCACGGCCAGTTCTTCACGCCCTACAGCGTGTCGAAGATGATGGCGACGATGGTCTATGCCGATGCGATGAAAGAGGTCATCGAGCAGCATGGCTTCGTCACCGCCTGCGAACCCTGTTGCGGCCCCGGCGGCATGATTGTCGCCATGGCCGATGCGCTGTCGGATCGCGATGTCAATTACCAGCAGACGCTGCACGTCACCGCTGCCGACATCGACCGTCGCTGCGTCCACATGACCTACGTCCAGGCTTCGCTCATGCACATCCCCTGCATGATCTACCGCGGCGACACTCTCCGTAATGAGTTCGACGAGGTGTGGTACACGCCCGCCCATATCCTGGGCGGCTGGAACTGGAAGCTGCGCCAGCGGGAGGCGCGCGAAAAGGCGAAGCCCGCCTGGCAACGGATGGACTTCGGTAACCGGATCGCGCTTCTCACGGCGCACAATGCGGATGCGGCCGGCGCGCTCGCCGAGTATGTCCCACTGGACGTACCCGTCGATGCGCTCCAGGACGCGGCCGACTGAGCGAAACCCGCCCTGCGGGTCGCCCCAATCCGGGGCCCTGAAGAGGAGAAACCCTATGCCAATCGAACGAGCGTTGATCATGGCGTGCTCACAGACCAAGCGGCACGTCGTCACGCCGAAGCCGGCCTTCGAAGTCTACGACGGGCCGTCATGGCGCACCTACCGAAAATGCCAGGACAAGCTCGACAAGCCCAACGACCCGATGCAGCACCGCATTCCCTGGGTTGTGGTGCTTTCGGCCCTTCATGGCTTCATCCACACCGGCACGCCGATCGTGACGTACGAGCGCAAGCTCGATGCAGCGCGAGCACGCATGCTCAGCCGCATGCCGCATTACCTGGGTCAGCTCCGATGGAACATGGGTCTCGAGGCCCCTATCCCCGAGGTCTATCTCCACGGCAGCGAGTTGTATCGCCGGACCGCGCGCGACGCCCTGACCGCAATTGAATACCGCGGCCGCGTCGTCGAGCCGGCGGATGCGTCGAGCCAGGGCGCGCTGCTCAAGAGCCTGCGCCAATGGATGCTGGCGAACACCCCGTTCGCCCGCGTGCCAGTCGAACGGGTCGAACTGGAGGCTGCCACAGAGGAGGCCGCGTGACACGAAACCCGCAACGCGGGTCTGCCGGCAATATCGCCGGCGCTGACGATGAAGGAGTGATACGATGCCTCAGATGACAGCGCAGCAGCGCGAAGCACTTGGGTTAGTCGTGGATGCCACCCTCGATGCCGTGAAGGCGGCCGGCCCAACGGGCTGTCCGGGTGGCCCGCTCTACGCCGCGCTGATGCAGCACGGCTGCAGCTACAGCCAGTTCACCAGCCTGATGAGTGGGTTGGAGCGTGCTGGCAAGGTCCGCCGCGATGGCGACCGCTACTTCATCCATGAGGGCGCCGACAAAGCGGCCTGACAACAGAGAAACCCGCCCCTGCGGGTCCCCGGCATTCCGCCGGGCTGAGGAGTTACCATCATGAATGGAAGCACCATCACCGTCGGCCGAATCAAGGTCGATGGGCTGACATGCCGCGAAGTGATCCAGCAGATCAACGCGCGGCTCAAGGATATGAAGATCGAATTCGGAGAAAGCGAATTCTCCGACTTGAGCTACATCAACTCGGTAAACCAAAACCGATATGACAGCATGCCGTGGCCGTCAGATGCGCGCTGGATCGCATGTTTTGCGGTGGAGGGCTCCAATGAAGGGATTTACATCCACATTGAAGCGCTGTTTCCGAAAGGACATGGGAGCCTGCCGAACGTCTGGCAGTCCATCGCGCTGGCCAAGGTCTGGCAATGGCCGAACGCTCATGAGATCGTGGCGAAGACCACGGAGATCCTGGCCGACGCGCGCTGGGGCTGATTATCGAAACCCGGCCTCGCTGGGTCGCGGCGATTTGCCGCCTGACAAGGAGATCACCATGGACGACAACGACACCTCCTGGCCCCGCAAGGAGCCGGAGAACTGGCGCGGCTTCGACATGACGCGCGATCAGATGCGATCGCTGATTGACAACATCGATGACGAGGGCCCCGAAGGGCTTTCGCTTGCCCTCGACGAGGTCCAGGGCGATGCCCAGAACGGCGAGGCCTTCCTGCTGATCCGCGTCGTCGATCGCTGAGAGGCGAAACCCGGTTTCGGCCGGGTCGCCGGCGTCACGCCGGCCTGAGGAGCCACCAATGACCCAAACCCTTACGACGGAACCACCTGCTATCCAGGTCAATCGCCTCACGGCCATGCCTCCGGCGGGCCTTCCCACCACGTTCGGCGTCGCCGACACCACCGTCGACGGCGTCACATGGGTGCTGATTATCGATCTGCGCGATAATCAGGGGCCGTCGATCACCAACGCCTCGGAGGCGGTGCTCTCGCGCATCGCGAATGCCTTCAGTGAGCGCGACGGCAAGTGCTTGCCCGAACGCTTCAGGTTCTTCGAGGCCTACGAGCATCGCATCCGCCCGCGCGCACGTCTGGGCGGCCTCGCCTACGATCGCGAGATCGCGCAAGTCAAATGGCCGGGCGGCAGCTGGTGTTTCGACACCGCCTGGTATCGCGGCGAGCTACCGCAACCGCTTTTCCACCTGTTCGATGCGTGGCTGCGGCGCGGCGCCGCCTGACCGCTCCGAAACCCGGCCTCGCCGGGTCGCCGGCATCATCGCCGGCCTGACAAGGAGCACCTAATGCCCAAGCAGCTGACCTGCACTCAACTCTACGAGCGCATGTGTCGAGCGTTCCGTCACGCAATGGGCGCGAGGCGCGCACTGACCTGTGCCGCCCACGCCGCAACCAATGGTGACAGCGGCCTCGTCCACAACTGGGGCAACCAGGAGGCGATTCGGCTGGAAGCCCACGTCTGGGCCCGCTGGCGCCGCTACGACGCCGCCTACCTAGCGGCCTACTCGGCGGCCCAACATCGCGAGCACGAGGCTGAAGGCCGCGTCGGGGCCTATCTCTGGTGCGAGCACTGCAAGCCCTTCCGAGATGCCTACGATCGCGCCCAACAGCAGCGGAACACCTGCGCGCGCCGCTCGGCTTAAAGCAAACCCCCGCCGACCTCGTGTCGGCGGGGGTTTTTGCGTTCGGGCGCACAATGTGTCTTCCGTGTGCCGATTGGCGTTGACGGAGCACATTTTGATGTGTCACGGTCGCGCCATTCGATGGAACCCGGAGGCGACATGGCACGTACGACCGGAGCGACGCTCCACATTAGCGGCTCGGACCGCCCTTCCCATGGCTAACCGCACCCAGGCGCCACGCCTCGTGGACCGCCCCGAGCCGGGGTGCTTCCTGATCAAGCTCGTATCCGGCGGCCCGTTCGTGCCGGGGCGGATCGTCGTCGAAGGCGGCAAGTGGCACGCCGTGGTCAACGGCAAGGCATACCCGCCGGCAACCGATCCGCTGGAAGCACCTTGGGTCAGCCGGCTCTGGCTCGGCGACCGGATCACCCGCGACGAGTACGAGCGCCGCCTGGCGCTGCGCGACATCCCGGGCCATCCCGCGGGTCGCCCGAACGAGCGCATCAGCCTCGCCACGGCCACGCCACCGGTCTTCTGAGGTCTCCATGAACAAAATCACGGCGTCACGGGCGTACGGCATGGGCCACAACGGCGGCCCTGAGCTGACCGAGGTCACGGTGACGCTCAAGGACATGCTCGATCCGGCGGTCCTGCGCGACCAGTACACCATGGAGCACGCGGACAAGACGAGCCGGCGGGATGCGCTGCTCGCATCCGTCAAAAACGTGCTGGAGAAGCACGGCAAGACCGGCATCCCCGACGATGAGGTCGCCGGCAACGTCAGCGCTTTGCTGAAGATGCTGAGCGAGACCGCCAGTGCCGTTGACAAGGCGCGCGAGGCGATCGGCGAGCCATTTCTGAGCGCGACGCGGGTCGTGAATGCATTCTTCCTCACGGGCATCGTGAAGCCGCTGCGCGAGGCCTGCGAAACCCGCTCGCCGCTCAACAGGCTGCAGGCGGCCTATCTGCAGGCGAAAGCCGATGCGGAAAAGGCGCGTCTCGACGAAGAGCAGCGGCTGGCGCGCGAGCGGGCCGACGCGATTGCGCAACAGGCCCTGGCCAGGGCCGGCGCGACGCTGCGCGATGCTACCGCCGCCGACGACGTCGCCCAGCAGGCCGAGATCGCCGCGAACGCCGCGCCGTCCGCGCTGGGCCGCGTCGCCAGCACATACGGCACCACGAGTTCGCTCGGGCAGATATGGACATTCCAGGTCGAGGATATCGCCCTCGTGCCCCGTGAGTGGCTCAAGCTCGACGAAGAGAAGGTGCGCCTCGCGATCCGTCGCAAAGACAAACCGGTTCGCGACATACCGGGGATCAAGATCTGGGCCGACGCAGTCGCGAGGACACGCTGATGAACGAGATGTCGACGGACCTCCGTGATCCGCGCGAAGACCAGGAACTGGTCTCGCGCACCGAGGCCGAAGTCGCGCCGCTGGCCAGGCGCGGCGAGATCATGACGCCGCAGGACCTGGAGACGCAGCGCAACCAGCTCGTGCACGCGATGAACAACGCGAGCGCGACACGCACCAGCCCGGAGACGGACGAAATCTACGGAGCGATCGCACGCATCCAGGGAAAGCTGGTCTCGCCGCGCAGGAACAAGAAAGTCACCGTCCCGGCGAAGGACGGCAGGGCCGGCTACAGCTATCGCTACGCGACGCTCGACGTGGTGAACGACATGATGCGGCCTCACCTCGCGGCCGAGGGTGTCGCGTACACGCAGCCGATCGTGGCGCGCAACGGCGGCACGGTGCAGGTCACGCACATCCACCACACGCTCAGCGGGCAGTGGATCGAATTCGATCTGCCTCTGGTGAAATCCTTTGATCCAAAGGTCATCGCATCGAACAGCACGTATATCCGGCGCTACTCGACCTGTTCGTTCTGGAACATCGCCGCCGACGAGGATGATGACGGCAACCATCAACAGGTCGCGGTGCGCGACGCGAATGCTCCTGACGAAGCGCCCCGTCAGCAGGCCGGTGGCGTGCCGGCCGTGGGCTACTCCCTCCAACCCATTCTGCGTACGATCGCCAGGAGCTGCGCTCCTCAGCCTGAGGAGTCGGCGTCCGACATCGACTACACGCTCGATTACGTCCACCGTCTCCTCCCGGAGCTGGAGCGGCTCCGCGGCGACGAGACCGCCTGGAAGTGGCTGGAAGGCCAGATCAGGGGCGCGATCAAGCGCGTCATCGCGTCCGACGTGGCGGCGATCTACTGGTCGGCGTTCGTCGCCGTGAACCCGGTGCAGTGGAGCGTCTTCGAAGACAAGCTGGCCGGCAGCTGGGCGCCGGCGATGGCCGGCATGGCGGCACGGTTTCCCGAGACGCACAAGCGCCTGGTGCGGCATATCGACGCCCAGAAGGCCCGCATCGAGAAGCTGGCGCCGAAGCCGCCGACGCCGGCGGTTGAGACTGAAACGGGCCGTCGGCCCAGGTCCGACGAGCTGGCCGACGACGTGGCGGCGATCGAGAGCAAGCTGGCTGCACCGCCGGCCGCCGACCCCGCGCCGTCTTTCGCCCATCATCTCCTGGACGAGCACGGCGAGATCGCGTCGGACCTTTACACGGACCCGGCAGCTTTCACCCGCGACTACCTCGACATGCTCGCCCACGCGCCCGAGGAGGCGCGGCGCAACATCACGCACCACAATGCCGACGCCGTCGCCGACGCGTGGCACGATCCGCGGTGCGAGAAGATGCTGGAGCAGCGCCAAGCGCCTGATGATCCGCCCTCGCCCGAGACGCCTGAGCCAAAGGCTGCCGTGCTCCAGGCCGAGCCTGAGCCTGCCACAGATGCGGTCCTCTATGTGCAGCCGATGCGCAACGAGGGGGGCCACGTCCAGATCGCACCCTGGCTTGCGAACGCATCCGCGTCGCTGGCGCGGCACGTCAGCGGCAACCGCGCGCTCGACGCCTGGATCGAGGCGAACCGGGCGACGTTCTCCACCTTCCCGCCATCGTCGCAGGTCCGAGTACTGGATCGCATCAACGCCCGGTGCCGCGAGCTGGCCATCGCGCAGCGGGCCACGCTGTGACGGGGCAGCTGAGCCAGGCGGAGATGGATGCTCAGCCGCACGAAAAGCGGTTCGGCCGCGACCGCGCGGGCCGGTTCGACGCGGACATCCTGGCGCATCAGACGCGCACGATTGGCGAGGAATTCGCTGACCGCAACGCGGCGGCTGAGCTGCTCCGCGCCACGCTCAAGCCGTTGCTCGCCAAGCTGACGATCGAGGCGCAGGGGCGTGATCCGGACCTGAGCCGAATCCAGGCGCAGCAGGTCGCGGAATGCTCCGACACCTATGCGGAGCACGTTCGCGCCACGGTCGAAGCGGAGCGCCTCGCCGCGCGGGCCAGGGCGCAATGGGAGGCCGTGAAGAGCTTCGCGCGGTCGGTCCAGACGATGGAAGCAAACCAGCGCGTTGAGCGGAGCAGCTATCGATGAGCGGATGCATGAACCGGGTCATCCTGATCGGCCACGTCGGCCGGGATCCCGAGATACGAAACACGCAGTCCGGCGACACGATTGCGAACTTCTCCCTCGCGACGAGCGAGAGCTGGAACGACCGTGCCTCCGGGGAGCGCAAGGAACGAACCGAGTGGCACCGGGTCGTCGTGTTCAACTCCGTTCTCGCCGGCGTGGTCGAAAAATACGTGCGCAAGGGGTCCCATCTGCTGGTCGAGGGAACGCTGCAGACCCGGAAATGGACCGACCAGCAGGGCATTGAGCGCTACTCGACGGAAGTGGTGGTCGGCCCATTCAAATCGACGGTTCTGCTGCTGGGCGACCGGACCGATCGCGACGCAGGAGGCCGCGAGCCCACGACGCGCGAAACCGCGGCGCCAGCTCGCAGTCACGCCGCGGCAAAGCACCCCGCAGGCTGGGAGCCAAGCGCCAGCAACGCCAGCGACCTAGATGACGCAATACCGTTCTGAAGCAGAACCTTTCGTCGCTTAACCCCACACCGGAGAGTCCGCCTTGAACATTGCTTCATCCGAAGCGCCTGTGTCGGCCGCCATCGAGCGGTCCTACCTGCGCACCTTCACGAACCTCGTCGCGGGACTGGAGGAAGGGCAGCTCAACATCGATGCCTCCAACACGCTGGAGGAGATCGTCATGCTGGCCAACGAGGCGCTGCAGCGCGAGCAGCCGATGAAGGCCACCATGACGCTGACGATCGTGTTCAAGGCCATCAATGGGGTCGTGGAGATCAACGGCAACCTGAAAACCAAGCTCCCACCGCCGCGCCGGCGAGCGAGCCTGTTGCATGTAGCGGCTGGCAAATACCTTACGCCAATGGATCCGCGCCAGCACCTGTTGCCGCTCCGCAGCGTCGAGGTCGACACGCCTGTTTTCCGTTCCGTCAATGAGGACAAACGCTAATGCCCAGCGATACAATCAAGGATCCTTCGATCCACGACATCGTCGTGCTCGCCGACAAGGCGAACACGCCGAACATCATCAAGGTCGACGCGCCTCTGGATCTCGAACTCGGCGAGCGCCTCCTGGTGGCGCACGGCAAAGACGTCATTCTGACCGACCTGACCGACAAGCTCATCGCGACGCGGCCGACGCCCGTGGCGCGGACAGGCGAGGTCGTCACGAAGACCGTCGCTTCGTTCGTCGCCTTCGTGAACCGCTACAAGGAGGGCGATCGCACCGTGATCTTCGCCGATCCGGCCACGATGAAAATGACGGCGGTGTTCGACTACCACGACCCGCTCCACGTCGATGAGGATTTCACCGCGGACGCCTTGCCGAAGATGACCAGCGCTATCTCGCCGCGCTGGGGCAGATTCCGAGCCTCGTTCGCATTCCCCAAGAGCCGCCAGTACAAGACGTGGACCGAACAGGACGGGAAGCCGATGTCCCAGGGCGACTTCGCCCGGTTCCTGGAAGACAACGCCACGGACATCGTCGATCCTGCCGTCATCGATCCGTCGTCTGACACGCAGATGCTGTCCGCCGTGACCCTGCTCGGACTGCGGCTGGCCGGACCGAACGAGATGCTGACCGTCTCGCGCGGCCTCTCGCTGAAGAGCGATGAGCGGATCGTGAACGCGGTGAACATCAACACCGGCGAGGTCCAGATCAGCTACCAGCAAGAACACACCATGGAGAAGACGGAGCTGACGGTGCCGACCGGCTTCGTGCTGGCCATGCCGATCTTCGACGGCGGCGAATGGTTCAAGCTGCTGGTCCGTCTTCGCTATCGGAAGATCGAATCTCAAATCAAGTGGTTCTTCCAGGTCTTCCAGCTGCAGATCGCGTTCGAGAACGCGTTCCGCGACCAGTGCACCGCGATATTGCTCGCGACGTCGACGCCGCTCTTCTCCGCGGAAGCGCCAGCGACCCGCTGATCTGGACAACGCCGGCCGGCTGAGACTGGCCCGGGACGGGCGGCAAGCGATGCCCTTCCCGATTATTTGCATGGTAGTTCAGATGATCCACGCCGCCCGCATCGCCGCTGCTCTCATGATGATCGGCTTCCTGCATTCGCCCGCGTCCGCTGCGCCGCCGCCGGCAGGGAGTCCCGACGCCTTGGTCATGGCAGGACTCGACCAGCAGATTCTGAGAATGCGCAACCAGAGGGACGAGATCTGCTGTTCTACGGCGGATGGACGACCCGTTCCGATGTCGCAGCTTCAATGGCACGACGGACAGTGGTGGCTCCTGTTCAACAAGACGGCGTGGCATGCCGGCACCGTCTCCAATGGTTACGCTGATGGCGAGTGGCTTCCCATTCCTGAAGCCGCGGAGACCACGCGTGTCACGCCGGCCGCCCTGACAATGGTATGGGTGCTCGACGAGGATTATCCCATCGTCAGGTGCTTCGCGCCGATCGGGACGCAGTGATGACCGGACCGTGCATGCTTTTTGACCACGCATTGGGAGCCGCGTTCTGCTTCTGGGCGACCGGCGCCGTCGCGACCTGGATGATCGTGCTGAGCGCATTGACCGGCCGCGACAGGCTTTTGTGGGTCGCGGGCGTCATATTTCTCGCTTCACCCGTCGTGGTCTCCGTCGGTTGGTTGATCATGACCTGGGCATGCCTCGATGAGTGAGCAAAACCCTGGCCTTCATGCGAGCATCCGGCACATCACTAGGCCGCCCCGCATCGCGCGGCTCCCGCTCAGCGCGAGAGGCTATCCGGTCCCGTGGTTCGTCGCTTGGATCGAAGGCGTGCCCGATTTCCGGGTGATCCGCCACGGCGCGGTGACCGAGGCGATCCGCAGGTCGCGTTGCTGGATCTGCGGCGAGGAGCGCGGCCGATACCAGGCCTTCGTCGTCGGGCCGATGTGTGTGGTCAACCGGATCAGCTCGGAGCCGCCGTCGCACCGTGAGTGCGCCGAATACGCGGCCCGTGCCTGCCCGTTCCTGACGCGCCCGCACATGGCGCGTCGCGAAACCGGCCTGCCGTCTTCAATCGTCCAGCCTGCCGGAATACCCATCGACCGTAATCCCGGCGTGGCCGTGCTCTATGTGACCCGAGGGTTCGTCATTGCGCGCGCGCCCCGCACGGGAGGCCCAGACGGAATGCTGTTTCGCATGCAGGAGCCGACCGAGGTGCTCTGGTATCGCGAGGGTCGGACAGCGACCCGCGCCGAGGCGATGCACAGCATGAGCACTGGTGTGTTGGAGTTACAGCGGATCGCCGAACAGGAAGGTCCGGAAGCCATGGCGGAGCTGGCGCAGTCGACCCTGAGCGCAGTCAAGCATTTGCCTCAGGTGCAGCCGTGACGCAGCCGGCCGATGAAATCGAGCGGCTGCGCATCGATCTTGAGATATCGACCGAACTGCTGGCAATGGCGCAGGCCAAGATGGCCAGTTTCCGTGCCGCAATTTTTCTGGCGCGCAATCAGATCGCAGAGGCGCGTGACGTTCTGGTCGACAGCGTCTCGCTCGGGGGAAAATTGGATTTAAGCGGTCCGGGCGAAGCCGGCCTGATGAAGAAATACGACGACATCCTTGCCGCGCTTGATCGGGTCATCGCTGGATGACCGCGATCCCTGCCATCACGATCTGGCAGCCCTGGGCGTCGCTGATCGCCGCGGCGGCCAAACCCTACGAGTTTCGCAAGTGGGCGGCGCCACGCAGCATGCGCGGGCGGCGCATCGCCATTCACGCCGGCGCCAGGGCTGTGAAGCGCGGGGAGCTGCAGGAACTGATCTACAAGCTGCAGTCGCCCTTTTGGCGCGAGACAGGGCTGGTGCGCGAGATCGCGCTGCCGCTGGTCGAGCAGTTCATCCAGGCGCCGAAATCGTTGCCGCTGTCCTCCGTGCTCTGCACCGCGGTTCTCGGCCAGCCAATCAAGGGCGCCGAACTCGCCGCGCAGCTGGGCATCGATTACCTCAACGACAGCGAGCGCGACGAGCACAGCAACTGGGGCTGGCCGCTCAGCGACATCGAGGTGCTGCAGCCATTCGTTCCGGCCGGCGGCGCGCAGGGGTTCTGGACATGGAAGGAAGAGCGGGCATGATACGTTGTGGCAGGTTTCGGATTGATCACTCGCTCGTCTATGATGATCCGGAGTTGGTAAGGACTATACTGCGCGATTGTATCGTCGTGCGAGCCGAGTCTTTGTATTTTCCGCGATGCATAGAATATATGGCGCTGCACCCTGCTTTTGATGAAATAAAGCCCGGCGATATTACTCCGACGTACGTCTGCGAGATGACGCGTCACGCGGACGCCTCGCTCACGACGCGGTGGATACGCCAGCCGTGAGCAAGGTTCAGGGCGTCGTGGCCATTTTCACCGACGAAAATGGCCACGTCATCGCATCGGTTAACGATTTCGATCGCAGCGGTTACGGAGGGTGCAAGCTGGTCGAAGCGCAGAGGATGCGCGCGGAGCGCATGCTCGCCTACGCGGTGGTGAACGCCTACTGCAGCCCCAGGCTGGTTCGTGCGATCGAAGATTACCAGGCGCAACACATCGTGCGCCGCCTGATCACCGATCACGGCTGCAAGCGCACCATTGTCGAGATCGGGTATGGGACCGAGGATTCATGATCGGTCCCGGCGCACAGAACGGCCGAGAACGGATACGGATCAAGATCGATCTTCCTCATCCTGCTTCGCGGCGGCAAGATTTCGATCCAGCAGGCCAAGGCGCGCGCCGAACTGGCGAGGCAGGCGCTGCGCTCGGCCAGCCTCGTCGTCGCGGTCAACAAGCAGCTGGAGGGTCGTGCCATACCCGCATCACCCGACCCAAAGCCCCGCACCAAAAGGAGGCATCTATGAGCCAAAGCCACGAGCAGGCGCTGGCCGACCAGGCACACGAGGACCGGGAGGCGTTTTATAAGCTTCGCGCCGCGTTCCGAGAGTGCGTCGACGGTCAGAGCGTGCTCGTCACGCTCAGTGCGCTGTCCGAGACGCTTCTCGACGTGATCGTCGATAACGCGCCGTCGTCCGGCGACGCCGTAGCGCTGTTTCAGCGCTTCTCGACGGGCATGAGCATGTCGATGAGCCGCCGCCTCGACGGGATGCGGTCCCGTGCTCCAAACGACGAACCGGTGCATGGCGCATGATAGAACCGACGCCGGAAATGGATGCGGCCTTGAAAGCGGCCAACGCGCTGGATCGGGCCGAGGCCGTCTCGTTGCAGATGGCAGCGCGCGCTCGGCGACATCCTGCTGTGGACCTTATACGAAAACCCCAGCGACTTCCCGAAAAAATATGTGATCCGTCCGCATTCGATGTACGGCCAATGCGGTCTTCTGTTCCAAATCGTCGCGGACACGAGGGAGGAGGCCGAAAGCCATCTTCCGCCGGGCCTGACGTGGATCGAACGAAACGCGGCCGACGAAACGCACATCCTCGGGGTATGGCTGTGACTGCCCCGCAAGCGACTCTGGCGCTCGAAAAGGCGACGCACGATCCGGGCGGCAAGGCGAAGCCGCCCTGGCCGAAGGGTTCTGAGATCTCGGCCATCATGTCGGATTGCGGCCTGTATCGCTACGAACTGGCCGAGATCTGGGATCGCAGCCGGCCGTTCGTGATGTTCGTCATGATGAACCCCTCTGTGGCGACGATCGGCCATGCCGACCCAACGCTTATCAAGACCGGCGCCTACGCGCGCCGATGGGGCTATGGCGGTCAGCTAATCGGCAACGTCCATGCCTACCGGGCCACCGATCCGAGGCAGCTCCTCGATGCCGCCGACCCTGTCGGTCCCGAGAACGACAGGGCGATGCTGCACATGGCGAGCTACGCCAAAATCGTGGTGCTGGCGTTCGGCCTTCCGCCGAAGCCGCTGCGGCCTCGGGCGACGCGCATCTTACAGCTGCTGCGCGGCGCCGGCGCGACCTTGACCTTTCTGCGGCTGACCAAGGACGGCATCCCGGGCCATCCGCTCTACCTGCCCGGCAACCTCACACCGCAGCCCTACACCCGATGAACCACATGCCTGCCGAGCCGACCGGACCGATCTGCCCGTATTGCAGGCGCCCTGCGGTCTATCAGCCGGAGCCTGGCGCCCATACCACCAAGCGGTTCGACGCGATCTGGATCTGCGTCCCGTGTGATGCGTGGGTCGGATGCAGGAGCGGGACGCTCGGCCCGCTCGCCGGCCAGCTCGGCATCGCGCCGCGGGATTGCCGCGTCACGCTGCTCAGCGGCGGACAGCTCGTGCGTGCCCAGGAGCTGTGTCATCAGGAGCTGAGCAGGCCGAGATGACGCGTTCCGACGCGACATGGATCCCGGGTTGGCTGCGCTACCTGAGCCGGGAAGAGGCGGCGCGCTATCTCGGCGTCTCCGAGACGACCTTCGACGAGGAGGTTCGGGATGGCCTATGGCCGCCCCCGCGCCGCCGGGGCCGCAAGGCGGGTCGCGCCACCTGGGATCGCCTCGCATTGGACGCGCAGGCCGATCGGGACTCAGGACTCGCCGCACCAGCCGTCGGCGTGTCAGGGGACGCTGCACCAACGTCTCCGGCTATGACGTGTGGCCCGAAAGCGTGATGCAACGGTCCGCGCGGCGCCGGCCGCGCCGATCCGGCGGCCGTTCGCGCCACCGCCCGACGTAGAGCGTCACGACGTCGGCCACGAGGCGCGCGTGACTAGGTCGGCACTCGACCATGGCCACTTGCCCTGCTGCGCCGCGCAGCCGGGCGAGCACCAAGCCTGGATCGTCCCGTCACCGGGCAGAGCGAAGATCGCGCCCTCACGGTCGGCCAGCGGCGCGCCGCAGCACTCGCAACTTATCTCTTCGATCTTGACCGGGCCGTGGTTGTCGTTCGCCGCCATGGCGCGCTCCGCCTGTGATGTGCACTGAATGTCATTCTTATCTTGCGCACGACGCAATAACACATTTGAATGTGGCCGCCCGACGGACCGAGGAGATTGGACGAATGAGCGAGACAGAGACTGAAAATGCCGGCGCATTGTATCCGCTCCCGACGGAGCCCAGGGCGAGGCTGGAAGCAATTCTCGCCCAAATGAAACCGCCGCGTTTCTCCGAAATGACGGTTTCCGATCTGATGCAACACGGGATGTATGCGACCTCGGCGCTCGCCATCGCCGTCAAGCTTCTGAACGATGCCGACGCCGCCACCCAGCAGGCGAAACTGCTGCAAACGGCGGTCGAACAGATACCTGGCAGTCTTCGCGCGCAGCTCGCCGCCGCTCAAGATCGGCTGATGCCGTCCGTCAAGATCTCGGAGATGACGGCGTCGCAGATCATGATGGAGGCGCACACCCTCCGCGTGGCCATCGAGATCGCCGGCCGCCTCATCGCCGAACTCGACGCGAATCCCACCGACGAGGGCATCGGGGAAGACCTAAGCGATTAGGAGCGTCACAAAATGACCGACATACCTGGGACCTCGGACCAGTGGGGCCGCGTCGAGATCATGGGTCACCGCACCCATTACGGCCGGATCAGCGAGGTGCAGCGGTTCGGCGCGACGATGCTGCAGATCGAGATTCCCGGCGCGGAGCCGGACAGCTTCGAGGTGCTCTACTATGCAGGGTCGGCGATCTTCGGGATCAGGCCGTGCGACGAAGAGACCGCTCGTAAGGGCGCCGAGATGCTGCGGCCGCGGGTCTATGCGAGGCCAGCGCCAGCGCTTATCGAGGCCGAGACGCAAGTCGAAGACGAACCCGACGAGGACGAGACCGATGCCGCGTGTTTTCTCCCAGCTTGGCGGTTGCGGGAGGAGAATGAGCGGTTGCGTGGGGTGCTCGCCGGTGTCCGTGTTGTGTTCAAGGACTGTTACGACGTGTGCTTTGACAGCATGACGGTAGGGGGTGTTCGCTCGACGGCCGAGCCCGATGATAACGAGTGGCTGACGGAGTATGAAACGGCGCTCGCGAAAATCGACGCGGCGCTTAATCAGGGCGTGCAAGATGCGCAATAAATACCCCGGCACCTGCTACCGCTGCGGCGAACCCGTCGCGGCCGGCGAAGGCCATTTTGAGCGCCACACGACGGCGACCGGAAAGTGGCGCACGCAGCATGCGGATTGCGCGATCCGGTGGCGGGGATTGCCGGCGCCGTCGCAGGAGGAAGCCAAGGCCGCGCGGGCCGCGAAGCAGGAGCGTAGGGCATGAGCACCCCCAAACCACCGCCCGACCCCGCATCCGCCCTGTTCCACCTCCGCGCCATTATCCTCCGCCTGTCGCACGAAATCGACAGCATCGCCGAGTTGCCCGCGCGCGACATGCGCAAGCACTTGGCGGGGATGGGCGACCGAATGCGGGCGCTTGTTGCCAGCGCGCAGGTAAAAGAGGAGCGCGAGGAATGACCCCCGGACCCGTCAGCGACAGCTACAACGGCCCACCAGACGATGGTCCGTACGTGCCGTCGTGGTGCTATCCGAAGGGCCCGCGCATGTGCCCGTGCGGACACCATGAGGGTTATCACAACAGCGGCGACGAATGCTTGTTGGCGTCTATCTGCGGGTGCCAGGGCTTGCCGTCGGAGTGCAGAACCCTTCTTGACGAAGAAGGAAGTTGGGAATGATCAAGAAGGCAATCGCCGGCTGGAACGTTGCTCCCGGCGCACCGGTTGGCTGGCGTCCCGAGGTGCATGGTGACTGCGGCGCGCTGCCGATCCGCGTTCTTCCCTACGCGGACGGCGGCCTGTGCTGCGAGAGCGCCTGGGAACCGACACCGCAGGAGCTGGAGATGCTGAACGCGGGCGGCCAGATCGTGCTGCGCGTCATCGGCTGGCAGGTGCCCGTTGCGCTCTATGTTGAGCCGCCACCGAAGGAAGGTGAATAAATGCGCTCGAGCCGTCCCAGCTACGCCACCAAGAGCGGACGCCTCACACCCGAGGAGCGCGATTTGATCGCCAAGCTGAGCGCGAGCCGGCGGACGTGCGGCCAGATCGCGATGCGCCTCCAGCGCCATCCATCGACGATCTATTGCTACATGGTGACGCACGATCTGCGCGCCGTCGGCGACCGCGGCGGCCGGGCGCCGTACCTGCGCAAGGGTCAGCCGGTGTCCTTTTTCACGCCGTCCGAGGACCACCTGATCTTGTCGCTGCACAACGAGCGCCTCCCGCGGCACGAGATCGCGTCGGTGATCACCGAGCGGTTCGGCCACCGGACCAGCGCAAGGGTGATCGGCACGCGCCTTCGAATGCTGGCGACGCGGGCCGCGCTGGGTTCGGAGCAGTCCGCGTGCCGGTGATCCATGTCACCGAGGCGGATTACCGCGCCCTGGCCGCCGCGGCGACGCAGGCACAGCGCACCGGCGATCGCGAGCGCGCCGAGCAGCTGGACCGCCTCGCGCGAATGGCCAATGCCTCGCTTACGGCGTCGAGCCTCGGCGTACGACTGGCACGAGAGGTCTGCGGCGCGCGGTCACGGATCAGCTGGCGCGACATGCCCAGCGCCATCGAGGAGGTTTGAAATTGGACGAGCGAATCGGCGTGATCTTGGACGAGAGTGTCGATCCCACTCCGTGGATGGAGCGATACCCCTCTTGCGAGATTATCCGGCCGCTCAGCGCCGTCACTGGCTGGCGGTTCTCCCGGGTCATCTATGTCCCGGTCGGGGCAATCCTCTACAACGGCCGAATCGACCTTTGGTTTCGCTTCGTTGTCGCGCCGCATGTAGTCGGCGGCAGGATCGAGATCGAGGCGGCGTCCCCCTACGGACAAGACGCGCGAGCCGCGCACCGAGCCGCCCAAGGCTTGGCAGAAGCACGCCTACCACTGGCTCTGCCACGAGCGGAGCTGCCGCCCGAGCGCGGCCCAATGGATGAACGGGCATTGGATCTGTGTCGGCGAGCGCGATCCCGTCAAGCCGGAGGAAATGTGCCGCCGCGGCTGGGATTGGTTCGCCCCAGCCATCGCACCGCCGCATCCGATGCACGATCCGGATCTGGTCTGATGAAGCAGACCGACCTGGGGTTCCAGGTCACGACGATCATAGACGGCAGCTTCAAGCGCACGGTAGCGAGGTTCACCTGCCGCGCCTGTCCGTCGTCGATCGACATGACAGTCACGTCGGGCAAGCCACTTGATCCTGAGGGGCTGGCGAAGCGCGCGATGCGCCATGGCTGGCTGACCCGGCCTTTTCAGTCTTCGCGCACCTACTGCCCCCGATGCGCCGGGAAGAAACGCGACACGCACGACCCAGACAGCGAACTGAAGAAGGTGAGCCGATCGCAACCGCGCCGAAGGATGGGCGCCGACTGCTGGTCGTGTGGCATGGCGAAGTCCAGATCGCATCATGGAAGATTGGCTACGACTGGATGAACTGGGACCACAGCGAACCAGACCTGTCTGACCGCTACGTCACGCATTGGAGGCCGCTGCCCTCACCTCCAATCTCTCAAGAAGGAGACAAGACATGAACGGTCGTATCTTTGCGCTGGGCGGCGCGCTGTTGTTCGCCGCCGGCGCGGCCGACGCGGCCTGGTGGCCAAGCCAGCCTGCGCCAGCCCAGCCTGTCAATTTGCCACCGCAGGGTGCGGTGTCGACGCCTGCGGCCGATGAACAGCAGCGGCGTGACAAACTCACCGAGCACGCGCGCGCACTCGTCCCGCTCGTGGTGAGGCAGCAGGCCGGCCGTCTCGCGAAATTCCAGGCGGATCACCAGAAGGACGTGGACGCCTTCCATTTCAGGTGTGAGCGCTATGGAGATTTCCTGTCCGTGTTCGCCGAGACTCGCGGCGGCGGGAAAATCATCGAGGCGATCAATCTCAACCTAAATTCGCCGATCAGCCTGGCGAATGGACATGCGCCAGACCTCAACGGCAAAGCAACCTTTGGCACCGCCCGAGGACAGGACCGAGACGAAAAGGGCTGGCACGACATCGTCACAATCGAAGGCGCCGCCGATCTGCCTGAGAGCGACACCGCATCGGTGCGATCATACGATCACGACGACCGCAGCCTTCCGGTCACGGTCGAAGGAATCGCAAGATCGGCGGAAAACGACATTGTCACGTTCGGTCAGGACGTTATGCAGCCGACAAGCATGTCCTCGATGTCGAGTTGGTTGCAGCCATCCATGACAGTGTTCAGCGGTTCGAGCGGGAGCGGTTATTGGATCATGTCGCCTTATGCGCACAAGGTCGAGATATCCGTTCCCGCCGGCCTTGGCGCCCATGTGTTTCAGCAGATCCTGGACTGCATGCTGCCCACCGGCACGCCGCCTTCTGCGCCAGCTGAGCCCTCAGTCCCGTGAAACGCCTCGTCCCGCTCACCAGCGAAAAGCACGACCAGGTCTGCGACAAGCTCCGCGACATGTCGGAGGCCATGACGGACATCGCCAACACCATCGGGGCCGCCTATGGCGCCGGATGGTGCGACAAGGCAGGCGCGATCCGTCGCGCGCTGGAGCGGCTGGAATTTCAGATCGCGGATCACCCGAAACATCGGAAGGCATCGCGGTGAAAGAGCCAATGACGGCACCGACCCTCAGAGATGCCGAGCATTTCCCTCCCAGCGCAATACGCGACGCCGCGTGGCAATGGTTCGCCCGCCAGTGGGAGCTGCCTGAGCGGTTTCGCCTCTACCTGCTCGGGCACACGCTGAGACGACGCCTTCGGAGCGGCCGCTAAGCCTTCAGCTCGGCGTTCCAGTACAGCCAGCTGCCGTAGTCGGCTCGCGTCTCCGCATCGAGGAATTCCAGGCCGGCCCTCAGCAGCTCCGCGGTCGTGGGCTGGCGCGGCGCCTTGAGCGGCCGCATCGCCCCGTTCGACCCTGCGCGGCCCTTGCGCCCGCTGTAATTGGCGGGCCGGTCCCGCTTCGCCGCGTTGCACCTCACGCAGCAGCTCAGGATGTTCTCCCAGGTCGTCGTGCCGCCGGCCGCCCGAGGGATGACATGGTCGAACGTCAGCTCCTGCCCCGGGAAGGCCTCGCCGCAGTACTGGCAGCGGTAGCGGTCGCGCAGCAGGATCGAACGTCGGCAGAACTTCGGCGCCGCGTCGATCGGGGCATATTGGCGCAGCGCGATCACCTTCGGCACGCGCACCTCGATCGAGGGCGAGCGGAACACCGCGTCCCATTCCTCCAGCACCGCTGCCGTGTCGCTGAGCACTGCGGTGATCCCGTCGCGCGCCGGCACGAGGCTCAGCGGCCATGTGGCCAGCGGGCGGAAATCAGCGTTCAGCACGAGGGTGCGAAGGGCGGTAGCACTGGACATGGGAGCCTCATAGCAGTTGGTGCCGTTCTCCTAAACATAGACAAATATTCCATGCATAGGTTCCTGCTTCACGGCGGGCAGTTTCGCCTTGATCGCGAGATCAAGGCCAGAGCGTCCCGCTCCACAGGCTGTAGCCGCCGAACTGGCGGCCATATTCGCGAGGTTGATGGCGGCGTTGTGGTCCCGGTCATGAACCACGCCGCAGCCGCCGCACGTCCATTCCCGATCCGAAAGCGTCAAGCCGGTATGGATGTGGCCGCAGTCGGAACAGGTTTTGCTGGACGGATACCACTGGTTCGCCACGACGATACGAGCGCCTTGCATCGCGGCCTTGTATTCGATCTGCCTACGAAACTCGAACATGCCGACATCGGCGACGGCACGCGAGAGTTTGCCGTTTGCCATCATGCCGCGCACGTTCAGGTCTTCGATGCCGATCACATCAAACTGCTCCACGATCCGCGTGGTGGCCTTGTGCAGCGCGTCTTGCCGGACGTTGGCAATCCGTGCGTGCAGCCGTGCCAGCCTCGCCGCCGATTTGCGCCGGTTGGCCGAGCCTTTGACCTTGCGACTATGGGCACGGCTGCGTCTGCGCAGCGTCTTGAGGTTCCGGCGCAGCGCCTTGGGGCCTTCGATGGTAGTCCCGTTGCTCAGTGTCGCGAGAGCTTTCACGCCCAAATCAACGCCGCCTGCCGTTTGGGTTTCACGAACAGGCGGCGTGTGATTGACTTCGACGCTCAGGCTGACGAACCAGCGATCCGCCGTGCGCGACACGATAGCGGACTTGATCCTGCCGTCGAAGCGGACAGCTTCGCGCATCTTCACCCAACCGATGACCGGAAGTTTGATACGCTTGCCGTCCACCTCAACAGCGTTCGGATGCAGCTTGTCCGGGCCGGGATCAGCCCGAAAACTGTCGTGGGATACTCCTTTTTTCTTGAAGCGGGGATATTTGGCGCGGCCATCAAAGAAGTTCTTAAAGGCCGCGCCAAGGTTCTTGATGGCCTGCTGCGGCGCGTTCTTCGTCACCTCCAGCATCCACGGAAAGGCGTCTTCTTTCAGCGCGTTCAACTCGCGTCGCAGGGAGGCTTCTGATGGCTTCGGGCCGCACTGGTATTCCTTCCACAGCGCATACTCTTCTTGCCATCGGCCGAGCGCCCAATTCCATGCAAACCGAGCCGTGCCAGCCGCGCGGGCAAAATAGACCGCCTGCTCCGGTGCCGGATCGAGTGCGATCTTATGGGAGAGGATCATGCTGCGTCGTCCTCGGTCGCCGAGCCAGCCGCAGCGAGGGCTTTCGCCGCCCGGTTCTTGGCGGCGCGGCGACCGTAAAGACGTGCGCAGAACGACGTGAGGACATCAACCATGTCCTGCACCAGATCATCCTTCATCTCGGTCTGATCCACCACGACAACCTTGCGACCGGAGGCCGACATCGCAGCTTCGATGTATTCGGAACCGAACCGGGCGAGCCTGTCGCGGTGTTCCACGACAACCGTATGGACAGACGGATCAGCCAACAGGCGCATTACCTTGACGCGGTGTCCATTCAGGCCGGAACCAATCTCAGACACCGAGCGCACGACGGTCATCTGCTCCCGCGAAGCATACTCGGCCAATCGTCCAAGCTGGCGTTCGAGATCACCTTTTTGATCGGCACTGGACACGCGAGCGTAGAGCGCCACGGTCGTTATGGCGGGCGCTTGCGGCGGGTGGACAAGCACTGTGCCGGTCGCAAGCTGTTCCGCAGGAACCGGCAACGCCCCAGCGCGCCACATGCGCCACGCGGTCTTGTAGGTCAGTCCGTTCGCTTTTGCCCATACCGACAGCTTCATAGGAATAGTATAAAACGTCCCTTATGGGCATGAAAGGGTATATTTTATGGAACAGCTTTTAACCCCCGTCTTGCTGTTTGTAGGACAGCCGTGCGCGCGGCACACTCGTCGCCCTCAGTGCGGCAGGACTCGAACCTGCATGATCCAGTACCCAAAACTGGCGGTCAGCCTTTGACCCACGCACTGATAATGCCCTCGGGCGGGATCGAACCGCCGCACCCCGGTTTAGGAAACCAGGCGCCGTCCATCGGCGAGGGCAAATCTCGCGGTCCCCGATGGGAACCGGCCTGCCTTGCGACAGGTCTTGCAAGCCCGGCGCGGCCGAGGCCGTGGAGCGGGAACGTGGCGCACGCGACGGGTGCCGCCCCCGCCTGATCCTGCTCGACAGGCAGGTGCAATCGCTGGATTGCTACGCGTGCAGATGGAGGACGCGGAGGGGATCGAACCCGTCCAAGTGACCCGGGTTAAAAATCCGGCGCCAGCACCAGCCGGCTACGCGTCCATGATGGTCCTGGCAGATGGGGTCGAACCATCATCTCGCGGTTATCAGCCGCGTGCTCTGAGCCGTTGAGCTATGCCAGGGATGTGGTGGGCGGCGGAAGGAGTTGAACCTCTCGACCGAAGTCGATGCGTTTACAGCGCACCTGCCGGACCCGCCGGCTTTCGCCACCCATTCTGGAGCCCCGACCCGGTGTTGATCCGGGGTCTGCGCGATACCAACGCGCTGCACTACCGTTGTGCTATCGGGGCAATCTGGCGGAGCGGCAGGGAGTCGAACCCTACCCCGTGAGGGGCCATCGGCTTAGCAGGCCGCGCCAGGCGCCTGCCCGGTTGCGCACTCCGTGTGGTCCGGCCTGCTCCTCCAACCAACCCGCCTTGGGAGGATCTACGCGACCTTGCGGTTTCGCTTGCGCTCATCAGGCGACTTCGCAACGGAAGTGGCGGGCTTGAGTCCCCAACTCTACCGGACCTGGGGGACGTGGGCATCGTGGCCCTTTCGGGCGAACTGAGTGATCGAATGCAATCATGCTATCATGACTGCATGACGTGGTTACATCATAACAGCACTGCGTAGCTACGTAACTGCGTCGTCATGGGCGACTCGCCGGGCGCACGTCTCGCAGCCTCGTGCGCCCGGCTCGTTCCACCAGCACGAAGTCACCCCGCCGCCCGGAAGGGTCTTCGCGCCCACGTCCGCGGCTGCGAACCGGCGCGGGAGCTAGTGCTGGCAGATCGCGAGCGTCCAGGCCGCAGTCCCCTATCAGGAGAACCATATCCTGGCTTTGCCGGCCTGCCCCATGGCGGAGCAACGCTCTCGCGGCGGAAGGCCGGCGTGTCGATCGCCACACCCGCAAGGGTGCCATCTCGCTTCGAACGAGCGCCGGGAGCCGTCCCGGTTGACCTTCCATCTGGCGGAGAGCGGGTGCGCACGATGCCCACACCTCGCGGTGCCATCCGTTTTCAAAACGGCGCCGGCGCCCTGGCCGGTTCACTCTCCAAACTGGCGGATGGCCGAGCACTCGAAGCCCACGCCCCGAGGGGCGCCATCCCGCTTCCAACGGGCGCCCGGCGCCTGCCGGGGTGACCATCCAAGGCGGCATCGCCCGTGCGGGTGCCGACCCCGCACCTCTCGGTTGAGAACCGAGCGTCCAGGCCGCTAGACGAACGGGCGTTATCTGGTTCCGGGCCAAGGTATCGAACCTCCTGCCGCGAGCTTCAAAGACTCGTGTCCCCACCTGGAAACGTTAGGCGAGCCCGGATCGAAACTGGATCCCCACCGTGGACTTGAACCACGATTGCGGCGTTCAGAGCGCCGTTTCCTGCCGTTGGAAGAATGGGGAGCAATGGTGCCGGCTGAGAGATTCGAACTCCCGACCTTCGGTTCACAAAACCGCTGCACTTCCGCTGTGCTAAGCCGGCATGATGGGTGGCCGGAGGGGATCGAACCCTCACCTTCTCCTTCACAGAGAGCCATGCAGCCCACTACAACACGGCCACCATGGACCACCGCCGACGAATTGAACGCCGTGTATTTCCGTTTGCAGCGGAACGCCTCTGCCGTCTGGCTCGCGGTGGATGGCAGGAGAGGCAGGAGTCGAACCTGCGCCGGAGGTTTTGGAGACCCAGATGCTACCGTAACACTTCTCTCCCAAAGCGATTGGCTCCCTACCCAGGATTCGAACCCGGAGCATCCGCGTTAACAGCGCGGCCCCTGTGCCAATCAGAGTCGTAGGGATTGGAGCGGCGCACGGGAATCGAACCCGTCTCATCGGCTTGGAAGGCCGAGGCAATCCCCAGATTACGAGCGCCGCAAAGCGATGGTGCCGAGCCGCGGGATCGAACCGCATTCTCCTGTTCTTCAAACAGGCGTGAGGACCACCTTCACCAGCTCGGCATGGTAGCGGGGGACGGAGTCGAACCGTCTGCCCTCGGCTTATGAGACCAAGTGGGATCCCATCCTCCCCGCTATCGATAGTCGTCCAGGGTTTCGAGCCCTGCCGTTGCAGCCTGTCCGGCCGCTCTCCAGGGCTTATAAAGCCCCGCTGCTCACCAGAGCCGACGACCACGAAATTGGAGCGGCCAGAGGGAATCGAACCCTCACCTGCTCGTTGGCAACGAGCTGCTCAACCCACTGAGCTATGACCGCATTGGTGGAGGCGCCGAGAGTCGAACTCGGAGAACCGGTTTGCAGAACCAGCCAGACGGCCGCGTCACGCCCCCACAGAAATCTAGTGCTACCTGGCCGCGACGTGCGGCTCTAGACCCCGGGCTTCCGCGGGATTGCCATGTCGACAGACCAATAAAAAAGCCTCCGCGGGGTGACCCGGGAGGCTCTGGCTTTCGCCACCGTCAGGATGTGGTGTTCCCGACTAGAGCCGTCCCTCCACGCACGTACCGTTATCCTGTGCCGGGTTTTGCCCGAACGACCGGATGCTGGCTTCGCGGACGCGATATGAGGAACAGGGTGTCATGGCTGAGCCAAGCGTTACGCCTTTGCCGCGCCGCGCCGCAAGAGGAATTTTTCGTTGCACGAAAAAATCTGATCGGCATAGTGCGCCTCCACAAGGCCCCTTAATTACAAACCCCCGCCTGGATCGCTCCAGGCGGGGGTTTCGCTTTTCGTCGAGCGATCAGCTCGTGATCGTCGCGCCGGGCGGCGGGGGCGCTGGGGATGCGGTCGGCACGGTCGGATTGGCCGGCGCTTCGTTCGCGGCAGGGCTCGCCTGTGACGCGGTCGGCGTCGATGTGCCCGAGGCGGACTGCGGCGCCACGAACGGCGTCTGCGACGTCTCGGGCGGCGTGTTCGGCGACGGCAGCGCCGCGGTGGGCGGCGTTTGCAGCGGCGATGGCGCCGGTCCGCCCATCGCCTGGGTCGGGGCGTCGGTCAGGCTCGCGTTGTGCGCCGGCAGGTACGGGCCGCCGGTCTCGCGCTGGATCGCCGTCGTCGTGGTCGGCGGCTTCGTCGGATCATACGGCTCGACGATCTGCGGCTGCGGGTTGGGCAGCATGTCCGTCTCGACCTCGTCGGGCCAGAGCCAATGGCTGTTGCCCGAGGTGTTCTCGACGCCCTCGGCCAGCTCGGGTTCGTGACTCACCGACGTCCTGACGAAATTGTCGGCCGCGTCGAAGAAGACGTGCAGGTTCACGCACTCCGGCGTGTAGACCCGCGTGATGATGGCGGCATGGACGCGGGCCTCGCTGCTGCCCCGCGGCAACGCGTCGTATTCGCGGCTTCCCATGCGGTAGACGACGCAATCGGCGACACGCGGGGTGCGGGCGTGACCCATGGCGATGTGCTCCTGGTGTGTTGAGAGGAAACGGCGGAGATTGCGCCGGGTTCAGTGGGCCGGAGGGATGGAGGCGGCAGCGCTCGCGACGCTCACGGCCGCCGCGGCATCCGCGCTCGTGAAGACGATCGGCGGCGCGGCGGGCCCGTAGGGGATCGAGCTGGGCGTCGAGGGATCAGCGTCCAGCGCGCGTCCGAGCAGGCCGATCAGCGTGTGGGCCACGCCCTCGTTGGTCAGGCCGACGGCGGCAGCTTCGTCGGCGGCGTGATCGAGAACATAGTTGGCCACGGACAGAATGGTCGGGTTGGCGACGTGGATCTCGGGCACCGTCATGATCCCGTTGCGCAGCGCGACCGTCAGCATGCCGACGCCAGTGTCGAGGACGCTGTCGAGCTTGGCCTGCTGCGCAGCCGAGATCTTGAGCTTGGTGTGGGCGCGCAGCCACGACACGCCGAACGCCACGACCGTCGGCACTGTGGGCACGAGGACTGCGGCGAGGAACGCGACGGCCCAGTCGAGGAACGACTGGACGTGCAGCAAAGGGGTTGGATCGGGGGACACGGGCTCGCTCCGGTGATGAGGTGGCCCGTCTCTTCCCGGTTGGTTGCCGCGGCTACGCGGCCATGTCCAGAGCGGCGTCCAGGCGCGACCAGAGCCGGCTGGTCCAGCCGTTCCCGTACACCGACCATTTCCGCATCGCCTTGTAGGCGGCGAGCTGGGCGTCGGCCTGCGCCGCGGCGACGACGAAGCTGCGGTCGTTGCGCGCCATGATGGCGGCCATGGTGCGCGAGCCGACTAGGCCGTCGACGTCGATGCCGAGATGGGCCTGCACCTTCCGCGCCGCGTCCGGAGAAAGACGAAGCGCCAGCGCCTGCGCGTCGGCCGCGCCGATCGCCGCGACGGTATGGTCGCCGGCCCAGCCGT